GCTCCCTGCCGAAATCAGCTACCTTTATGCGGTCATTGCTTCTGATTTCCCACATATAGCCGCTCTTGGTCGATATGTAATCCGTTTTGTTTGCAAAAACTCTCATACTCCCCAAACTGCCTATCAAACAACTCCTTAACCTCTGATAATTCCTCTTTCATTGCAGCAATGGCATTTTCGTCATGCAGAGTTTTGATAGCGTGTTTAATGTTATACATACGCTTCTTTGTATCTCTGATTTTTCTCTCTATTGCCCGTTGTTTCTGGAATAGGTCGTATTTCTGTTTGTTTTCCTTGCTGTCATAGTCCTTGTATAGATTGCTATTTCCGGGATAATGCATGTGGATTGTATGTCTGCAATTTGCACCACACAACCCCTCAACTGTGCCATACCCGGTAACTACCACCAAATCAGGATATTTTTTTTGCTTTCTGAATTTCTGAAAAAATTCTTTTACTTTCCCAAAGAAATTCTTTTTTGGTTCTTTATACCCCACCTTTTTCAATAAGGAATCAGATATAGAATATATTTTCCCTTGCCAACTCTGATGATTGGCTGGCTCGTCATGGTCCGTATACCTCGCCCCTATATGGCTGCTGACAAGAACTGTCCTCAATCCTGCATTTGCGCATTCTGTCAGCGTGATTTCTGCATTAGCTTGATTGATTCCAGTCAGTACGCACATCCTTACAGCAGATTCTATGGTTATTTTCCGTCCACTTTTATAAATAACATGGGTCCCATACTTTGACACCTCGCTGATTGCTTCCCTTATTGCAGTATTTTTATCAATTCCATGCGTAGCTTTCCACCATGCAGCATCACAGGACTTTAAAAACTGTTGGTTCATATCTGCCGCTGTAGTCTTTGTCAGATTTCGTATTTCTCCATTTGTCCTCTTATATGCCGCATCTAACAGTTTCTTTTCACTCTCCGTCAAATGTTCAAGGCGCGGGGCTTTACCAATAAAATCCTTTAATTCTTTGTTAGATTCCACCATTCCAGCAACAGATTTATTGATATCCTCGTTGATTTCATATCCGGCTTTCAAAAATGCTTCACGGATTGTCTTTTCAACACCCGGCAAACGTTTTCTGATTTCCTTTTCAATGTCGGATACCAATATGCCGGATTGCTCATTTAACAGCTTTAATCTTTGCACATTAGACGGAATAATTTTGATTTCTCCCTCTGATTCAAAGAGATTGACAATCGAATCAATCACTTTGTTTGTCAGATACATATTAAATTCCGTGGCGGCGGTATGACTGCTTTCTACCAATTCATTTAGATATTCTGGGGTAAACATCAGCTTTCTTCCTCGTCAGCCTTTAGAAATTCCTCTATCTGCTCTTTGCTCATGTTTTTGCACATATCCCAAACTTTATCAAAAACCGGATTAATCGCCTTTGCAAACCTATTGAGAATTGATTTTGTTTGTACTACCGACATTCCCATTGCTTCAATTTCTTTTTTCTGTTCCTCTGTAAATGCTAATACCATTCCCTACTCCTTTCTAAATCCATTTTTCGCCGCTTCAACAATCGCTTCTTTCTCATGTTCCGCTGTATATCTCGCCCAATCTCGCACCGCATCCGGATTCTGATAATGCAACAGGCGTGTAGTGGGTACTTTCTCCACTCCAGGACGGCTCCAATGTCCGTACTCTGGTTTGTAGAAAGAACCTTTTCCAGTAATTGGGTCTGCGTACATGATTCCTGTGTGCTGATAATGCCCATATGGTACGCCATTTGGATTATAAGCGTAAACTGTGCTTAAATCACCGTTTGTTTCGTTGAACTCCTTTATATCTGCCCTTAATGCGCCGCCATCTTCTCCTGGAACGTGTTGGAGCATTCGGGTAAGAAATTCATTGTGTAACGCCGCCTGTGCATTATCCAGCTTTTTTCCAAAACGTGTCATGTTGATATTTACGGATACGCCATCCTCATTAATATTGATATTCAGTTTCTTAAACAGATTTTTAAAATAATTTTTTCCGATAGCCACCGCATCACACCCTTTCAACATTCCCTATGTGCTGTCTGATTCTCATAAAATCACGCTTTCTACTCTTTTTCCTGATAAGCACTTATCTTCATCATAGAAATATCTTCTGCCCTGAAGAATATTTGTTCTTTTCCATCTTCTGACATAACAGCGTTTATATAACTACCTGCATACTTTTCTGGAACCAATTCTTTTGCGACATCAACACTTCCAGATTTACTTGTTTCATATACTCCTGTAAGTATTTGACCGTTTTTTAATCCAATAACTAATGTAAATTTATACATTTTCCTATTCCTCCCCAAACAATCCTTCTTTCGGCTCATTAAATCTGTCCCAAAAGCATCTTCTTCGCTTCATCTTTGCTTACCCCAATGGCTGCCGATATAAGATTTACAGCCTGTCCCTCTGTTATCATGCCAGAGGAATGTTGCGATATGATAGTAATAAGGCTTTGCGTTTGCGCGCCGTTCAGTCCCTTGCTTGCGCTTTCAGAATCGGATTCTTCATTTTTTTTGTAGAGGCATATACTCATCACCAAACAAGCCCTCTTGATTGCTTCCCATACTTTCCATTTGCGCTTCCGCCACAAGTGCCCTTGCTTCTTCCTCTGTATATCCTCTATGCAACACAAGCCACTTCCATTTAGGGATATATCCAGTATCTGCAAGCTGCTTATCCAGCAGGGCATCTTCTTCCTCGTTCTTTAAAAGGTCAGCAAAAGAGCAGAACAGCTCATAGTTCTCATTTTCTGTTGGTGCAACATCACCATTGATAACCAACATAGCATTGATAATATACGCTATGTCATGGATTGCCCCTGTGCGCCCTTCTCCGTTGGAATTAGGCTTGTCCAGTACATCACGGTAGGATAATGCTGTGTCGGCGGTTCTTTTCTGCGTCACCCTTACCTGCGTTGCCGTGGTTGCCTGTATGGATTGTCCGTCAAAAACAAAATAGCCAGGATCAAAGCCACATTTGAAACCTATGATAGAAAGATAGAAATTGATTCCCTCTTTCCGGCTCGTTATCTGCAACGTTGGCTGCCACTGCTCCACTGGTGAATTTCTATCGCTTAAATCTAATCCAGTTTTATCAATAAATTCTGGAAGCTCAATCCCATTTTGATTTGCATACATAATCGCGGACTGGTCTATCATCATCATTGGGGAAGAATTTTTCGTTTCTTTCCCAAGAGTTGACATTGCAATATCTAACGCTCTAAACTCCTCCATGCAGTTCGCAAAGCAAGGCGCTCCCATGGGACTGTCAGAATCGATGAAATTGTAAACCGGGCATTTTATGTACCTGAACAGCGGCTTTTCAAGATTCTCCGCCCAAAACTCCGGCTCAATGTCTGCCCATTTGGTCTGTGATAATGGTACCTCTCTGCCAATATCATCCTGATTATCAGATTGGAAAGCCTTAGTGGATACATGGTATATCTTTACTATTTCATTCTCCCCGGCTTCATTCTTCCTTGTGGATCCCTCGAACCTGTGCCACTCTGCCTTTGTATAGAATTTTTTCCCTTTGGAGTAGTAAGAGAAAAATATTGCTGCCTGGACTTCCTTGCTGCTGTCAAACTCTGTGACAAGGAACATATCCGGTCGTAGAAACTCAATGCCACTCCCATCCCATTTAGCCATTACGCCACCAAAGAAAACCATAGCATGAATATCATCTTGTGCGTTATGGAGAAAATACTTATCAATGATTTTCTGCATCTTTATCGGCATATCTCCGCTGCGGATCCCCTGCACCTTAATATCTATATTCTGCGTTATTAGCTTCGCCCATTCCTCGGCTATGGTGTTCCAAAATCCGATTGTACGCCCATCACTCTCTTTTACCCACGGCGGCCTGCCACTCTCCAACTGCTGCCACAGCTTAATGGCAGCATCCATCTCTGGCGACAGGTACGTTTCCACACCGAAAGCCTTTTCAGCGTCCGTTTTAAATAACATTCTTATCTTCTCCTTAAACCATGCGATTAAACCCATTATTCATCACCTATACAGTCAAGTATAAATTTATGCTTATATACATTCTCCAATTTGGAAATAGCTTTCATATGCCACAATAAAATATCTCCAAAGCAATCAGGATTAGTTTTGATAAGGCAAATTGTTTGCGTGTCAATTTCTTCAACTTTCCGCTTATTTCTTTCGTACAGACGTAAAATAGGCTCACTTTGAAGTCTGATTTTATGAATAGGTTTTCCGTCCTTTTCATATCTGATTGAATCACATGTCAACAAACTTTCATTCTTAGTAATTTCAATATCATCATGAGAAAGAGTTCTTTTTACATCTGTCATGCGCATTTTCCAAATAGAATCATCTATCATTTGCAACTGTTCTGAAAACTTCCCAAATCTCCCCATAGCATTATAAATCTGCTCTGTTGTTATTTATCCTTTTTGGCTGTCGTATAATTCACAAATAGCATTATATACAGATTCATCAAATTCAGAGAGATTCTTTCTATGCTTCTTTTTTATCTTTATTCCTTTTGGTGGATTATTAAAATCTATGCGTATATCCATTTCCCCATCTCCTAATCAAAATATTCTTTCAACTCCTGCCGCAATCCTTTCAAGGCTCATGGTATGGCTCTGGGAGGGGCATCCAAGCGATAGACACTTCATCTATTTGTGTTCCGTTGCAATTAAACCATACAAAATGGTTAATATCATAATCAAATATTCCTTGATGCACTCTGTTTCCGTCACTGACAATAAATCTGCAATCGCTTTTTATACATTCCTCTTTTGTTGGCAATCTATCCTTGCATGGAATCCACCCGCCGCAATCCTCCGCTGACCGCTCCATATCTGCCAGCTTTGCAGATAAGGCTTCTATGGTGTCGGCGGCTTGATAAAGAATATTAGCGGTTCCATATATCGCATCTCCACTTGCTTCATGTGCATAGGCGCACGCTTTAATCTCCTTTATCTGTTCACTAATGCTCATTCTGTCCATCCTCCAATCACAGTTTTTTCTCACATTTAATTGAACAATATTCGCACCTTGCTTTTGGACATGGAGCATTTGTATGTTTGCATGTAAACGCAACGACATTCTTTGGGACATGGCACTCCCTATTCTTTCTGTTTACACATAGAAATTTGTCACATATTTCCATTTCCCTATCCTCTCCTTACCACATTGGCAGATGCTTCAAATGCCTAACCCCTTATAACTGACATCATATATCCCAATTCTTTGTGAACATTCCTCACAACGCCCATTCTCTTTTTCTCGTGATTTTGAATCGCTCTCGCCCTTATGTTCCAATGTTCAACGGCTTCTTTTTCTGTGTCATACCACTTCTGCACATCATCAGCCGTCATACTCCCTTGCAGAACGTGGTATTCACCATCTTTTTCTGCCAAATAAGGCATTCCGTCAAATAAATGACAACGCTCTATCTTCAATATTCTTCCCCTTTCTACCACATAGCCATTTTAATATTTCCACCTCAACCGCCGCCGCAGGAATGTATAACATAAATAGCGTATCTGGTCGCATTGGTGGTCATTCTCCTTTATAACAGCATCTTCTGGACTTTCCATGTCCCAGGAATACAATCCCATTTCACTCATTACTGATTCGCAATCTTCGTAAAAGCTGATAATTCCTTTGTTTAGCATAGTTGTAACAACTCGTATGCCGTCCAGTACGTCATTTTCCGCGCCCTTTGCAATGTATTTCCCATGCTTCTTGATTGTTTCAATAAACGAAGCTGCGGAAGGGTCAACGATTATAAAAGACACTTTCTTGTCGCCTATCAGTTTACACAATTCCTGATAATGCGTTTCATCATCACGCCTTACCCCAGTTTCGCGGCTGTCATAGTAATATTCGTACTCCATTTGTGCGTGCCGCCCATTCCTGGAGACGGCATTGCTCAGCCACCACGGTTGTTTCTGAACTCATAGACTTACCTCCGTATGTCGGTATCAAAAGTTGAGACTTAACTTTTAATACCCGTAATAGAAATATAGTCTATTATCACACACTTTTTCCCTATGGTCGAGGTACACATTATCTACCGGTTCTTTCCATCGTTAGTTGAAGTTATTTTGATAAAGTGCCATTTTACTGCGTAAATATGGATAAGAAGTAGAGGAAAATATGGAGTAATACTTTAAAATCAACAAAGTTTGGAAAGAACCTATCTACCGTTTACCCTTCGGAGTTGTTGCGTGATATAATTTCATTTCATTTAATCAACCTCCTTTGGAATTTCCTCTAAATACAATTCATTCTCTTTCAACATTTGCAATGCCATTATCTGCTGTTCCGTCAGATTGTCACATTGAATGAAATTCTCCCAGACCGCACAAGCACCACTTATTTTGCAAAGCCATGTCATAAGATCAAAATAGTATTCCTGTGGACACATGGCATTTAATTCTTCCCTTGTGATATTCAGTTTTTTGCAGGCAAAACTTATCAGTTTTTCTTGATGTGACGGAACAGCGTACATTATCTTTCCGCTTTCATCAATCACCACTTCAAGATAATGAATAAAGGTTTTCTTGTGTTGTTCCATGTCAAAGTCGGAATATACGGTATATGCCATTCCATCAACCTCCCATAAAATCAAATAAATTCATCCGCGCCATTTCCCTGTTAAGTCATATTTTGGGCAAGTTTTTAAATTTACATATATGCAAGTTTTTCTCTTATACCATATCCACCATCAACATATGTATTTATTGTTATGTTTTGGCTTTTATGCCCTAACTGCTGTTGCGCAAATGCCGCATCAAATTCCTTCGTAGCAACCGTTCCATACCAGTGCCTCATCATATGTGGCTTAATTTTTCCTTTTCCATACACTTTAAATATATTATAAATATCAGACTCACTAATTCTATTTCCTGTTTTTGTAAGGAACACGGCGTTTTTATCAACGATATTATCCCTAGAATCCCTTATTCCAAGCCATTTCACAAATGCATCTTTTGCTGTTTTTGTAAGCAATACATTCCTGGCATATTCCATATTATATACACCTTTCCCCATAATACGTATGAACGGAGCAGATTCATACTCATCACCGTCTAAGAATAAACATGATAATTCCAATTCTTTCAGTTCACACTCCCTTATTCCCGTTTCTTTTAAAATTGTCAGGATCAACAGATTTCTGTCCCTCACAAAAACATCTTTCCTCTTTTTCCTCTTTATATTTTCTTCCATTTCTTTTATGTCATTTTCTGTGGGCATCTTTGTATACCTGTTGTTATTTGAAGCCACACCATCATATGCCACATCTACAATGATGTTATTTTCCACAGGAATATTTGGAGAGATTACCATATATTTCCAAAAGCTTCTAAAAATGTTTTTCCTTGTGTTCAAAGTTGTTGGAGATATTCCATTCCCCTGGCTTTCCTTTAAATACATGTTTACATAAGCTGCTTCAATAAATTGCATATCAGACGGCTCTATATCAGAAATGGTGTTTTTTTTAATTATACCTTTATCAATAAACCATTGCAGTAGACTATTTATCACACCAAAATATTTTAATGCTCCTAATTGGCTTTTCCTATTCAAAAGATACAGTTGAATAAATAACGGCGTATTATTCTCTTCTATTTTTTTCATCAGCTTCTCTTCATTTTTTTTCTGTTCAATGTCTTTATAACACATAAACATTACCTCCCACTACATAATAATGAATATAGACTTCCAATCATTTTTCCTATTTTGCGGTCATCATTATCCCACACAGATTCCTCCACAATATCATAAATTAATTCTTTTGTGGCATCGGGGATACACTTATTTTTATCAGAAAAATAACCAACAACCTCTTCCGATGAACACGCATAAAATTCTATCCCACTGTTTGCCCATCTATTAAAGTAGCATCTTACCGCATTTCTGACAAGATATTTTCCCTCCGCCTTTTTCACAACCGCAACATGTAAAAATTTGCTATCTGCTGTAATCAAATTATCTGATTCGTATATTTCATATCCATTCTCTGTAAAAAATTTTTTTATTTTTTCCATACATATCTCCCACTTATTTCAACATGGCTGTTTTTTGCATATCATGCTTATTAACTGCCTTTTTCGCAACGAGAAATCATAAACTCATTTCTGTTGTTTTTCAATTATTTCTAATAATATATTTATTTATCAAAAAATTCATTGTAACTTTTCTCTAATTCTTTAAGCCTTATCTTTATTTTCGCATTTTTCCCAGTACCATCTCTACCAGCCGCTTTATTGTATTCTTCCGATTTTGTTGCTGCTCCTTTAGGATTGAACATGCTAATGAACCATTCTTCCATTTCTTTATCTGAACGGCCATCTTCTATAGACTTATTCATAATAGGAACCAGGCTTACAAAATGCGTCTTTTGGTACAACCTTCTCGCTGTAGCTTTATCCTCAACCAGACCATAAACATTATACATCCTATCAAATATTTCAGAAATTTCTTTCTCTTCCTCTTCTGTAACTTCAGTATTTTTTTGTACTTATTCATCCATGAAGAATCAACACAAACATCATCTGTGTGCAAAATTGCGTGTGCCCTTTCCCAGTCCATTTCATCTTTTATGGATATTATAATATTCGCCTCACGGATAACCTTCTGCACAACTTCTGGCAATTCACTGAAAAGCATTCCATTAATATCAATGCCACCTTCATTTCCATCCTCATCCTTAGTTGGAATTAGTCCAAGTCCTTCCAATGCAAACTTGTCATTCAGGAACTCACAAAACGTAATTGCTCGTTGTTTTCCATCAATCCCATCATATTTTCCATCTGTTTTATTAAAGTAAAGCGGTGGAATGAAATTATTTAAAATAGCAGATTGCACTAGTAGAGATTTCTGTTCATTATCATTCCATACATATTTTCTTTGGATATCAATATCAAAATCAACTTCTTTATCATCCATTTTGCCAACAAGCTTCTCGATTGTCCAATTCATCATTGTAGGTTCCGATCCTCTGTCTATTTTGTATTTAGCCATATCTTTATTCCTCCATCTAATCATATATGTTATTTTTTGACCCTTATTTTATTGTCATTGTCTACATATATTTTCTTCTTTATTCCAAGCGAATCACAGACAATATCTTCTGTATAAAGCATACAGCAGATCCTATTGTCACGTTTCGGATACTTCGTCCTTGCATTTGCGCTGAAATGGCTTGGATCAATTTGTCTTAATGACCTTGACAAAAACATATGTATTTTATCCCTATCCATGGGATGTGCAATCCAAACTTCCTTTAAAGCTTTCATGACAAAAGTCGCATACCCATTTGGTTCATTGTTCCATCCGGCATTTTCAATAATTGAAAATATAAAATCTAAGCATTTCTCCCCATGGTTCTTTGCAATAGAATATGTATCCGAATAACTCCCAAGCACTGCTCCTTCTCTATTTCCTTTAGTTGAAACAAATTTTATTTTATATTTAGAAAGAAGATTTTCCAAAATAACAGCTGCCTCCTCTCCAAGAATCACTCTTGCTAAATGTTTTTCTACTGGTTTTACTTCTTCGGTCTCATTGTCTTGTCCAATGAAAAAATCTGCTTCAAATTTCAGTCTCTCTGCATCACTATCTGGAATATCCATTAAAACCGTAGCATTGAGCCTATCTAATCCTTTCATAGGAGCAACCCAAAATCTTCCTTGTCCATCAACTATTGCAAACCGATATTCTTCGTAGTGTGGGACAATAGTGATGGGGGATAATTTTCTGGGATCCCATCTGTTTATCAGCCTGTTTAAGTGCTTATGCATACGCATCCCCTGATACCTCGGATCAACATAACAGCAGGATAATGGAACTGTCACATTTCCAGTAATGGTCTTCATATTCTTTCCCTTGCCTTCTACTACATCTGGACGAATATTCGATAACACATCGTTAAATTACTCTATTCTTCTTGTTTCTTCATTCATAGCTACTACTGTACTCATACTAAAATCCTCCTTAATATGTATTTTTTGTATAATAAAAAGCACTCGGAATTTTGTTTTCCAAATGCTTTCATTAACCACTTGTTTCAGTTTATTTTTAAAAAAATTTTATACCAATTTATTTATTCTTCTAGCACTCTGCTTAGAATAATGTTTTTCATCTTATTCAATGCTTCTATTGCCTTATCGCAAGCCTCATATACTTCCTTTTCATTAGGATTCCCTTTATATGTACGTTTAAACGCTTCTTGCCATTCAGTTGCCTTCTTAATATCCATTACTGTTCCTCCCAAAATTTGATCTCATCTTCATCCATTACTTCTTCTAAGTAAGATACAATTTGTCCTTTTTTATTGATCGTAATCAAATATCTGTGAATTTCTCCTTCTGGATTCTTATAACAAAAAGAATCTTTCCTTAATTCTGGATCTCCAACACGTTCAATAGCCTGTTTGTTTAAAAATTCCTGTGCTGATACTTCACTATCAAACCAAAATGTTTCATCAATATCTTTTAAATGAATACTGATAACTTCATCATTTTCTCCATGTACAAATCCTTCCACAAACTTTTGTATGCGCTTATCTATCAAAAATACCATTCATATACCTCCCAAGGAAATAATCCTTTCAAATTCTTTACAATTTTTCAGAAAATCCAGTTTCCACATCCTCACGTTTCTTTTAAAATATTATTTATACTGGCATCCTTCACACTCCAAATCTGAACGTCAAAAACATCTTCTGTCTTTCTCTGTATCAATATAGTTTCCTCGAAACTGTGTGATTCTTTTAAGCATTCCGAAAAATACCTAGCAGCATTAAAATGATTATCACCTATAATTACAAAATCTCCAAAACTATATAATCCACCATCAATAATTTCATAATTTTCATTTTTTATATCAATATCTCTTTTTTCTATGTATTTTTCATACTCATTCATGATTAAACCTACCTATGCAATTTATACAAATATCATGTCCCTTCTATGCCAATAAGGCAACCAATAATATGTTGGTTGCCTTATCAGATTTTACTCTCACTTCTTATTGTACTTACCATTTAAAACATTTTTGTTGACCTGGCTATTACTCAGATCATTCAGAATTCGATCATCATTCATTTTTCCAAAATCTATATCGTGTCCATTGAGATAGTCACAAGTTTTATTGTCCAATAATTTAAAATATCCCCAAATTGCAATCAAAAATAAAACACTTAAAATAATTTCCATAGTATTCCTTTCTTTTCTCCATTTTATGAGAAGCCTTTGCTTTATGCTATCTATACCACCTAAATTATATCAAATATCCCAGGACATATCAATGTCTATTCTGAATCTTTTTAACTTCTATGACAGACACTTCATAAGCCACTCTATGCTTTACTTCTGTCTCTGAAAGCTTTTTCACATATTCCCTGCTCTGAATCCTGCCATTTACCTGCACATGCCCGCCAACCTCAAAGCCTGAGGCATATCTGGCATTCCTTCCCCAGCAAATGCATGGTATGTAATCGGATTTCCCATAAGATCGGTTCACGGCAATCAGCAAATCCGCAATCTCCCTTCCCAGAGGCGTCTTGCGGTATATCGGCTCTTTGCAGATATAGCCATCCAGGAAAATCTGATTGCTCTTATCCCCTTCGGGAACCTCATCTACAAATTCTAGCTCTCTTACAAATACAGAAAGCACCAGGCGGTTTCGCTTTTCTTCATGCCTGTTGTAGGAACGGAACTGCCCGTCTACTCGGATATAGCGGCCAATGTAACTCTTCTGGACATCAATCAGACGCTCTGAAACCATTATCGGAATCGTGTCCGCAAAATTACTGAGGCGGTTTACAGATACCTCTGCCATATGAAACCTTTCCCCGAAAACTTCGTGGCTGTACTGAAATTCTGAAACGATTTCACCTATAATGGTTACCCAGTTGTTTTCCATCTTGCACTCCGCTTTCTTTCCCGTTTTGTTTTCTACTTTTTTGTCCATTGTTTTTCTCCTTTTTTGTATTTAAAATATATAAAATTTGCAAATTACAAATCTTTTCTACACTTTGTCGGTTTTCTTCCATTTAAGAATACAAAAACTCTTCTAATCTATTTTCCATTTCTTCTAATTCATCATCTACGCTAGCATTGTGATCACACTCCTGATTGCAGCATACGCATTTTAAATCAGGATAATATTTGCACATTCCAGTTTTGTTGATATTTTTTTCTGTAGGTGTTGTCATTCTTTTTTATAATTGTAAACCCCACTCTATCCTCTAATCTCTTTTTTTGACTTACCCAATAGTTTCCGATGTATCCACCTGTACTATCCCATATATCAAATACTTTAAATGAACCATGTAAACCTTCTGTTTCTTTAATACATACAATATGATGTCCTCCGATATTTGCAATAACACTCTTCCCTACTGCTAATATATCGTGATTTAATTTACTACAAAACTCATCACCAGTATATTTTTTATTATCTGATTTTCTTGGCTGCTTTTGTTTTATCCATCCTTTTGATTCAAGATATTTTCCATGACATTTTACATCTGAAATGTCATAGCCTGTTTTTAACTGCATCTTTACAAGTTCCTGCAACGTTGTTTCATAACTTTGATTTAAAGCGGTACAGATTGTCCGTATAACGCAATCTGTAGTATGTTTATTTTTCGGATTAGCGTTATAATACTTAAAAGTATATGTATCTTATGGTATTTTCACTTTTGATTTCCTCCATTCTTAATAATTATATCACTATCATTCAACAGATGAAATGCGAATTTTATTTCACATTTTCTACAATATCTTTCCACCCATCTTTACTCCAAAATATAGAACCATCATTATTGTAAGACAGTTCTATACCTCTTTTGCTAAAAAACTCTTCCAAAACTTTATAAAATTCCTCTGTAAGATTAATGATTGAGCTTTGAATAAACATATCATTTGATGGAATAACTTTACACTGTCCATTTCCACACATTCCACTCTCATACTTCAATTTGAAACTACAATTCAAATTTTCCAAAGTTTGATTAAAAACTATTACCATATCTTCTTTTATCTTCATGATATTTCCTCCAATCACTCATTTTTTATTAAAGGCTTAATTCTGCGCTCAAAACATAAGAATGTGCTTCCTCATAATTTTCGTTCCGATATATACCAAGAACAGAATAATAGATACTATCCTTTTCTGCTTTACTTAATTCTTTTCCATGTTTATGATACCTTTCTTCTGCTATTTGAATAAGATATTCCATTTTTTTCTTAAAATCTGGTTTATAATGCGGACATTTCTCACATTCACTACATTCACATCTTCCATTATAGTATATCCACATACATTTACCGTCTGCTTCCATATAATATTCCTCCAATCACTCTAATCTCACATAATTAAATCCTGTACAATCGTCCTGTTCTCCATTCCTAGCATCTTCATACGGATCATACCAGCCTGTAATCAGTGTATAATTTCCAAACTCTCTAAAAATATCATTCAGAAATTCATACACCATATTCATTTCAGCTTCTGAAGGACAAAGAATTTCTTCACCGTTTGTCCAAAAGCCAGGATCATCGCTTGTATCAAAACTTCTCGGTTGCGTTGGAAGCATATTGATGATTCCATTCCATAAGTTTGTGATTTTCTTCTGATTTTCTTCAATAATATTTTCTTTACTCATATTCCTTTCGCTCCTTATCTATCTAAACAAACTTTTACACGTTTTTCACAACAAATCCAATTATTAACAATTTCTTTTTCAATTTCTTCTGGTATATCCCATTTATCATTACATTGACACACTGTAGTCTTTCTATCCTTTTCTGTTATCCAGATTTTAAAACATCCATCAATATGTTTCATCAATTCTTCTACTGTCATAGATTTCCCTCCAATCCATAAATTGAAATGAAATACAAGTTTTAAGGTATCTTTCCTTCTGCAAATTCTTCATAATGTACAACGATGTAATAATAAACAATATCATTAAAAAATTGCTTTGCACCTTCTCCAAGAAATTCCATAGTAGGAATTACATAATCCCTATCCCACATTCTATAAAACAGATCTCCTAATTCTTCTCTGTATTTATACAAAAGTCCTTCATAATCAATATCTGTACGGCTAATATCATCTTCCAAAATTTCCTCTGCCATTTCCAAAATATAGTCCCTTCGTTCCTCATGGTCTTCCGTTTCTACTTCTATTGGAATATTATTATAGATACAAGATGCAAAATTCTTTAATGTGGTATCATTTTCAATCATTTTTGTCCCATAAGGCATATCTTGAAATTCCGATTCAATTGCCCACTAATAATATATTAGTTTAGTTTTTCTGTTTCAATAAAATTATCATCTTACAAATTCATATCTTTTTGGAATTGTTTCATATCTAGGTTTTAAATTCTTTTTCATTTAACATACCTGCTTTCATTTTTTAAAAAACACTTCTGTCTTACTCACGATCCAGATTTCCTTTCATTCAACACAACCTTAAAAGCATCTTTTATCGCATACTCATGGCTCATTTAATCTTCATAAGATTTTCTTCCTTAAATGTTTATAATATACGCTTTATCTTGCAACTGCTCTTTTGGTTCCACCATTAGGCAATTGATTTCCTTGACAATACGTGTAAAATCACCAATTGTCGTATTCTCGTCATGTGGGGACAATATGACCTCATGGATCGAACTGGGTAACATAACCCATTTGCAAATCCCCGTTCTCTTTTTTAAAATATTCATTGTTTCCTCATTTAATATAGCAGACGCACCACGAAGTTTTTCTTTATTTGTTAAGACAAAAGAAAAAGTATCAAAGCCTCTTCCTGGTATAGGAAGCATTTCTTCTAATCTTAATATCACTGTTTCTTTCTTTAGGTTCTCATATGCATACTTCCATAAATCATCTTCATTCATATCAATATATTTTAAGCACGACATCGGCAATTCCATAATACATCTTGTCCTATCTTCCAATAACAGAAAGATATATAGATAACATTCCATTCCATCCAGTTTACAATTTTTCTTTAAAATATTTCTTTTAGTTGTTTTTTGCAATCCAATATGTATATTTTCTTTTAGGAATGCAGTATCCTTAAAAAAATCTTTTAAATCTCTTGTGTTATATTCCTTCACAATATGTCCTCCTTTTATTTATTCGCCTACTTATGTTATACGATTTTTTCCACAAAACAGCAGGTATGGCATTTAATCCACACCTGCTTTATTTCTGATACACTATTCACTTTCAAGCATTTCTTTTACTGATTTTTTGAATATCCTTCTAAGCCTTACATTGTTTGTCAACAGTTCTTTCCTAGATGGTTCAACATCTGTATTATACCTATTCTTAAACCTTGTCGCATTTATGTTCCATTTTATCTTGTAAACATCTGTCATATATTTATAGACCTTTCTATATGTTTCATTTCCATTGCTGCTAGTATCATTATATTTATTTGCTAACGGCCTTATTATTTCATCTATATCATTTCTTTCCTCTCCTGTAGAATTTGCCATACAACTTAAATCCTTCAATACAGACTCAAATATTGACCTATAGGTTTCTTTCTCATATATCAAATCAATAGTTGCTAGTTTTCTACACTTGTATTTTTCACGATATTCCTTTTCTTCTTGTTCCCACACTATCCCATAGTTTCTTCTCATATAACCATATAGATAGGAAAGCACATCCATCCTATCAGCAAAGCGACTATCCTGTTTTATAATGTTTTCAATTTCTATATAAATCAGATGTTTCCAGGCCTTACATGGATCTACGGGTTTCAATTCTACTTCGGCAGATTTATCACAATGAAAATTTTCTAATTCTTCTAATGGGTTTCCCTCAAACTTATTCAGCATATAGTTTACAAATTTTCCAAAATCTAAGTATAATTTATCTATCTTTTGATTTAATTCTTCAAACTGTTCTTTATATGAATACTCCCTTTTCTCATTTTCACAACAATCAGCAAAAGCCAATGATACAGTATCTTTCAATCTCAATTGATAATTTAATAATCTTTTATCTATTCCTGGATTATTTTTTATCGTCTTTGAAGTAGCAGGGACTTTTGCAAGCCATATTGGGACGAAATCTAATTTCATGAACAAAACTCCCAATAGATAGTATTTGACCCCAGAAGATAATACTGGATCATTTTGAATTTTCTTCGTCTCATTCCTTGCCTGAATACTCGATAACCCAATATTGTCACAAATGCATTTGATCTCAACCCAAATTGTCCCATCATCATCTTGAATCACACGTATTTTATCATCGTCAAATTCAATATCTTTTATAGTTAAATTATCCATGCCAATTTCCTTTCTATCCCCTAATTTTTATCCTGTATATTTTATTATCGTCTTCTCTGTGTTTAATATTATCTTATTCTCTGTAATTATTACCACATTTTAGCGCTTTTTTGATAACACCTTCTAACTGACTATAAACATCATTCTTCTATTTCAAATTCACTCATTTCTATGAAAGCATCAGGAGAAATAGTAAATACCCGGCGCAAATAATCATTTCCACCGTCAACAGAACAACGGCCACATTTGCAACTCACATAATTGTGGGTACGTCTTGAAACAATAACATCACCACAATAATTGCATTTTATTGAATTTTTCTTTATTCTTTCCATGATACGCCACTCCCATCTACATTTAATAATACGCAATTTTATGTATGTTTCTCATTTCTTTCTATTCAAAATTTTCTAACGTACAACCATTGCCTTTCATTTCCCTTGGAATAATTTCTTCTGGATAAACACTTGCAATAGACCCATCTTCAAATTTAATATTCCACATAGGAAGTGAAGATAAATCACTATTTTCATTTGTACACCTTCCTACAACTTCAAAACTTTCCCCTTCCTTATCCTTATGGTCTCCAAAAGGACTCCAGAATTTCTTTGAAAACCCTTCGTTCTCATAGCATGAAAAACAATCATTTACAAATTGCTTTTCTCTTTCTTCTGTCATATTCTCTCTATCTTCTGGGTATTTTACTCTCATATCTTCCCACATCATAATTATACCTCCGTTATTTTGCTGATGTTTCTATACTTCTTGACATAGCTACATTTTTCCCAACCTTCACTCCTTCTGATTTTGCTAAATCCCCTCTATTGTTCACCTTCACTTTAAAACTGGCATTAAACCTATGAAATTTTGATGTTCTGTCTTTATATTTTTTTCTACTTCTTCTGGGATTACTACCATAAGTGCTGTACATTGTTTCTCTAACACTTCTTTTATGCCTAAAAGAAAACCATTTAAAAAAGCATTTTTTATACCTCTCCCATCAAAGCACCTACCATGGTTTATATATTCTTGTCTCTGCTTTTGGTAATACTTTACAGATTCTCTATTCCCAACCCTAAAAAGCATATCAAAACTCATTGCTGCTATTTTTGCATCCTTTTCATACCCATAAAATACAATACAGCTTTTCCCAATACAAAAATACTTGCATCTAAAATTTTTAGCTACTATTCCAGATAGCGTATATTTCCACTTATTCCCTGTTCCTACATCAATTTTTTCTTCCACGATATCTTCAACATTTTCAATTTCATCAATCTCTGCCATAGTTATACGATATTTTACCATTAATTCTTGTGCTTTAAGGGCAGCACTTTCTGCTTCCTCTATAGATGGGTTATTTTTTGATAATGCCAATACTTTCTTAATTTTTCTATTATTTTTTCGCTCGAATCATTTTTCATAATATTTCTCCTTTTTATCCTCTAATCATTTCAAAATCATCCATTTCTTTCTGTGTTAATTCTCTATCATAATATATTTCTGCCCATACTTTATACCCATTCACTTCTTCCCTGGTATCATAATTGATAAAATCCATCATGCCCTTTTCCGGATGTGTTCCAATAGATACTGGGCGCATAGTGGAATAGTATTTGCTCCAATGATATTTCTGTGCTGATTGTCTAATATAATCATTAGTACTCATAAATTTTCCTTTCTAATTCAATTCTACATATTTATTCCAATTCCATAAATACAAAACATCGTGTATAATCTACACGATGCTTTGTTTCTACCATATATTAATAATCCTATTAAACCTTTATCCCATAACCTTTTATTTCATCAATCCTACAAGACACTTCTTCCTTTGTCCGTTTCCATTCTTCTTTTCTCATACAAGATTCAACAGTAGGAACATGTGCGATTCTTTGAGTTCCCTTGCCACTTAATTTCATAGACCACAACGCACTTGCTATATCCATCATGTTTCCATAACCTATGCTTTCTCCAACTTCTTTCACAGCTATAATTTCTTGTTGCCTCAGCATAACTACTCCTCCATTTTATATCAAAAAACTACAAACACTTTTCTCTTTCAGGCATCCAATTTGGATACATCCACAATATATAGTATAGTTATTTTTTTACCACAATATATTGTATTTTTCTACCAATGAAAGGGCAATTTCATTATTAAATTATCATTCTTTTACTTCAATAACTTCCCCATTAACCATTGTATACCATGTATCAGGTTTGATTTTATCTCCATCAACTCGAACCATTTTTGCACCTTTTAAATTCCATTCACTTTGTTTCCAATAATGATTTTCATTTCCTTCCCAATCCGCCAACACAAGGAATGAATCTAAAACACCTTTCACTTTCCCATGGTATCCCCACGCAACTGCAATAGAACAAGGATCTTTTGCCTCAGACGATCCCTTATATCCTATAGCACTTGAAGCCCCATAATCGCCTGTAGCACTTGAAGCCCCCCAATTTCCTGTAGCACTTGAAGCCCCCCAATTTCCTGTAGCACTTGAAGCCCCATAATTTCCTGTAGCACTTGAAGCCCCATAATCGCTATTTGAATCGCTTTCTGGATACACCCTTTCTTTTGTGTATTCAATAGCTGCCTTTACTAATCCTACAATAGAAAGTCTTGCCCCAATCTTGATTTTACTTGACGCAACTTTCGTATCATTATTATTTTTTGACACATCACCACTCTGTTCTACCTCGTGATATACAGAATTACTTGGAATATAATACCTAAAGCAATCCAATGGGTACTCACAGGCGTGAAATCCTGTTTCACAAACAATCGCTCTATCTTCTTCGTACTCTTTCCCTTCTTTATACTGAAGTCCTCTGCATGTCATATCTTTTTTAAACCCTTTAAATGCTTTCATCTTTTATCCTCCATATTTTTCTAAAAATTTTTATTTTTGAAGCAACAAATACTTAAAAACATCTTCCTCATTTTTTCTAACTCATTCTCTGGTATAGTTCCTATGTTTTCAAATTCCTTTAACTGTTTAAGTAATACCCTTAACTCTTCATCCATTTTATTATTAAACAAATTTTTTATTTAATCATATATCCTTTCTTAATTATATCTTAGCCAAAAAAATCCATTATTTTCTCGAATATCCAGATTGAAACTTTTATAAAGCACAATAATAGTAAAGCAAGGCCAAACGGAAGCAATCCTCCAATAAAAAATTTTATAACCTCAAAATATACACCAAACATATTATTCCTTTTCTTCATAATGTTAATAAACACATGACCTCTCTAATCATTCCCTTTATTGTCCTTCTATTCTTTCTTCTTTCATATTCAATTTTCTTCATTCGTTGCCTTTTCATCTTATCCAGGAAAGCAAGTGACTCATGTACTACCATGTATTCTTGTTTCATTTCAAGGTTAAGTGAATCTACAGATGTCCTGATTTTCCTGTCGATAATCTGCGTTCCATCATTTTGTTCAATTATTTTGAAATCAAAACATACTGGTTCCGAATTGCTGACTCCGCTATAAATAATATCTATCATTTATTTATACCTCCCTCCTATAATCCCATTAAATCTTCCGCAACACTTATATTAAAGGTTTCTTCAAACCAGTGCCAAATGTCCTCTCGATGCGTCCCTGCCGAAAAACCGTTCCACTCAATTTCAATTTCTTCTGTGTCTGGATTTATTGGGGTATTTCCAAATTCTTCCCATAACTTTCTTATGTACGTTTCTTTCCAAAAACTCAAAACTTTCCCATAACCCCTACCTTTAATAACTGCTATATCGTCAGAGCCAAGAACATAACCACAATTTTCACAATATGTTTGAATTGTCGTATATTCTGCTTCTTCAAATTCCTGATCGTTTTCTATCTGATCTAATTTATTTTTTTCTAAATATTTTCTAAGTGACATAATACTTCCCTCCGTTCCTGATCAAATTGTGTTTTTATTGTTTTACATACTGATATATTTCTTCCAATTTTCCAAGTGCATTATCAATTCTTTGTTTGGTTGAATCATATATTCTTACAAATTCATCAAGATTAATTTCTTCTAGGCACTCAATAAAGGCGTGATATTTTCCAATTCCATGTTCAATGTTTAAATATTCAGTAATTTTCCTTGTTCCATTTACCTTTTGCAAAGTATCAATACTTGAATCAATGTCAAACACAAGCTTTAAAATATGGTCTATTAAAAATTTTTCCATGTGTTATTCCTCACTTTCCAATTAAAATCATTATTTCATTCCATAACTTTCAATGCATCGTCAAGAGTTTCATACTGATTTTTTACATTGGCATTTTCATTGAATCCGTTTAACACATGCAAGAAAGCCCTCTCAGCGTTTATATATCTTCTGCCTATTGTTTCATTAGAATTACATTTCTTTCCATTAATAGAAAAACTAAAAGGACTATAAATAAGTTCCTCTTTTCTAAGAACTAATTCCCAGTCTTTATACTTAAAGATAACAACTTGTCCTTCTTCCCAGGTTTTACAATTTTTTAAAACTTCAATAATAAAAGCCTTATTCATAACTTAATCCTCCATATACTCTGTAATTTTCCTTGCAAGGTTCCAACTCGCTTTTGCTCTGTCCGATAAACTATCAAGAATAACTCCTCCCTCATTTGGAATACTTTTAAGTATTTGTGATAACTTGTCTCCATAACTCATACAAGCAGCATAAAGCAACTGCAATTCTTCCTGAGTAAATTCCATTTTATTATTCATAATCTATTCCTCCATTCCAGCCATGCACATAGTAACTGCCAATAATCCTGCTTCTGTACTGCTATCTGATCCACTAATAATATTTTCTAAAGAGTTTATAAAAGAATCTCCTTCTCCATGTTCCATCTGTGGATTCCTTTTAACCATTTCAGGCATTAAAACCTCAATAATATCATGCTCTCCCATTCCTTCAATACTTTTCGTATCTCCACGGTCAGCGGCTACTTTTTTCCCATACGCAATAGCATTTTGTCGTTCTAAAGCATTGAAATAATTCTTATAACTTATATTTTTGTTATAATGATATTGAATGAAAAATTCTGTTCTTCCATGATTATGTCCTAATCCAAATGTAGTGATATTATACATTGGTTCACCACAAGTTTCCCAAACTTTTCCGTCAAAGATAATATAATCTTCCGCTCTATCAAGAATAGCTTTCTGACACTCTACAATATTATTTTCCTTGACAATAGATTCTTCTGTAAACTCCTCTCCACCTTTCCAATATGGAGCATAGTCTTCTATTTGCTTTTTAATGTATTCTAATGGCTCAAAACACAAACTAATTGCGGAACCATGCGTAACTCTAACAGGCCTATACAATCTTTCGTTGTTTGTTCTGATCTCTTCAGCAAACATTTTAAATTCGCCATTTCCATTAAAATCATCATAAGACTTTGCATTTTCAAACACACTTTGATAATCATGAACAATAAAAGCAACCGGGAACTCTTTCTCGGTTACTTCTTTAATTTCTATATCAAAACTATTCTTTACATAACGTTCTCTTAATTTTCTGTGTCTCTTTGTAGGTAAATACTTTTCCATATTCCAAAATTCAATGTTAAATAACATAATTAATTCCTCCATTCTATATACATAAAACCATTTTAACTACTACTATATATTTCTTCATCTACTTTTTTTCAACCGGGAAGTATAGACCAATTCTTTCCGCTTCATATCAGCGTTAAGAGAAAACAAGCGATACCGTTTGACCGATACCGCCCGTGTGTATGTACGAAGACCTGTTTAATTTTCCGTGTATTCCCAACTCTGAATCCATTTCTTAGCTGTATCATCTGCCATATACAAAGGGTTTAAATCTTTATATGAACCACATTCAAACGCTTTACAAAAATCCTGCCACAGATTCTTAAAATAGATTCTGGAATACTCTTTATACTCTGGACTATGTGCGCCACCTAAAAGATGGTTGATTCTATCTTTAGTAGCTTTATATAGTTTCTGTTGCTGTCTTGTGGATAATGTCATATTGTCCATGACAGAATCAAGTTTTTCCATCTGCTCACACATCATATTTTCCATGTTATTAATCTGAATCTGCATACCTTCTATTCTGCCCTCTAAGCCCATTCTTGCATTAAATGTAGACTTCTGTTCCTCTGAATCATAAAATGCCTTGTGAAGAACGTCAGCGGCTTCTAACTGGTATGTAAGTAACTTCTGTACTGCTTCTGAATTCTTCTTTTGCATTGATGGCGTAAGGTTAATTTGTGCCAGCCACAAAGGAACAAATTTTTCCGCAAGAATAACTATATTGCGTTTTACTTCTCTATTCCCTTCTTTTTGAACCGTGTCAAATTTAACCCAGTTCCCTTTAAAAAGAATAGAAGATTCAATTTTCTTGACTTCTGCTTGTGCCTGTGCATCTGTTAGCCCAATATCACGGCAAGCCTTTCTTACACCTAACCAAACTTTTCCATCTTCTGTTTTAATTCCAAGTAAGGAACCATCAGAAAAAGGAATTTCTTTGATTTCTGTTTTCATGGTTCTATCAATCCTTTCTTTTTTTGAACCGTTGCAAGTTTGCAATACCTCAATTTCTATTTGATAGCGTTTTTATGTGGGTTTTATCGCCACATCTGCCGACACACTATCAAGAGTATTCCAACTCTATCACCGCAACTATTCGAGGTAGTCAACCCTCTATTTAATTTTCAAGGTGCGATAGTTGGAATAGTGAACGATTGTTCTGACTTGAAAGAATTAGAAATTACTGATATACTCTAACTTGCTAGGTTGAGTAGGAATTTTCTTTCAAGTTCCTATTCCATTAAGGGCGGTTAGCGTGTCAGGCTTTCCGCTCTTTGTTATTCCGTTCAAAAGTATAACTTGCATCTTCACAAGTTGAATGAGTGCGAATAACTGAATATTCCACGGCTTGACCGTCACACCCTATATTATTTATGCAGCTTCTAATCTGTTTCTAATCTCTTCCGCTTTTTCTTCTTCTCCGTTTGATTCGCAAATATCGGCTAACTGTTCCCAGTCCTCTTCTTGAATGTTCCCGTTATCATAATCAATAAGCAGTTCATCAAGAAAGCCCTCATTGCCGTGATATGATAAGAAATACCAGCTTTCCAACTTGTCACCGTTCATCATTGCAACCTGATATTCTGAATTTGTAAGAAATACATTTCCGCTGATCTGGTTCATCATTGGATGCACTTCATCGTTATAAAAATCTTCTGGCAGCCCCTGTTCTCTCATTGCTCTAAGTAATTCCTCAAGCATTTCTAATTCTCTGTATCCAAAATCTGATAAATTTGTTGTTGTCATAATTTTTCACCTGTGCTACAATGTAGCTACCTTTCTTTTTTGATTGGTGGCAGTCGGTCTAGTTTCTCAGGCTCTCCGGCTGTCTTTTTTAGTTATTACTACTTATTATTAGGATTTCCTTATTTCTATGATTAAATTATACTACTTGTTTTCCTACTTGTCAACAGTTTTTTATAATTTTTATTAGGTTTTTCTACTTTATATTTTGAAATAAAAAAGCACTTACATTTTATAGTAAATGCTTTTAGTATTCTTTTCCATCGGAAAATCTGAAAAAAGAAATATATTCACATCCTATAATAGTAGCTATCTTTTCCAGTTCTTCCCTTGTAAATTTTCCTGTTTTCATGCGTTGAGAAAATCCAGATTGACTAATCCCAAATTGTTTTGCAAGTTCTGTAATGCTTATATTTGCATGAATACAGGCTGTTTTGATCTGTTCCTGTATTGTAATAACTATCGCCTCCTATCTAAAACCACTACACTATTGAAAAAATGTGATTCTGGTATAGAACTCCCTACATTCCACATTTCTATTATATCAGATTCCACAATTTCAAGCAAGAAAAATTAAATTTCATCTTCTATCTGTTCCCAATACTCCTTTGGAACATCTTCTCTTAATTTTATTTTTCCCCTTTCTTATTCTTTTTATATTTAGGGCATACAATTTTAATTTAAGCCATATGTCTTATTTTCAGGATTATTCAGTTTCACATTCCCCCAAGATAAATTTCACGGATTTTTCTGCCCGACTGGCAGCCAACACGATAAATTTTGTGTCATTTTTTAATACTTTCAACCAGTTTTGGATATATGCAACATTATTTTTGAACGTTTTGTTCGTTTCTATGCCGCATATATTCAGCAAATTTGAAGCCCCTATTTCTGCCACCAGCTCTTCTTTTGAATATGTTTCGCTTTCAAACTTTGCATTTTTATCGTTCTCCCCGAATCTTTTAAGTCTGGTTGCATGCCCAGTACTATGTACGGACTCATGGAATGCAGTTGAATAATACTCTTCGGAATTACCAAACTGCTCAATTAGAGGCAGATGGATCAAATCTAACTTAGGCGAATAATACGCCCTGTTACTCGCCATATTCTCAAAAGAAATGCCTTCTCTGCCTATGTAATCTGCGATTATCTTTTCAGCATGAGTAATAGGCTCAATTTGGTTTAGTTCTGGTTTTTCCATTGGTTCTACGCCTTCCACCTGGGAAATATGAAATACATTGTAATACCTTAGAATGGGGATGTTTTTTACAATTTTATTCCCCTCCTTATCTGTATCCTGAAATGGCTGGATTTTCCAAAATACTACCATTTCAGATTTTTCTCCTTTTCGTACATGTCCGCCAAACTGTTGCCATTGCTTAAATGTGGCGTATTCACCATCGTTCTGGAGTAGCATCTGATTTAAAAAAGAATAGGGCTTTCTAGTAATACGATTAAAAGCCCCAGAGCAAAGCCCAGTCCATGGTTTTTGCCATGGGATTATGCCAGCCTCAAGCTGAGAAATAATCTTTTCCGTTACTAATTCGTATACATTTTTTCCCATAATTTTTTCTCCTTTTATGTTAAGAAGCGCTAGGTGTTATCCTGCCGCCTGTTTCATTACTATATCTCCTGCATTCTTCTTAATGTACCACTTGATGTATTTCTTTCGTTCTTTTGTCTTTGGACTTTTTATAGGTGATATGTTTTTTAAGTATTCTGCCTTAATCCACAGTTTGTTGCCGTCCTTATCCTTACACCCGGCAATCAACTCTGTACCATATCCGGTGTATGTTGGTCTTTCCCCTACCCTGGTATGTACAGACGGTATGCAACTACCCAAGCGCACTTTTTCGGTATACGCCATGAATCATACTCAGAAGCCCGTCCCATATGGATCATTTTAGGCTTCTTTTCAGACAACCTTTTATATTAGGAAGGGAAATATAAGGCCTTGCTGCCTTTTTTTGTTTCCCTTCCTTGAATTTTTCAAGGAACTATTTCATAAGAACGCCCGTATTAGCACTATTCGGGGAAAGAATGTCCCCTATCTTATGAAATTTTGTGAAATTAGTTTCGGGAAATCCCCTACTTACGGCACCGCCACGGGAAGGCTTTCACATGGTGCCATCTTTGCCAGCAGGGGCTTTAGTCTTACGTGGCGTAGTGCTTTGCCACTGCCTTGCCCCTATGCGAATCCGCATTCTGGCATATATCTTGACTGCCCTTGCCTAGTGTTTTTCAAAGCCTGAGTGCTTCATCCATCCGCTTCCTAGTCTGATAGTGGCTTTTATGTCCCGGTGGTGCCCGGTGGTTATTATGCCACGTACTAGGAAGTTTCTGCTTCCTCAGTGTTTGCCACTTCTGGAAAGTGCCTCCTATGGTTCAATCCCAGCTTTTCTTGCCGTGCCCTTACTGGGCTAGGATTTCACTGCCATAGAAGGCTGGCAGCCCGATATACGCCTTATGCGGCGGGTCTCTATCGCTATAGACCATTTGCGCCCTTATTTACGGCCAGCAGTGACCGTCACTGTATTTATAGGTTTACTGTCCCTTTTTTTACCAGGTGGGCAAGACGCTTATCCTGGTTGCTTTGGTCTACGGGTTCCCGGCCTTCCCATTTACGGCTGGAAAGGTACTTATGTACCGTCCTCTTGAGTGCTTTGCTCTATGGATACTCACCAGGCACATGCACGGATGCACCTGGCTTTCGCCATATCCTCTACACTCTTGAGGATATATACCCCATAACTTTTTGGGGGAGTGGCAGGGTTTGATGCCCTGTCAGTATTTAAGAGATTCGCTCTCTTTTCGCGCCCACCTTCTGTTGATAAGGGATTGTGGGGAATCCCGGTGCAGGCACAATTTTTTACAGAGGCGTTGCCCGTCTTGAGCCTCTTTTGGGATGATTACGCTGTCCCCCTTGCGCCAACCAGGTTATTATTTTTTCGTCCCCTATCCTGGTTTGGTATATGGGACTAGATAGATATATCCACTTATTACCCTAAAGAACGATGTATGCACTCATTGCCACGTGGGCAGCCCTCACGTCCTTAACTGGTAGGCCTCACTACCTTTTTTTATTCACTACCAGATTTATCAAAGCTATAATAAACAAGGCAAATGAATACTTATTTCTAATCATTACCATGCAAATTATGGAAATGATTAGTAAGGAGATGTTGATTTTTTTCATATTGTTTGGTATAATGGGCTTGTGTTGTCGGGCGGGTTTCCCCGCCCCAACACTTCTAGCTACCCAACAAGAGCCTTTAACAGACCCGCAATAGCGTCTATTAAAACTGAAATTGCTGTTATGACAGCGGCGACTGCCAATAGCATTTCAGAAGGCTTTTGATTGGGCTTTTTCTTTTTAGGTTTCTTGCCCAAAACCTATCGCCTCCTTTCTTTAATTTTTAAGGTACGGCGGCGTGGGACTGCCTAGTCAAGAGGTTGTTTCTTATCTCTTAACTTGTATATATTATAGCATACAAGTTTTGATATGTCAATACTTTTTTTCAAAAAAATTTATTGTTTTTTCTACTTTTTTTTGATATACTTACACTACAGAAGAAAGGGAGGATGATGCAGTTGGTATACGATGGTGACACTAAAAAGATTATAGACGAAATCAGGCATAAAATGATTGATACAAACACAAGACAGAAAGACATAGTTGACAAATTAGGTTTGAGCAAGTCTACGGTATCTAACTTTTTAAGTTGTAAAAGTAAAAACCCAACATTAGATACACTTAAAATGTTTTGTGATGCAATGGACTGCGACCTAATTATCAAAATACAAGAACGCGAAAATTAAAATTTGCACTTAAATTTAATAGGATTAAACAAGAATGACAATATTTTTTAATACTTTAATCCTTGCGTAACTGGAAAGAAATGACTGCTCGAAAAGGACTAGAGATATTAGTCTTTATATTGCTTGGTGTATCTAGGTGTGTTGTATGCAGTATTTTAGGTTTAGTTTAGGCTTGTTTTTATGAAGTTTGTGTGTATTGCTTAATATAGTACTAAAATGTAAAAATCGAAACACACGTTCGAAACGGCAATTTCGAACTATATCATATCATTTTGCTATGAAATACTTTTATAAATTGTGTACATTTTTTTGTTTTTAGCATAAATTTTCAGATATTTTTATGCTCATTTTTGTATTTGTATAGAAGACATATGTACGCGCACAAAGGACTTTATGCCCCCTGGTGCTGTGTATGCTCATAGCATATATAGATTTTAAGACCTAAGATTTAAAAAACATACAGGAATACTATACTATTCCTGTATGTTCTGTACCGGGCGGGGGTTGGTTTACATAATTTTTTAAACCTATAATTTATTAGGTCGCCCTATCATATCTGCTCAGACGCAACTTACAAAAAATTCGCTTCTCTTTTAAAATTATCTGACAATTTAAAAGCAACACCCATAAACATCTCGAAAAAAGGCTCGGAAAATGCTCGGGACACAAAAATAAATCTCTTAAAAATAAGTGAACACTAAATTGTCTGACAATTATAAAGAGACCAATTATCTGCCCAACAACCATAAAGCACCAACTAAATGACCAATAAATCAAATAAAAATCCATCAATTTCCCGAACCCAATACCCGAACCAAACTCCTACAGAAAATTTCCCATAAAAATACCGATAAATTAGCCAAGAAAATCCAATCAACATATCCCATAAAAATAGGCATTTTCAGAAAGAAAAAATCAATCCAAAAATACCTCAATTTTATCTAATTTCCCGAACTCCCTCTCATTGCGTTAACTCACCAGACACATCAATATCATAATTACATAGCCAAAAAATGCATATGACATTATAGAGCCTCCATAAAATAAAGGAAAAACATTATACGATATCCTATGAAAATCAAGAAGAAACTAAAAAAGAAAATAACAAGAAATTTAAGACCCCCACATAGACCATCATTTAAAGTTCCTAAAATTATATAGCCAGATATCAGAAAATCAAAAGCATGTTATGCATTTCCGTAAAAATTCCATAAACGCAGCACATGCCATACCATCAAGACAGCCCGTATTATCATTATTATTGCCTAACTACTCTCCCACTATTCCAAAAATTCTCTCCTGGTAATCGTCTATCAGAAATTCCGTATAATTTCGGCGTGAAATCTGCATCCTATACAATCCACACCTCCAGAAATCCCTTAATAAATATGAGATAAAATTTTTATATGTTTAAATTACAGAAAAACACACCTAAAATCAATTTTAACTCATTATGGCACAACTTTACCCTTACGATATTAAAATTGAAATTTGCCGTCTAAAGTGAAATTCAATCAACAGATCTTACCAAGCAAATATTCTGTCATATAAGTCATTTATAGAGATATTCATATCATACTCAGTTTACAGGCTCAAACATATTATAGCAAACCATATAACATAAAACCCATAAGAGGGGTGTATTTAACATTTTTCACAATACACATTGCACAGAAGAGTAGTATTGAAAATATAGATGAAGATAATTGCCAGATATAATTTGAAATTTGATTGATTTAATATTTTCTTTTCATCCAGAAATAAAAACCACAATAAATATTTATTTACATATCTATTGATTGTCAGATATCATCTTTTGCTTAGAAAAATATAATATCAATATTTGTAATAGATATCATATCATTTAATTATAACTCTATTTCTGTAATTTTAAATCACTACTGCTATCCATATTTTTCTATTTTATATAGTTATAGAAAATGAAAGAACTGAACCACTACCGGCTAAAGCCGGTAGGTTCGGTGTGCTGCTGAAGCAGCCTAAAGCTGTTTCCCCCGTAAAGTTTTCATTTACCCCGATACGTTTATCCTATCTCAAAGTTATCGAATTTTGTTTTCTCCTGCAAATCCTGATTTTTGATATACTCCTTGATAATTTCATCCGTCACATTCCCGCTGCTTGCCACAAAGTATCCCCTTGCCCATAAATGCTGTCCCCAAAACTGTTTATTTAATTCCTTATATTCCATCTGCAGTTTCCGGGATGTATTTCCTTTTATATATTGCACCAGCTTACTTGCTGAAAGATGTGGCGGAACAGAAACCAACAGATGTATATGGTCACTTCCCACATGTCCTGCCAGTATCTCCACTTCATTACTCTGGCATACCATGCGGATCAGCTCCCTTGTCCTTATAGCTATCTTCCCAACTATTACGGGTTTGCGGTATTTCGTGATCCATACCAGATGGTATTTAATATCATACGTGCAATGTGACGATTTCCTGTAATTTTCCATATCTTCACCTCAGGTTTAGTATTCCTATTTTTGCTTTATCTAAACCTGAAGCTATGGGGTTTACCTAAAGGTTTCGCCTAAAGGCGAGGGTTTTAACCCCATTATACAGACAATAAATTATTCTTTCAGATTCTATATTTTTTTGCAATACGGAAATTTCTGTAAAGCCGTACAAAACATATCTCTGTAAATCGGAAGACTACATAATGTAGACTTGCAAAAAAATCACTACATGGTGTAGAAGTATTGAAAGATGACCGTTTTCCTGCAATACATAAATAAAAAATGTGAATTGATATGGTAGAGATTTTTATATTGCAGAATATATGCCTAATAAAAATACTATCCAAAGTGATTGCCACAAGTTCTGAGGAGGAAAAATCAAAAACATGAAAAATCTACAGATACAAATATGTGATATAAGAAATATGAAGAAGATGGTTTTGATAAGAAAAATTTGGATGTGTTTCAATAGATATAATTTTTACAAATGTTCCAGGAGAAAAATAAGAACATATTATATTCTGTCATTAAAGATATCCTAAAAATATGAAAACCTTATAGCAAACAGATATTTCATAAAAAATCATATGGCTTATTATAAAAATTATGTATTTATCCTAAAAAGAAAAAATTTGTATTGTGGCCGGGGGTTTGGGGGCGGGCAAAGTCGTATTCGCAAGAATACGACTAGCCCCCAATATATAGGAGTAACAGATCACATCGCTATATAAAATACATAAATATATCTGATTACTAGTATAGAAAGATTTAGAAAAATACAGAAGAAAAATATTATACAAAGATATATAAAGGGATAGGCTCGTCTTGCCTTCTGCAAGCCAAGCCTATGTTCGCAATCTGGAGATTGCTCACCTTTGTCAAAAAAATGGAAATAAAATAACTGCACCTTGAAAAATAGTAATTATTTGAATTACTTATATAGATAGATGTACAAATCATATATAAATCACAAAAATATATGGGGAAAATAAAAAATCATTCAAACCCTCCCTATATATATTAATACTTAAGGGAGGGTTCGAATGATTTTTTCAGAAAATTTATTATATTATCGTTTAATTATAGCATTTATCAATAAATTATCAGAATATTTATGTTTATTTATTGAATTATGCAAAACTTCCTTCAAACCCTCCCTATATATATTAATACTTAAGGGAGGGTACGAAGGAAGTTTTTGCAACCCATATTTTCCCCTTATGACATATTACGAATTATGAATGTATATCAACATGCATTGTTTTGTAATCTGTTTTTTTATATTTTTAATCCAAGATTTACTCTCGCATTGACAAACACAAATTACGGATAAGATGAATTATTAAATGGCAACCAACGACATCTTATTTTTATCACTTCAAAAGTAGTAAGTATTAATGTGGCAATCAAAACCATCACAATTATAACACAAAATCAAAAAAGGAGAAACAAAAAAATGGAAAAAGAAAATATTAAATTAGGAGAAATTAGTGAGGAAGAATTAGTCAAAGCATTCGGATCAGACGCACAAAAGAAATCTTATGAAGAAAATGGAAGATTTATTGGCAATTATAAAAACGCATTATTAAAGAAGATGTCAAGGTATTGCAACATCAAAGAATCAAAGAAACGCACATATGAAATATCTGAAGTGTATGAATATCCATTGCCATCAAATTTCAATAAAATGAACAAATCGCTGTATAAGTACATAGTCCCATTGCTGCTCAATAGTCTGATAAATGGGCATGACAAAAATAACAAAATTGACATCACCATTGGAAGATGGGCAAGAGAAATCAATATGGTAAATAAAAATTACAGTCTAGTAAAATCACAGAAAGAGGCGACAAGCAAGGAAATCCAGTATCCCCTTGAGACAATAAATGAATTTTACAACAAAGCGGATGACATGATTGACTGGTATATCACAAACGCATTAGATTACCTAAAATCTGCCGGTTTAATTATCTGGCGGGATGTATACCGCATCAATAAGGAGGTATCGGATGAGAAAATTACAATTGATGAAAATGGCACTGTATATGCAGATATATCTATTGAAAGCCACCAGGCATCCAAGGACGAAATGGATTTTTACTCAAAATGCATTGACATTGCAGATAAGGAAGCAAACATAAGCAACGAGTCTGAACGGTATTACAGCAAAAAATCAAGACGCTTCAACGAAGTGTTAAAAAGGGAACTCTACAAAGAGAAGATAAAATGCGTATATATGACTTATGAGGCATACTACATCAACCTTGACAAATGCAACTACCTGCTCTCCAAATTTGGCAGCTTAAATATAGAAGATGTAATAAAGGACTTCAACCAGGAGTTTACGGACATGCTCATTGAGAATGCCGGAAAGAGGTTTGACAAACAGCCGGGCAAGTACATTTACCATCACGACAAAGACGATTATAAACTATGCTTCCAAGGACTGTGTGAGATGACAATTGATAAGGATACAGAATTTCTTGGATATAGGATAAAGAAGAAGACGATTGAAGATGACTATAAATTACAGATACAGGAAGGACAGTAAAAAATGAATTTTAACAGACAACAGGAAGAGATAATCAACTCTATTAATGGGAATATCGCCGTTATAGCATCGGCAGGTTCCGGGAAAACCACCGCCCTTACCAATAGGATAAAGAATATGGTAGAAAACCACGACTGCACGCCATCCACAATCCTTGCCGTCACATTCAGCAAAAAAGCACGCGATGCAATTTCAGAAAAATTAGAAGGGTTAAATGTCTATGGTGTAAATGTCGAGACATTCCACTCACTGGCATTGAAAATAATCGTGTCAGTGCATGGACAGAAATACAAAGTATGGAACCTCCAGTGGGAAAAGGAAAAATTTATACAGGAAATATGCAAGTCAAAATGCAACTTATGCGGATCAGAAATTCCATTCAATGAGATCTGTTCCTTTATATCATTGCAGAAAGTAAATATGCTAAAGCCAACAGATGAGGCGATCCCGCAAAGTGATATGCCATTCCGTTTTGGAAAAATGAAAGAAATTTACTCTACATACGAAGATATGAAAAAAGATAAGGGATATATTGAGTTTGATGATTTCCTCAACATGGCAAATGACATTTTCGCCTCCCGGCCAGATATCCTTAACTCATACAAAAAATCTTTTAAGTACATTTTAGTGGATGAGTTCCAGGATGTTTCCTTATCCCAATATATGCTGCTAAAGAATCTTGGGACGGGAAATACCATGATTGTAGGAGACCCATTACAGGCAATCTATTCATTTAGGGGCGGCGATGACAAATATATCTTAAACTTTGACACGGAATATCCGGACACTAAAGTAATCAACTTAAACACTAACTACAGGTGCAGTTCCGATATTGTCAATACTGCAAATATGCTATCACACAGCGTATCGTATTCCAAACACAGGAATTATGTAGAAAGCATTGCGCATAATGGGAAAAATAAGATCCCGGAACTGAAGAGATTCCCAGACAATGAGCATGAAAGCACATGGATTGCAGAAAAAATCAAAAATTTAATTGGCGAAGGATATAAATATGAGGATATTTCCATCCTTTCAAGGACAAATGCCCAACTGCAGGCAACAGAGAATGTGTTCCATAAAGAGAAAATCCCATTTGAAGTTGTCAATGGGCGGCTTTTCACAGAGCTTCCTGAAATAAAACTCATCATATCTTACTTGAAACTTGCCATAGATCAGGATGACGATTCTTCATTTCGGTATCTGTACAACAAGCCAAACAGATGGTTGGACAAGAAATTCTTGAAGGAAGTGGAGGACAACAGCTCTTACCGTAAAAATTCCTTGTATGAGTCAATGCTCACAATCCGTAGGAGGAACTGGAGGTTTAAAAACGGGATCGATGAAATTGTGGAAGTGGTTAAATATTTAAAGAAAAAGAAAGATTCTCCTGTATCCGATTTAGTCCATTACCTCCGGGAAAGGTTGGAAATCGACTATTTTGTATCAAAAGGAAAACAATCTGATGATGGAAGTTATATAGAACAGGTTGAGAACCTTGATACTTTCGAGGATATGTGCGAAAAATACGAGTCAATTGAAGACCTGATTTATTACTTAGATGATATGGACAAAGAGATCAGAAGCAATACGGGAGACAAAGTGAAGCTACTGACAATCCATAAGTCAAAAGGCATGGAGTATCCAGTCGTATTCATTATTGGATGTAGTGATGGGTTATTGCCACATTATAAAAGCAATAATGACGAAGATGAGAGGAGGCTGTTGTATGTCGCTATTACAAGGGCTGAGAAGGAACTGTATATGTCATATGTTGACTTCTCCAATGGCAAGTCAATGGGGATAAGCCCGTTTATGAAAGATATTATGGAGACTGTAAATTTTGTAAAAGAATAATGGGGCTATCATTATATGGGAATAAGGAAGGTAATTACAGATAATTATTCATTGTTTTTGGGTGATTGTATAGATGTAATGTCAATATTAGATGATAATTCCGTAGATATGATATTATGCGACTTACCATACGGGACAACAAAATGTCCTTGGGATATTATCATACCATTCCACAAACTATGGGGACAGTATAGGAGAATAGCAAAGGATAATGCTGCCATTCTCCTATTCGGGCAGGAACCATTTGCATCCTTATTGAGGACAAGCAATATTGACAATTACAAATATGACATCTATTGGGAGAAAGAACGCCTCACGAATATTAACCAAGTCAAAAGAAGGGTTGGCAAGACGGTCGAAACGATTTCTGTGTTTTATAAAAAGCAATGTACATACAATCCTCAGATGGTCAAATATGAAGGGAAACCCAGAAGCAATAAAGTAAAAAACGGAAAACTTGGAATGCTTACGGATGAGAAGGAACATAAAGCTGTTGAGTACCATGACACAGGTTGGAGATATCCAACACAGGTATGGAAGTATAAAAGGGATTGCTTAAAATCTAATTTACATCCCACACAGAAGCCATTGGCATTGTGTGAAGATCTAATAAAAACTTTTAGCAATGAAGGCGATTTAGTGCTTGATAACTGTATGGGAAGCAATACTACAGGGTTGGCATGTGTGAATACCGGAAGGAAATTCATAGGGATTGAAAAAGAAGAGAAATTTTTTGATATCTCAGTAGATAGGATAAAGGGCAATATTTAATATTTAATTTTTAAAATAAGAGAAAAAAGATAGGAGACAAAAAGGAATGAATAATAATGAAAAGAAAGAACCAATAAATGCAAAAAATAATGAGGGAAATTTTATTACACCAGAAAATTATCCATCTATACTGAGGTTATTAGCCGATGAATATGAGAAACGGCAATTATCAGAAAAAGAGAGTAAAGAACGTAATTAGGAAAAAAAGAGAGGCTTACTATGAGGAAAAAAGATATCCAAATTGAGAACATAAGCGGCGTTGACTGTTACGAAAAGGATGGGACAGTATACCTGAAATTGGAAACGGTAGCAAGGGGATTAGGATTTACAAGGATTGCAAAAAGCGGAAATGAGGTTGTTATGTGGAGTAGAGTTGAGGGGTATTTGGAAAATTTAGGCGTGCACACAAGTGCGCACGACGATTTCATCCCAGAAAACATCTTTTATCGTCTTGCGATGAAAGCAAAAAACGAGACAGCCGAGAAATTCCAGGCGAAGGTTGCCGATGAGATCATACCGACTATCCGTAAGACGGGAGGGTATGTGAATGACGATGAAGTATTCATCAATACTTATCTTCCCTTTGCAGATGATGCAACAAGATTATTATTCAAAAGCACTTTATCCACTGTAAGAAAATTGAATGACGTTATTGAAAAACAGAAAAAAGATATTGTACATAAACAAAATGTAATTACCGGATTTACTGATGACATAACCCTTGCAGAGAAGAGGCAGATCCTCAATCGGGTTGTCAGGTATAAGAATGCGAATTATAGGGATAGATGGGGTGTCCTCTACAGGGAATTTGAGAATAAGTTCCATATTAATCTCCAATATAGGTATGACGCATATAACAAAAGACACAAACCAAAATGTACGAGCAAACTAGATTATGTAGATAAAGTTATGGGCAAAGTTCCTGAATTATATGAGATTGCAGCAAAATTGTATGAGAACGATGTGAATGCATTGGTGAAAGAAATGTATGGGGTGGTAGGCAGTAACGGATGATTGGTATTATCCAATCATCTGCTTATCCATATAAGCCACAATATAGACCAGTATAAGAAAATTGCGGGATATTAAATGAAATGAATAAATATAAGGAGGATTTATGCAACAGATTGATATTAATGAATTAACACCACATCCACGCAACAACGAATTCTTCGATGACATGAGTGGAGAAAAGTGGAATGAATTTTTAGAATCTATAAAATCAAGAGGAGTTATTGAACCAATAGTAATCACACCTGATAAAGTTATTGTATCTGGTCATCAACGGGTAAGGGCTTGTAAGGAACTTGGAATTGACAGTGTTATGTGTGACGTGCATACATATAACAATGAAGATGAAATCCTGCAAGACCTATTGGAAACAAATATTCGGCAACGCGGGAGTATTGGTGGATCAGACAAAAAAATCAGCTTGAGGATTAAAGAATTGGAAAGGATTTATGGAATTGAGCATGGTGGAGACAGAACGCAACACGAAAAAAATTCGTCTTGCAAAACTCAAACCGATTTAGCTTCTTATATGAACATGGATGTCCGTACCCTCCAAAATTATAAACGCCTAGCAGATATGATACCAGAATTGGAAGAACTGGTTGACACTGGCATTGTAACTAAGACTACTGCGCTTGCGATGATAAAGAACTTATCTGAAGAAGAACAACTGAACCTAATTTCTTCATTAGACACGACAAAGAAAATTACAAAGAAAGAAATACAACGATACATTGACAAGATAAAAAGACTTGAAGAGGATAATGAAAAGATCATTTCCTTAGAGAATCAAATTTCAGATTTAAAAGCAGAAAAGAGCATTCTTGAAAGGAAAGTCAGATTAACACAAGAAGACTCTGATAGATTTAATAAATTAAAATCTGATATTGAATTTCTAACAAAAAGGAAATCAGATATTGGAAGGCAAATTGATTCCGCAACTGAATTGGCTGGATTAACAGTAAAATTGCAAAAATTATTAGAAGATGAACTTGCCCCTATAAAATTCAAAAGATGTATGGAACGGTTGGATTCCAGTGATGTATGCGTTTCAAATTTAGTAGAAATTATTGAAAATATTGACAATTGGTCTTCAGAAATGAAAAAAATATTAGGCGACAAATACGAAGATATTATTGATATTTAAAGGAGAAAATATATATGAAAAATTTAACAACAAAACCTATAAATGAAATGACAAAAAATGAGCGGGAATATATTAGAAATGAACTGAATGAGATTGATAAAGACAATATTAGAAAAGAACTTGAAGAAATACAAGAAGAACAGAAGAAAAACAACGAAAGAATTGATGGACTTGAAGATGATGTTAAAAAAACAAAAGATGACGTTGAAAAATTACAAAAAAATACAAATGTACTTGGTTCACCTTTTCATTCCAAAAGGAAAAGGAACTTTAATAATCTATGCAAAAAAAGAGTATGGAAATTATTCAATAACGACAAAAACACATGTGAATATGTATTATTTTCTCCGTTTTTATTTAAGAAGATTTATAGTTCTGTTGCAATCAATTTTGATTTGGATACTTGGCATGATATTAGTATGGAAAACTACGAAGAAGAATATAGTATGTATTCACAGGCAAAAGAGTTTGCTACATATTGGACTCCATCAGATTGGTATATTTCCCAATGCATTGATGGAATGATTATTAAACGGGATAGTGGAATCTTAAGTCCTGAAAGATGTCGTGCATTAACAGAATATTTGAAGATAACAAATGGCGGAGAAATAAATCCGTTCTCTAACTAACTTAGCCAACAAAGCGATGATTGCAACTGGCACTCGTTAACTCAGCACAAGAAAGAAGGCATCAAATGAGACACCTTCTTTCAAAAGAGCATGTACATGCACCCTCAGTAGGGGTTCCTACTGGCGACAAAACTTTAGTTCCCTTTAAACTGGCCACATATAAAGAATTTACGTTCCGTTATGTGTGGCACAATTTAAAACTTGATTAGATTTTTCGCAAACTTCGACACAATTTCTGTCATATGGTGCATTTCTCCTTCCGTACCTATATTTTTTAATAGTTGAGAATATGTTTACAAGTTCCTTTGGTACGCACCATATAACTATTATAACAGCAATTGCCGCTTTCGTTAATAGATATTTAGAATTAATTTCAAGATTTAAGAATTAAAGAAACCATAAATAACGATTTTGTAAGGAGTCATATTATGGAAAATTATTTAAAAAAGAAAATATTAAATGTAAAAAGGAGAATTTTAGAAACATATGGATGGAACTTGCAACGTAGGAAATTATGAAGTAGATTACACAAAATTCGGGGGCGTTATTTATCCTTCAGATTTTTATCCTGGATTTAATAGTGGTGATATCGCTAGAAGAATTATAAGTGACTGGAATTTTGACAAACAATGCAGAAAAAATATTGAAGAGCGTAAAAGAACAGATGTCTGGAGGTTTGAAAATGGACAGAAAAAAGAAGATAAAAAAGAAGGTAAAATTGAAACTAATGGATGAAGGAAGATGCCTAAGTGTCAAGCTACCAGAAGAATGCGGAGGCCTTGGATATTCTGTCAGGTGCATTTACAGGTATGATGAAAAAGAGCAGAAAAATATTTTTATCCATGTGGTTATTGAAAGACGGTATTGACGATGAGTTTAGGATCAATTCACAGGAAATAGATACACAGTATTTTCATGGAGCGTCTATCTGTCCTGAACGGTATATAAAAAACATTATTGAACATGGAAGCATGAGCGGGTATTTTTCAGAATATATCGAAAGGCTTGAATATACATATAAGTGTTTTGACAAAGGCAATGAATTTTATTCTCAGATTTAGGTGTACAAAATGACAAAGAACGATTATAAGTATTTTAATAAAGCCAGGCAGGTTGCTTTGGTATCTGATTATAAGAACATACATGTTGGGTGTGTCGCCGTATATCAGAAAACCGTTATAGGGATTGGATGTAACTGCAATAAGACGCATCCTATCCAGAAACATTATAATAGATACCGTGAAAAATCTGATCTGCTTCCAAAACTACATGCTGAGATAAGCTGTATAAATTCAATAAAGAATCTGTGTATTAATTTTTCGAAGGTAAGGCTATATATTTACCGAATAAGGAATGACACGCCATTTGGGATATCACGTCCTTGTCCATCATGTATGGCAGCAATCAGGGATTTGGGCATCAAAGATATCTATTATACGACAAATGATGGATATGCCCATGAGACAGTTAAAAATATGGAAGGAGGTGTTGCGTAATTTGTAGCGTATGTAAGAAAAACCCATGCGATTCAAGGTGTCCTAATTATTCACCGAAAAAATATAGGCACTACTGCTCTTTTTGTGGCGATGGGATACATGAGGGCGAAGAATATATTGAAAACGGGAACGGAGAATACCGTCACTATGAATGTTTTTATGGCTTGAGGGAACTTCTCGGATGGCTAGGATATGATGTTAAAACTATGGAGGATTTTGAGGATGAAGATTATTGAAAAAATGAAGAGAATGCTTAAACGAAGAAAACCTAAAACTGAATACTGGATTAATATAAACCAGATACACGTCAATCCCGCGTGGAGACAGACAAAGATTGGTTCAAAGAAGTTTAGGCGCAAGATGAAATACTGGTATCGCACTGGCGAATTTGAGTCAAAGATTATCCTGGACAAGGATTTCAATCTGATTGATGGATATAGTTCCGTGAGGATTGCGGAGATTAAGGGGATTATTAAGCTTCCAGTTTATTTTGTGGATTAGGAAATTATACATAGAGGAGGTTACTGGATGGATGTTTTTGAATATTTGCCGCAACTGATTGTTGCTTACGATGGCAACGATAAATTTGCGAATCTTATTCATGTGAGTAAATCAAATAAAGATAACGACTACTACTGCCCTTGTTGTGGGGGAATTGTCAAACCAAGGGCATTGCATAGTAAAAAAGAGCAGTCTCATTATTACCATAAAACAGGGAAATGCAGCAAAGAAAGCCAGTTGCATTTTTTCTGTAAAAATTGGTTATTTGAAAAGGGAAGTAAATTTTGTATAAATGGGGATATATTCAAAGTTGATTCTATTGACATAGAAAAATCATGGCCTACCAAATTTGGAGACTATAAGCCGGATATCACTGTCTATACGACATCTGGTAAAATAATTTATTTTGAAATGTTTTTCTCTAACAGAAAAAATGGTGATGATTATTTTTGTAAGTGGGACGCACTTGGGAATGATGTTGTTGAGGTCAATATAAAAGAATATATGTTTAAAACGGATGAGGATGTTATCCCATCATTCGCGTACTTATACCATGACAGTATCTGCTATTCCAAATCATATGTGAAGAAGGATTTGTACGCGAATACAATTGCCAGAATAAAAGATAATTTAACCAGGCAGAAAATGCTTAACTATAAATCCCGAAATGAGCAGTTGGACTGGTTTTGGCAGAAAGTCAGGTTAAACGAAAGCAAGGACTCTATATTAGATTCGGTTAAATGCATGGATTATGAAGACATGGTGTCCTGCTATTCTATTATCAAAAGAAAGCAGTGTGTTTCGTATTTAAAGGACGAAATTTTAGAGATTATAAACAAAAAGGTTGTGTCTGAAGTTAGAGAATCTTTAAACTTGCCATATGATGAAAATGTGTATTTTGACTTAATCCATATCCATGGGAGAACATATGAAGCTGGGATAAGGTTGGACATAAAGACAACGCATATTTCATACAATAAATTCCGCTATAAATGTCTATATTATGATAAGCGCAAGTATAGTTTTGAACATACAACAATTGTTTTTAGCAAAAATGTGCATGACGCAAAAGAAGTAATAATATTAGGCGAACAGCTAAATGAATTTAATAATATATTCAGAAAGACGTTAAAATTTAAAGATATGCTTTTAAATTTTGAGGACAAATTATCTGAATTTGAGGGAGATAAATACAAGATAAGAATTAATAACGATTATTGCACTGTCCTATCAAAGACGCAGGACGGCAGATTTGAAGTGGTATTGGATAAATTTCAATTGAATAATTATGAGATAAATAGTTTGTCTGATGCTATCCAGAATGGAATCCAGGAGAGAAAAAACGAAGAATTTTTAAAAACAATCTTATCTAATGAAAAATATCAGTCAGAGATAAGAAGCTTAAAAAATTATAAAGATTTTGAATATCAGGTTTCTGTAACACATAAAAAAAGTACATGGAATCATGAAAAAGATGGCATTTATCTCAAACTTTATGTAAATAAAAATTGCGAATATAATGAAATGATACAGCCAAATTTTTACGGTTTTATTGCGGGAATAAATAAATGTAAAGTTCTTCTGGATAATTTTGTAAAAGAATATGATATCTTAATCAAAATCGTAGGACAAATAAATGCTTGTAAAAATGGTTTTTGGAAGGCAAAATTATCGTTTGATTTTTGGGGCAATCCTGAAATAAAAATTAATCAGACATATATTGAATCTATATGGACGGAAAGTCATGTCTTATTACATGATTTTTATTCGCTAACCAAACAGGATATCATATCCAAATTAGAAAACGCAATGCATTCTGTATTAAAAAATATGGAAAAGTACGGATGCTATATAATGGAGGTGAAAGATAATGGGTAAAAATTTATATATCCCATCCATTGATTGTAAAGATTTGTATTTATCGAATAATTATTTTAAGAATGTCCCATATGGTTACAAACTCACAAAGAAAGATGGGACAGATAATTTCAACAAATATATCAATAGTTTTGATTATAGTTTGGATTTAATTGAACTCCGTGAAGTGGCAGATAGAATATATGGGAAAAAAGATTCCTTGTCATTTACAAGCAAAGGAAAAGAATACTCATCAAAAATAATAAACATAACGTTTAAATATGCCGTGAAAGAATTTAATAAGGTAGCTCAGAATACATACGTTAGAAACGGCTATAATTTAAGGGATTATTCTTTGGATAACGGTTATGCCACAGATTTTGACGGTGATGGCTCTGAAATTTTAGTGGCATTAAAAATAAATGAGCCATATTGTAATCATATGGATACAAACTTGCTCCCCCATTTCTTTTCCTGCAATTATGATGACGAAACAATGTTATATACATATAACCTATGTGGGACAATCAAGACCGTAAAATCAGCAAAAGAACTGAGGAGATGGTGCTATAAAAAAGGATTCATCTGTAATGGAATAAATTATTGCAGGTTTAAAAGATCCAGCGGGTCATCAAGGGTAGGGAAATGTCTGTTTATAGACAAAAGATTGTATTCAGATATGCATAGGTCAGAACAATGCGGTCTGGATGTGAAGAATGGGGACGAGTTGGACATCGCAGCATTTGAGGCGTATATTTCGCTTCCAACAAGCAGTATTATTGGAACTGTAGATATAAAACCAGAAAATTTCTTAGTAATAAAAGACTGGGAAAGCGTATTCCATGAAGATGCGATATGCACTGATTTAGGTGAAGACGGATGGCTAAAAACAGAAGAAAAAAATATGAAAATAACCAATTCCATTTGGGACGGGCAGTCATTGATTGATATTTCCTTAATGGGAGAATACCGCACAAAAGGCATGATATTGTTAAGGAATAAATTTTTCAAATCATGCTGTTTCAACACTAATATCCAGAAATTTTTCATGGATAATGATATCACAGATATTTCTCAGCTTAATGGAGAAACAATCGCCACAGATATAAGAGATATCAAGATAATAACCACGCCATCAAGCATCAAATTCTATAAATTTGGTGATTTAAGCACATGGTTTAAGAATATTTATCCGTATTTTGGTGTAGTGAAGTATGATAAAGACACTTATTATTTTGATGGCCGCATGGTACAGGCACATTATCAGCTATTAAACACTGTGCAATTGTCAAAAGAGGAAATGAAAGAATTAGTAAAAGATGGTATTGAATATATAAACCTGCTTAATACTGATGTCGATGTTATGCGATATCATCTTAAATTTAAAGCAAGTGATAATTATGAATTAGATAATGTAATGAAAGATAAGAGTGAGATTGTGTACAAGCTTTTAAATTACGACTGCAAATTTGATGAAACCAAGACTTATTATGACTTCAAGAAAAAATTATGTCATGCATACTTAAAGAATATAAAAAAAGGACACATACTTTTAGATGGTACATACGCCACACTTTTTGGAAATCCTTACGAAATGCTTTTACAATCAATAGGAAAATTTAATGGGGAATCTATTTTACAGATAGGGACAGTACATAATACAAGATATGAATACAATACAACGATTCTTGGAAGCCGTAGCCCACATGTGACAATGGGAAATTTATTGCTTGCGAAAAATGTTGCGTGTGAAAAGATTGATAAGTATTTCAATCTTACACCAACTATCATATGCATAAATAGCATCAATGAAAATATTTTAGAAAGATTATCTGGGAGTGACTTTGACAGCGATACTTTGCTTATCACAAATAATAAAATACTGATAAATGCCGCAAAAAAGAATTATCATATTTTTAAAGTTCCAACACGAAATATCAATCCTCCAAAATCTAAACGCCATTATACCTCTGAGGATCTTGCAGACTTAGACCATAAAACGAGTAATAATAAAATTGGAGAAATTGTAAATCTCTCTCAGGAATTGAATTCTTTGTTGTGGGATATGGCGGCAAAATCTGGACAAGATGTCGAAAGCCAATATGAATATGTAAAAGAAATTTATTATGACGTGTGCCAGTTGGATGTTTTAAGTAACATTGAAATAGACAAAGCGAAAAAAGAATTCCCTGTTGACACGACAAAAGAATTAAAGAAAATGCGTAAGAAGTATGAACAATTGCTGGTAATGTCAGATGGAAGGAAAAGGATGCCATTTTTCTTAGGTTTTATCGCCGAAACTAAAAATTATAAAAATGTTGACAAAAAAGATTATCAGAAATATGAAACGAGCATGGATTACTTGCATAGCTGTGTTAGTAAAAAACGTTCATCTAAATCAAAAGGAAGCGACTTCCTTCCTTTATATGAAATATTTAAACCAGATGATTATGATAAAAATAAAGTACGAAAACCACAAATAAATAAAATTATTGAATTAGCAAACACTACACTCTCTTATATTCAAATAATTATACAGAATCCATGTTTAACTGGTGATGAGAAGCGGTTTTATTCTATAAACGCAAAAGAAGAATTACTATATGAAATTAATCGTATGAAGATAAATGAGCATACAATCTATCGTCTCTTATATCGCCTGGAAACACAAGAATCTATATCAGTGAAAAATATTTTATTTTATATTTTATTTAATTACAAAAATAATGTATTAACAAATTTGTTGAATAATTATAATCGAATTAATACTTATTTAACTGAAGATAAACACGGTGAGATTATTGTATATGGTCGTAAATTTACAAAATCCACCTAATATTAATTATATGAGCAAAAACTTTATTAGTTTAAATTTTAACCATCTAGCAAGTTTTACTCAAGGGATTTTTACCCAAAAAAGACCCCCTGACCAAAAAAAATGGGAAGAAAACCCTAGATTTTTAAGGAAAATCTCAAGCCTCCATAAGTACGTATTAGGAGAGACAAAAAACGAAATAAAAATTAGCTAATAAGGAGACCAATATATGAGAAAAATTAGTATCACAGAAGCACTCAATGAATTGAAATTATACGACTCAAAAATCACAAAGGCAATCAATTCCGCCAAGTTCTGTGGAGCAGCTAAAAAGTCTTCAAGCAAAATTGGAGCAATTACAAAAGAAGATTTCAATGAACGCGCAAAAGCATCTTACCAGTCTATCACAGATTTGATTTCAAACAGGAACACATTAAAATCTGCAATCGTAAAATCAAATGCGACAACTGAGGTTATCATCAATAACAAAACAATGACAGTTGCGGAGGCTATTGAGCGTAAGAACTCCATTGCATATGACGAGATGCTATTGTCAACAATGGTTGCCCAGTATAATGCCACAAATCTAACTGTAGAAAGAGAAAATAAGCGTGTAGACAATAAAGTCGATGAACTCCTCGCCACGTTAATTGGCAAAGATGGCGATAAGAAGATTGACAAGGCAACCCAGGAGGCAGTAGAAATCCCATACAGGGAAAAGAACGAGTTCGAATTGCTGGATATTATTGGACTTTATAACAAAATCACGGCACTTGAGTCAGAAATTGATGGATTTAAGTCAGAAGTCGATACAAAGCTAAGTATCTCAAATTCTATAACATATATTGAAGTTGATTTTTAAGGTTTTTGTATAATGTTTTGCAGTTATCACGTAAATCTTAAACTTACGCCCTGTGCCTATGCAGGAAATCATAGGCAAATTAAATCTTGAATGGTATGTTAAGAGAACAAGCAGAATTAAATGTTTAGGAGATATTTATGTTTGATTGAATTGAATACTAATTCGCAATTTATACATAATTTAATGCGAAATTCAAACAAAACACATACTAAAAGTTCAACGTTTATTTCTTAACTTTTAAAATTCATTCATCAAAATTCTTTTTACATAACGTTTAAAGCATAAATAATAAAGATCGATAAAATCCGCTTATTAAGGTTTATATGGGATGCGTAATTGCCATGAAGATTTCACCAGTGGCTGTGATGGCTGCATAGATAGATATGATTTACTGTTTCGTAGGTGGCAATGCTGTTTATCGGCATTGCTGCTTATCAAATAAGTGCCTATAACTCAATTGGTAGAGTAACCGGCTTTTAACCGGTAGGTTTTGGGTTCAAGTCCCAATGGGCGCATTGCTGGCGAGTAGAACGGATATATAAACCATACCAGACTCATAATCTGCGTGGTACCAGGTTCGACTCCTGGGCTTCAGCAATTTTTCAATAGATGCATGGTAACTCTACATATTTCTATAAATAAAAATTTAGAGTTAGAAGTTCATTATGGAGGAATAAACATGAAAAATGAGAAGAATTGGTACAGATGTACTACAAGGGAAGAAATGGTGTTGTTAGTGGCTTCTGGTTTCGATTATACGAATTTCAGGCCAGATAAATATAACAATGGAAACAATACTTATTTCTTTGAAAGAACTGAGAAATTGGAAAAATTTTTAGAACTTTGGAAACAGCAATAAGTTGAGAAAGGAAAATATTATGAACAAGATTGATATTTTTAGGAATGAAGAATTTGGAGAAATTAGGACAACAATAATTGATGGAGAACCGTGGTTTGTAGGAAAAGATGTGGCACAGTCATTAGGATATGAAAAGGCAAGGAATGCCATAGCAACACATGTTGATAAAGATGACGCCCTGAAATGGGGCGTCACCGATTCACTTGGAAGAAAGCAAGAAACAACCATTATCAATGAATCCGGACTTTACTCACTTATCTTATCAAGCAAATTAGATTCAGCAAAACGATTCAAACATTGGATAACTTCAGAAGTATTGCCATCAATCCGCAAGCACGATGCCTATATGACAAACGAAGCAATAGAACGTACACTGACGGATCCAGACTATCTTATCCAGTTGGCTACCGCCCTCAAAAAAGAACGTGAGGAAAAAGAACTAGAAAAGAATAAACGGAAATTAGCGGAACAAACTATTGAGAAGCAAAAACCACTTGTCGAATTTGCCAACCAGGTTTCTGATACAAAAGACTTGATAGACATGAAAACGATGGCAAAATTACTAAAAGATGAAAATATCAATATCGGCAGAAATCGCCTGTTCACATTTTTGAGAAATCATAAAATCTTGATGGATGATAATCAACCATACCAAAGATATATAGATGCTGGATATTTCAAAGTAAATGAGTATACATACAAAAACTCTTCTGGAGATCCGAAAATAAAAAGACAAACTTTTGTCACTGGAAAAGGACAAGTGTATATTGTAAATAAAGTGAAAAAGATTTTGAGTTAAAAATAATTGGGGCGGATTACTCCTGCCCTCATAATATTGGCATATAGTTCAATCGGTAGAACACTTGGCTGTTAACCAAGGGGATGTAGGTTCGAATCCTACTATGCCAGCTACTCCCTTGCATGGGAGAATTTTAAGGAAAGCGAGTGAATAATATAGTCAGAATTTCAAGGAAAGAAATGGAGTTTCTGCAAAAAAACGGTGTCAGGTTTGGCGAAGAAGGCATAGTCGCCACAACAGGGCATCACAAGTCATGGTATTTGACGGAATCAGAGGAAAACAAATATTTAATGAGGAAATACCATGCGGAAAATTATAAAAAACGAATAGGAAAGTAGGGATTCTATATAGCTAAGAAAAAGAAAAACATAGCTTTGGAAGTTATAGGAGGGAATGCGTCTGGTATTACTGGAAGCTGCACAAAGATAGAGTTCAATAAAAGGACTATTTTGTTTGAACTTGGGATGATACAGGACTGCCCTACAATCCTTGGCAATTATAAGGAAAACTGTGCTATCCTAAATAAGATAAAAGCAAAGAATATTGAAATGGTCATTATAGGGCATTGCCATTGCGACCATATCGCATTGATTCCAACGCTTTTTGCGCGAGGTAACAGGACAGTTAGGATTATTGCCCCAAAGGACAGTGCCTGCATTTTAAAAGAAATGTGGTCTGATTCTGCGTGTATAAACAATAGGGACTGTGAAATATTGAACAGGCGCAGTGGCAAGTCGTATACGCCTTTATACACACAGGAAGAAGTAGACATGGCGCTAAATAATGTGGAGGAGTTAGAAATCGGGGAACTAGTAGAGATAGATGAAGATATATCCATCCGATACACTCCTGCTGGACATATTTTGAGGTCATGCCAGACAGAACTGTATATTAAGGCTGGCTCACACACAAAAAAGATATTATTCTCTTCTGATTTGGGGAACACAATGATACAGGACAGAAAGGTTTTTGTTGAGCATTTTGAGCCTGTAAACAGTGCAAACATAGCGTTTGTTGAAAGCACATATGGCAGGCGCGGATCCTCAATGACAGGAAAAAATATCCTTCTGGATAGGGAAAAGATGAAGACAGTAATACGCCAGTTCTGTATTGACAATAAAAAGCGTGTATTGATACCTACATTTTCCCTGGATAGGATGCCTCAGATATTATGGGAACTATACCAGATATTTGGGGATGACAAGTCTTTTAAAATCCCAGTCCTTGTAGATAGTCCTTTGGCAAATAGATTATTAGACTGCTACTCTTCTATTTTAAGCGGGGCTTCTAAAGAAAAATTTGATGAAATGATGTCATGGGGGAATATAAAAAGAATCATTTCTCCAGAAGACAGCAAATTAGCCATTGCGGATGGTTCAGCAAAAATAATTTGCGCATCATCTGGGATGCTGACTGCCGGAAGGAGTATAAAATGGGTTCAAAGTATCCTGCCAAACAAAAACGACTGTATATTGTGCGTTGGATATGCTGGCGAAGATACGTTGGCCTGGAAGATAAAAAATGGCTCCGATAAGAAAACCATCAATATAAACGGAAAACCTTATAAGAATAAAGCACAGTTGGTTGACCTGCATTCTTATAGCAGTCATATGCAAAGGAATGATCTGATTGATTATTACAAGGGGATTAGGTGTGAAAAATTATATTTAATACACGGAGACTTGCAGGCACGTATAGAATTAAAAGAGGATTTGGGAAAAGCCATATCGGATTGCTGCAGTTCAACAAGAGTTTTAATCGTAAATAAAGGAATGAAAATCTCATTGTGAGAAATATAAAGAAACTGGAGAAGCGTTGTATGAATAAAGATTATTTAGATATGGACATAACAGAAAGCATAGGGGAATTTGCGAATTACAAACTGCCAGAGCCAACATTACTGGATTATTACAGGAGAATACAGCAGCGTGAAATCCTTCTAAATTGCGAAATTGATGACGGGATTGTTGAATGGACGCAGCAGATAATTATGTGGAATAAGGAAGATGAGGGAAAGGGTATCCAAGAAAGGAGGCCAATTAAAATTTTCATCAACTCAAATGGCGGAAGCTTGAATGCCATTATGGAATTTATTACCATATGTAACCTGAGCCGTACCCCTGTCAAAGCCATTGGGATGGGGAAATGCTATTCATCGGGAGGATTGCTGCTTATGGGCGTCCCAAAAGGGAACAGGTACATTTTATCCACCACGGAGGCCTTAGTCCATGATGGGGCGACAGGAAGTTATGGCGATACAGGGAAAGTACTGGATGATTTGGAATATACAAAAAAGGTAGAAGAATCTACTAAAAAATTCATACTCGGACATACAAAAATTACAGAAGAAGAGTATGATGCAAATTATCGGAGGAACTGGTGGCTAGATTCAGATGAGATAATCAAATACGGGTTAGCCGACCATATTGTAAATAATATTGAAGAATTATTCTAAAAAGAAAGGAAATAAAAAAATGGCAAATTTTACATACAAGGAAACAAAAACAGAAAAGGTAGTAATAAAGGGGATGTTGTCTGATGATGGCAAGACGATCACTGTGACAGAAAAGAATGATGACAGAGACGTATCTATCCAGGAGTATATTGACAAATTCGCTGGCGGGTATGTTGAGATGACACTTGGGACAAAATCAGAAAATGATCTGTTAGATAATGGTTAAGGGCGGTGGAAATACTGTTTGATGTAAAACGCAAAGATTCAGAAAACGAATCTCAATATCTGTGGAGATTAGGCCAGGCTAAAGATACTGGCCTAATTGATATTGACTGGCAGGGAATCGCGGATATCATGAATAGTGAGTTTGGCAATCCAGATAAACCCTATTCAGAAGCTGCATGGAGAAAGCCATATCAGATGGCCAAAAAGTTTTTTAACGATGGCGTATTTACCAGCTATGGTGATGAACACCATATACAGATACTGGAACAGCGACAGGAATTGGAAAAAGAACGTGTGAAAGTGCGGGATGAGCGCAATGAACTGAGACGTATCCTGCGTAATGAGGCACGGAAAGAAAGTTACAGGGAGCAGATATTACGGAGCATTTCTGAACATAGTCATATTCCGCTTTCTTATGATGAATCAAAGAAATTTAGAGGAGTATTGAAGTCAGATAATGATTTGCTAATCTCATTGTTTGACATACACGCTGGGATAAAAACTGTTAATTTCTGGAATAAATTTGATGAAAAAGTTTTAAAGAACAGATTAAATGCATACTTAGACAAGATATTTGAGATATGGCTAAGGCATGGTTCAGAAAATGCATTTGTAGTATTAAGCGAACTTATTTCTGGATTTATACATCCTACCATTAGGATTGAGAATAACCAGGATGTAATCGAGCAGTTTTTATGTGTTACAGATTATGTGGCTGAATTTCTCAGTGAACTGAGTTACCGTTTCAACACGGTTCATGTCTATATAGCCCCTGGGAATCATGGGAGGCTATCCCCTAAAAAAGAAGACAATTTATCTAATGAAAACATGGACAATTTAGTCCTTCCATTTTTGGAGGCAAAATTGCAGAATTTCAAAAACATCCATTGCCACAAGAATAATATTGAGCAGTCAATCGCAATGTTCAGCGTACGTGGTACAACTGTATTCAGCAGTCATGGGGATAAGGAATCTTTGGATAATGCAATTCAGAATCTGACAATGTTTACAGGGACACGGCCAGATATTTACTTATGTGGACACAGGCATACTAACGCAATGAAAACGGTATACGACTCAAAAGTATTGCAGGCAGGTTCTCTGTCTGGTTCTGACTCGTATTGTATGGATAAGAGATTAAAGAATAGGCCAGAACAATTAGCGGCAGTCATAAATAATATATCAGGACTTGACTGTATATATGATATAAAATTTCAATAGAAAGGAAATATAAATGGATAAAATTTTAGAAGTATTATTTGGAAACCCGCAGATGGTGGAACCTTTGCTCAAAGGATATATTGATAGATATAAGCCTGTTGTGTATTCTATAATGGGAGACTTATTTGGTGTATTCACCGATTTGACAGAAAACAAAAAATATTACCAAACACTTGCAAAGCATAAATGGAATATGTATAGCGCATATGTAGATGCAGGATTTACAAATGAGCAGGCTATGGCATTGATTCTGAACGACAACCTTCAGCTTGCGAAAAATATAAGTTCTGCAAATCAGTCCGCATCATCCACATTATCTGCTATTTCAAAATCATAAACAGATAAACAATATTGACAATAATGCTGCAATAGGTATGCAGCTTTTAATTTGGCTGAAAAAGCCATCAAAACACGCTAGAGAGTAACTTAGGTTGCTCTCTTTAATATTGAAAAAATAAAATAAAAAGGAGAAAATAAAATGTTAAAAGCAGAATTAGTAAAAGAAATCGTAAACAAGGTAAATGAGGAAAATAACAGCACTGATACATCTAATAAAATCGAAGTAACGAAAAACACTGTAACGGTAGTTTTAGACGCATTGGGAGATGTAATTGAAGACGTTGTAAAGAATGATGACAAGGTAACACTTCCTAAGATTGGTACTTTTTCTGTAAAAACAGTTCCAGAAAGAAAAGGGACTATTTATCTTGGAAGTAAGAAAGGAGAAACCTATACTGTCCCAGAACATAAGCAGCCAAAATTTACAATGAATTCAAAATTCAAGAAAATTTTAGTTTAAAATGATTGGTGGTGGCATTAATGAAAAGACTTGAATTCTGTGTCTATGAGAATTTTGCGGCACATATTATAGATTCGCTTTTTGGTTTAGACGATGAGTATAGTGATATTTCTATTATCGCTAAATATAACGAGGCTAAAAGTATTGTCAAAGAATTAATTGCGTTTGCAGATTTTTCTATTGAATCAATTGAACTTGAGAAAGCGGAATACAATAATTATTTTGATGAATATATTGTGTCATTAACAAAGGATGGTGGGTTGTGGTGTGAGCCATTTAAACGTGACACTGGTTATTTGTTTAATGAGTCGGTTATAGCTTATGTTATGGATAACTGCTCTTCTAAAGTATTGCAGACATGTGACTGTAAGACAATTTACGAAGTTTCTGTTGGCGAAGAGGATGATGATGTTCATTCATATGACAAGATATTTTGTGATGAGGAACCTTGTAATGAAAAGACTTGTGATGAGGATGATATGCACGGATTCAGTGTAAGCGGTTCTAATGATAACGGTAATTATTCTTACAGTTTCTATACTACTGAGGATATTGATATGGAAGATATTAAAAAGTTGCTTAGTAAATTTTCACTTGCAATTAAGTAAATGATTGTTTTTGGCAAGTGAAATTATTTTATGTCAAATAGAACGGAATATTATGATAGGGGGAGATTTGTATGTCCACTTCTCTCCTATCAAAAACAGAATTTGGTTTTGTATTGCTAAGTCCATTGTGAAAAGAAATGTGTAGGGTATGCTCCTACAGTCACAATGCAATAGGGAGACTTGCAGGATAATTATTTGTCTTTTCCCTTTAGTAAATATAAAAATAGGCCATCTTGCTTAGAGGGTAAAGAGAATTATAGGGCAACACCTATCTCTGCCTATAATTATGGTAAATTATGATTATTGCCAATGATGATATTGGTTAATTAATGGATGGAAAGGAAGTGAGATTATGAATGGTAAAACTGCAAAAAGAAGCGATGAAGTGACAGATGAAATCTGGAATCAAGTAAATAAAATAAACCGTGATATGGTGCAAGATTATCTTGATAATCAAGCGGATCTTTCACCACAAACACGTCCAGCATATGAAAGCGGACTGAAAATATTTTTTGTATGGGTAAAGGATAACCTAAATAATAAAAACTTTGCAAACATTAAGAAAAAAGAATTTCAAAAATATCTAAATTGGCTAACAAACAGAGGGCTATCTGATTCTGCAATAAAATTCAAAAAATCATGTGTCAGCACATTCTGTAATTACGTCATGATGATGTATGAAGAAGAAATGCCTACTTTTCGTAACTTTACACAAGGATTAAAAGTAGTTAAGACAGGATATGTACATGAAAAAATCCCATTAACGCCAGATGAATATATTATGCTATGCGAAGAACTGGAAAAACGTGAAGAATGGCAAAAACTTGCATATTTAGTATTCTCTTATAGTACAGGGTGTAGGCGCGGAGAAGCACGGCAGCTATTAAAAGAGGTTATTAATTATGCCCCAAAGGAAAAAGAGATTACTGTTATAAATGAAGACGGAACGGAAAAGAAAGCCATATCCAAGTCATACTTAACACATACAATACGATGTAAAGGGGCTTCGGTTGTTGGGAAGCCACGTAAATTGAAATTCGGAGAAGACGCTATGACATGGCTAAAAAAATGGATTGAAGAGCGAGGAGAAGATGACTGCCCATATATGTTTATAGTCAAACAGATAGATAAAAATACTGGAAAATACAATATCCATCAAGTAGGAAAGGATACCTTTAACGGATGGTGCAACAAATTATTTACAGAAATTGTTGGCAGACGTGTTCATCCACACCTCTTCAGAGAATCAAGAGCCACGAACATCGTCTTGTACGAGCATAAATCTGCTGAAGTAGCGCAAAAACTGTTAGGGCATAATGATGTAAGTACAACCAAAAATCATTATATTATAAAAAGTTTGGAGGATGATGAGTCTGATGAAGCTTTTGTTTAATTCCAATTCTCAACCTGGTTTTTACATGCAAACAAAATAAATTTTACTTAATCCTTGATGTAAATTACATTTATTATTATATTGACAACTAAAAATTTTTACATTCTTATAAATTTACTGGATTTTTGGAAAATTATGTTATATAATATAATTGTTTTATATAATATTTTACAAGGCGGAAAAAAGAAATGGAAAAATTTTTTAATAAAATACCATTATGGGTGATAAATGCGCTATCTATAATTTCAGCAATATTGACGATTTTAACTACAATTTTTACATTATTCTTTACATTCAAAGGATGGGAAAAGAATCATAAATTTATCTTTTTAACTTTAGGTTGCTTTGTTGTTTTAACATTAGTACGAATGAGAAAATACAAGAAAATTTCTTTTGATAGGCATGAAAAAACTTCTTTTTTATATCATAAATTAACACATGATTCAAGAGATTTATATTTTGACATAATGCGATCTCATAAGGAAAAACGCGAAGATATCAGAAACCTTACGGAAATTTATCAAAATAGGCTTTCTAGTATTTTGACATATTTGTGCGATATTATGGAAATATACTGTGGACAAAAAATGTCAGCTTGTATAAAACTAATCACTCATCCAGACGAGAAGTTCGACAATATTACTTTGACTACATTTTGTCGCTCAAATATGTCAGATACTAACAGGGGTTCATATGAAAGGGCATCAAACAAACAAATTAAATTAAGCGATAATACAGATTTTTTATATATACTTAATCCAAATAATGATTCTAACTTGAATTATTTTTATCAAGGGAATTTAAAAGAATATTCAAATGAACTAAAAAAACAAGGAAAACAGTATATGAACACAAATGCAAATTGGGAAAATGATTACATAGGCACAATAGTTGTTCCTATTCAGATAGAGCATAAAAGACTATACGATTCAGCTAAAGAAGACTCTTTTTATGTAATTGGATTTTTGTGCATTGATTCTAAATCGTCCTCTGCTTTTTTAAAAAGACAAGAAAAATTTAATGTCGATATGGTTAAGTCATTTGCAGACATATTTTATATGCTTCTTTCTCAATATCATCATTATTTGAAAAAATTATCAAAAAAATAGTAGTTGATTTTATTATTTGTTTAGTGTATAATTATATGAAACACATGGGAGGTAAATATTATATGCAAAAATTACTTGATTATATCTATGTTGCCATTTTTGGGAAATATACTTTAAATGGTTTTGTTGAAAACGAAACAAGAAAAGAAAAATATGAATATGTTTTAGACTCTGTTTTTCCAGATGAGGAAACACTACAAGCAGCTTTATCTCCTTCTATTTCAAGTGTTGCAAAAATATAATACTATTAAATAAAAAGAAGCCTCCGGGCTTCTTTTTATTTAATAGTATTATTACAATATACAATTTCATTATTGACAGATAGATTAATGGTGAAATCACATGTCTTTCAAACAGACATACAGGAGTTCGGTTTCGTTCCCTCTATGCTAACTAAATAAATTAATGATAACAAAAATGAAAGTAGGTGGTGATGTTTTATGGTAAAAGATTTAGATATCGTTGACAGGCAGATGAAGATTGGTCAGACAAAAGTCATAAGCAGGGATGGCGGGCGGATTGTTGATTATGTGGAATTATTGTTTTCCCCTACTACAAAGATTCAGTTCGCGCCTTCTGATGACAGGACGCTTACAAAATTCAGTGTTAAGGATGTAGATTTATCAATCCCGCAGCTTGAATGCAATGTGTCAAAGGAAACAATAAGGGACTTAATTTTAGGGTTAAAATCTGTCTATAAACAGATGGAAGACAGTAAAGAATAAAAGAAAAGGGGGTGCTTATTATGAATTTTATTGAAAGGATTAATATCGAAAATGGGATTGTGAAATACAATCTGAAGGCAAAATATAATGAAGAACTGACTGATGATGAAGCCATGGAAATTGAAACACTTCATGATTATATTAGGAAAATCAAATTTTCTGACATTGATTTTACTGCAAATATTAAGATGGTTTCTGATACCCCAACGGTAACAGATGACAGCACAAGCGATACAGTCATTGAAGTTTCTCTGGGAAAGATTGCGCCAAAAGAATATATCCTGGATGAAAACCTTGACATTGCTTTTTCTGTTGATTCAAACCGCATCGCAGAATCTGAGCTGAACAGTGTCTTGACGACAAAACCACTGGTAAGCCAGGCAAAAGTGGCCGTGTTTAAGGCGAAAATTATGGAAGCAATTTCAGAGATTTTAGAACAGGCACGGAATGAAGATAATCTGTTTGAACAGGAGACAGAGACAATATTATAAGGGGGTGTAAAAATGTATTCTATTTTGATAAAAGATAAGGGGAATCTATATCGGTTTCTTACTGTGAAGCAGGATGTCATGAAGGAAGAAAGCAAAGAAATCACTGACCCTGATACCAAAGAAGTGAGGACTGAGACTGTATTAGTGCCAACAGGGGAGACAGAAACTGTAAGGTTTGAAGCCGAAACCAGGGATAAATTAGAAGAAAAGTGTATAGAAATTTTAGGAACATATAATAAAAATCAATTCATCCCTGTAAATACAGAACCATTCGATATGGATTTAATCTGGCATTCTGAAAATCAAGGAGAAAACAGCTAAATTATTGCATTTCTTATGTTTATTCTATTTCGTTTCATCTCATATTATGGAGGGCAGTGCTGCTATACTGCTCTCCCACTTCTATTTTGACGTAACTATATCAGTATCTCATGAGGAAAAGAAAAAATAAAACCAGAATTTCATTTATCATGTTTTCTTATCTTCTTTCTATCTTATTATCTTATATGGGGTGGTTATTCACTCTATCTGAAATACTCTCATTTATACATCCTTTCTGAAATGGGTGGCTATTTGATAGCCGCTCCATATAAGGTAATAAACATTCACACAAAGTAATCAAAACAACTATGGAAAGCAGAGATATTTTTATCTCTTTTTTTATGTTATTTTTTGACAGAGAAAATTTGGGAAAGTGAGAATAGTCCCTATATCGTATGACAGCGAATGAGCCATATGGTGAGATGAATATGCGACAGGGAGGAAAGAAGCAAAGGTGAGACGCTTTGCAGAATAATTCGAGGTGTATATGGTTCAAAAATTTAGCAGGAAAGAATTAGAACGGTTAAATTGTTCAGAGGAAGAAATCAGTTTGGTGATGAAATATCAAAAATTATTACCCATGCCTACTGAAGATTTTGAAATGAACGCAAGGACTTTGCATGAATATTTAGGTATCGGTAAAAGGATTACTACTTAGATTAAAGGCAGAATTGATAAATATGGGTTTGTAGAAAATAAGGATTATAAAATTGAATATGTTTCAAGCACTCCCAATTCCGGGAACGCTGATTTTTCAATGCTTTCACAAGCCGAAGGAAGCTCTTTGGGAATAAAAACCGAGTATTTTTTAACAGTGAACATGTGTAAAGAGTTATGTACAATTGATAATAATGATTTGGGTAAGTTGGCAAGACGATATTTTATCCTCATGGAAGATGTTCTAACCCGTAATAAAGAATGGCTTGCAATTCGTGATCCCGAAAAGGAAGAATACAAGAAAATGACCGCAGAAATTGATGCTTGGTGTTTCCGTGTCTGGCATCATCATGCAAGTCGCTCCGAATATGCTGTGGAGGCAAATATGCTGAATAATATTGTAACTGGAAAGACTTCACAGGAATTAAAATCTGAATACGGCGTATCTTCGTATGACTTAATCCGTGACTATCTGAAAAAAGAACATAATGAAGAACTGTTATTTTTAGAGCAACAGAATCAGGTGCTATTACTTATGGATATGGGATTTAGGGAACGCGAAAAAATATTAACTAAAATGCATGAGGTAAAATTCAAACATTAACGTAACCAACTTCTTTCTTTAGAGGTTGGTTTTTTACTATAAAATCAGCCTAAAAACAAAAAGAAAGAGAGGATTCATATGTTTACAACAACTGGAATTGGAGGAAGAACTACAGCTAATGTACGTGATTTTATGCTGGATACTCCAGACGATATTAATTTGTTACCAACGCAGACAGCACTCGGGAAAAGCACAAAATATACTGTGGATAATCAGGTCTGTGGTACTGGCAGCTCCGCATTTATCATCTCTACTAGCCAACTATTTATGTTAAATTCTGAAGGAATTTGGTGCGAGGTGTAGGGAGGTGAATGATAAATGACAGCGTTACAGGTCTATGCAATTTTAAACAAACGTGTAAGGGGCCTTATCAGCGGCGTGAAATCTGCCGTTGTCAGCGGGACTACAATCACATTCACCATGAATGACGGGACAAAAGTGCCAATGACGTTCCCTACGCCAAAGGACGGGAAAGACGGCGTATCCGTCATCAATATAGAAATAAAGATGGCTACAGACAGTGATAAAAAGCATCTTATTTTCACGATGTCTGATGGAAGCACAATAGACAGCGGGGAATTAGACATGTCTGGCGGCGGGCTTGTACAGAAGGACAAAAAAAGCGATTTCCCAACGGTTGGGGGAAACGAAATACTTTATCTGGCCAAAAACAATGGGGAACTGTTTTATTGGGATGGCTCAAAATATGAGGGCATAATCTCTAATTCACCCTCACCCGCATCGGAATTAAAAACGTTGTCGCTGGATTTTGATGGCTCTAGGAACACGTTTAACTTGCCAATAGACGGTATACCGTATAATGTATTCGTAAATGGCATGTACTACACGGAAGGTTCTGATTATGCGATTGATAGGGCAGTATCCCCAAATAGGCTAATATTTAATGACATATATGACGTATATGACACATGTACATTAACATATTTTAAATCTATCGGCTCTGTATCCAGTCCATCTGGGGGAAATGTGAATTTAGATTTTGCAACAGAGGAAGATATTGATAAGATGTTTACTTAAAGGGGGAATGTATGGCTACAAAAATTAGTTTAAAGCAATTAGGTAGTGATGTATTGGCTTTGATGAGTGGTGGCAAAAACACATCACTTGAAAAAGAAATAATCTCTAATACAGGATGCGGTGCAGCGCCTAGCGGATCAATCTTCCCCCAAGGGCAGACATTCACACAATTTGCGGAAAAAATATTAAGGAAAGATATTACACCAACTATCTCGACTGCGTTTAGTGGAACTGGCATAAAAGAAATAGGGACATCTGTTAATGGCGTAACAATGGTCTTGAAAATAACAAATTTAAACGCTGTTACAGTCCCGATAGATGAGGTTAGGTTTTATGTAAATAATGCATTAGTGGATTCGCAGGTATTTGTGGATGGAAAATCTGACTACAAATATGCGTACGGTGATCCAATTTCTGTAAATACGTCTGTAAAGGCAGAATTATTGTACCAAACTAACCAAAAGATATCTGGATCAGGGAATTTTTCCTTTGTATATGCTTCGTATTACGGTACTACTGCCCTATCTGGAATATCTGATGTAGATGCCACGTCATTGGCCACATCTTTTTCTAAGAGCATTAAGTCTACAAAATCATTGGCATGGGAAAATATTACACTTGCAGATGAGAGGTTCTGCTATATGTACCCTACATCATTTGGCACATTATCAAGCATAAAAGACGGGAACGGATTTAGCCAGATAGATGGGTATATCGTATCAACTGTCAATCTGACAAGCCCTGTCAATGGAAATATTGTCCCATATTTTGTATATTTACTGAAAGATTCAGCAACAGGCACTGGATTTAAGCAGATATATAGTTAGGAGGGAGTTTAAAAATGGGAATATTATTAGCTGATAATTTTACTTACAAAGCAAAAAAACCAATAGACTCCCGTATAGTCTGCGATACAGTTGCTGATATGGTAAGCTTAGCTGAATCAACAATATACGAAGGGATATTGGTATATAATAAAGAAACTGAGAAATTTTATGTATTCAAATCAAATAATGTTGCTGCTCCTGTTCTTGGGAAATGGGAAGAATTTAATTCCAGCTCTTCTCCCACTTATGATACGCATAGTGTTGAATATAAGCATGGGACTCAATATAAAAAAGGAAATTTAGTTGTTTTAGACGGAAGGTTATATATCGCACTGGCTGATTTCATATCCGATGTATCTGGAAGTACGTTAGAAGACAGCTTGGCAGGCGATATTGGGAATGGCAACTTAACAAGCGTTTATGTGGATACAGATACGAATTGCAAAGAATATAAGCAGAATTATGCGTATACAGAAACAGATTTAGTCCGGTATGACAATAACCTATATTTTGTTAACGCAGGTTTTATTTCTGACGCAACTGAGGCAAATTCCGATGACGCATTTAATGCGGACATCCAAGCAGGACATTTAATTCCCGTAGATGGGGATGGCGGGAATGCACAGGTGCTGGAATATGCACAGAATACAGGGTTTAAGAAAAACAGCCTGGTATACCTAGGAAAATCAATGGCAAGGGCAGAGAATGATTTTACTTCTGATAATACAAAACCTACTATTCAGGAGTCCTTTGACTTAGATTTAAATTCTGGGAATTTATCGTTCATCAGCACTGGGGAAACCGCCGTAGTAGCATATTCGTCAGAAACGGATTATAAAGAGAATACTTTGGTATACTTAAATGACAAAATTGCGCGTGTCGAGCATGATTTTAAGTCAAGCGACATTTCTAATCTGGTTATGGAATGTTTTGAGGATGACATAAAAAATAACCGTATCAACTTAATTAACACAGACCATGTTGATATCATGAATGAATATTCTTATGGGAATATGTACTTTAAAGACACCCTTGTATACCATGGTAATTTAATTGCCAGGGTTCTAAAAGATTTTATTTCAGATGTCACAGTTGGGAATACATTAAATGACAGTTTTGACTCTGATATAACTTCTGGGAACATTTTAATACTGAATAAAGAGGCAGAACCAGGTATCAAGCCATATAAGCAGAATACATTTTTTGTGAAAGATAAGTTGGTATTCGCAGATGGACGGATTGCCTGTGTTTTAAATGATTATATTTCTGATAATACTGCAACTACCATTGAGGAATCTATTAATATTGACATTGCAAATGGCAATTTGAGGGAAATGAGGGAGAATTATAAATTTAAGCTTTATAAGACTTCCAAGGATATGGACAAAGCGATTGATGCCATAAATATTATCCCTATAAATACGATAACATTTGAAAATGGCGAAAACGCCCAGAATATGCGGATCAATGAAGGGGTATATGGCCCTCTTGGGACGCTTGCGTTGATAAAGGAAATCGACGCAAACTTAGGGATAATTAAGGCAAAGACTGTAAACAGCAGGGAAATGGAATTTATGCCGCCAGCTCCAAATACCTATGAATATGCTGTAATTTTGCAGGGTACTGGGTATTCCGTTGGTGAAACTGTGCCAACATCCCTGCCTAATGTAAATGCTAAGGTTGTATCTGTAGACACTAGTGGCGGAATAACCGGGGTGTCATATACAGGGGATACCATTACAAATGCAAATGGCACAGGTGCTTCTGTTGATGCAGAAATAATTTTTCATGTAGGCAATGGAAAGCAATGGTATGAACTGCCACAGAATAAGAAAAACGCCGTCATTAAAGAATATGTGCAGGGTGAATCTTATGAAAAAGACAATCTGATATATTTGGATGACATATTAGCAAGGGCACTGCAGGACTTTATTTCTGACAGTTCATTGCCAAATACGGAAGACAGTTTTAATTTTGATAAAGATAGTGGGAACATTACAAGGATGACACGCGAGGATGTCAACGTGCCTGAATGCTTGGGTTCTGTTAAGACTGATTCTGTTGCAGATTTGCCACCTATTGCTATTAAAGGAAATTGGGTTCTCATAGAAGATTGTGTAAGTTCAGCACCTGGGCAAGCTGGGATCGGGTTATATAATGGAACAACATGGGATATTAGTCCCATCCCCCAAGGTACTTTTACATTCCCAGAGCCTAATAGTGACGGGAAGCTTTATTTTAGGAAAGTTGATATTGGGAATACGAATGGGCAATGGGAAATGTTTTCTTCTGTTGATGGGAACGAAATTGATATTATAGTCAAAACTAAAAACGATTTGACCGACAACACTTATGTCCCAAAGAAGAATGAACTCATCTGGGATTCTAACCGTGAAATATTGGTGATTGGTGACGGTTCTACATCATTAGGAGGACTTAAGGAATTTTACGGGCAGGGCGTAACTTCTGCTGATATACTTGCGGCAATTGGGTACGCACCAGAGGATTCTGCCAGTAAAGGGCAGGCAAATGGGTATGCGCCACTTGACGCAAATGGTAAAGTCCCAGCAGGAAACCTGCCAGACTCTTTGACTGATACATATTCAAAAACAGAGATAGACAGTAAAGACACTGCCATCACAACAGCTGTTGCAGGATTAGTTAATACTGAGGCTACAAGAGCTAAGGGGATTGAAAGCACCCTGAGATCTGACCTGGACGCACATGTTTCAGATACTGTAAAGCATGTCACGCAACCTGACCGGGACAGATGGGATGCAAAAGTGGAGGATAGCGATTTAACACTATATGATAACCATATAACAGATACTGTAATACATGTAACCCAATCTGATAAGGATAAATGGGATGGCATGAACAAGGCATATTACGTCACAAGTATTTCTGACCTCCCTTCAACAGGAAACCAAATTGGCAATATAGGATACGTCCAAGTCAGTGCGCCTGGTGTCACGCCTGTAGTGTGTGACCAGTATCTATGGGATGGTACAAAATGGAACCAGTTAGACTCAAGCAAAGTGTCATTACAGTTTAATTGGGGAAGCCTGCAAGGCAAGCCTGCTTCTACCCCGCTTTCCATAGATAATGCTGTTACTGTGGCACATTCCCACACCAATAAAACTGTATTAGATAAGATTGGGCAGTCCGCATCCGGGAATTTTACATATGACGGCGTTGAGATTGGAGTAAAAGTTATATTTTTAACAAATGAGAACTTGCTTCCTACTACCGGTGAAGAAGATACACTATATGTAATATATGAGGATTCCAGGGTAAGGAACTACCCTTCTATTTCTGTATGGAGGGGCGGATCATATCAAATTTTAGGCCGCGGCACACAGGATGCCCCACCAGTCGTTGGGGATATGAGTATCCTGCAGTCTGAATATTTCTCTGTGGTAAAAGGGAGTAAATATAATATTACGGTTTCACCAAATCAATATTTTGCATTTATGCCCGTGGAAATTTTAAAGGAAATCGAAGGACTTAAAGACCAACAGAAAGAAATTATTACTGTCAGTGATCCGTCCATGTTTTCTTATAATGAGGATTTGCTGGACATTTCTGAGTCTACCAAATTAACGATATCAATAAAAGAAAAGGAAACCATATTAGATACTGTATCGAACTTCTATTTTTCACATATAGACATAAATTTAGATAACTACAAAGACATAGACAATATAGGCTAGGAAGGAGAAAAAATGGGAAAGATTTTACAGTTTAAATCCTGTGCTGTTGGCGGGGAATTTAATGGCCTTGGTACAGTGACCCCTTCCAGCTATGGATATATAAATGTGCAGACCCCTGCAAATATAGTCAGCCATATAAGCGCCTGTTATGCTAATGATCCTAATTTGGCTGGTAAAGTAACTGGCATAGGCTATGGATGGCAGAAATATATAGTGCCTTCTTCTGGAAAGGTAAAATTCACGGTAAGGGGGGCTGCTGGCGGATCGACTGGAAAATCAGGCTATTCAATAAACCCTATAACAGGGGCTGTGTCTGGAAGCGGAAACAGGCCTGGCCGTGGGGCAAAAATTGTTGGAATATCAAAGCTAAATAAGAATGATATTTTATATATCCTTGTTGGTATGCGCGGCTGGTGCAACAATGGCAATGACTGGGGTTCTGGAGGCGGAGGTGCTTCTGTTGTCTTAAAAGACAATCCATCAGGAACCTATACATTGGCCCCGCTTAACAGAAAAGTGGAGGTATTGTTTGTTGCAGGCGGTGGCGGCGGATGTTTTGATTCATCTTTCGGAACTGCTTATTATGGCGGTGATGCTGTTGTGACAAATGGAACTAACACAAACGGAGGGTCTGCATCTGGCGGATCTGGTGGGGCAGGATTGACTGGGAATGGCGCAAAAGGAAATGGCCCCAGTGCAGCATATAGCCTGCTTTCTGGTTCAGCCCAGTCAAGCTCTATATATGCCATCCATTATGGGGGATGGGGCGGCGGCGGATGCTCATACGATGGGGGCGGTGGCGGCGCTGGCTATTCTGGAGGCAATGCCTGGGGCAATAACAAAGGAGGCGCAGGCGGAACTTCTTACATAAACCCAAATCTTTGCGAAGAAATTTCACGGGGATATGCTACCGTTGAAGCTGATTCAGGACGTAACTTAACCAACCCATGGGCTGCATATGGCTTCGTTGAATTAGAATTAGGCCGTGACGAAGGGAAATACATTATAGCAAAAGATGCGGAAGGATATAAATATTTTGATGGGGCTGAGTGTATTGACGGCACAATAAATACGTCATTTACAAATCAATGGCAGTTAATTGGGTCGCAATCCACTCCTGATGAGGACACATATGCAGAATATGGGAATACAATCATCAATAACCGTACAGGACTTTTAGACGATGCACGTTTTCTTGTCATGTCAAAAAACCCAAAAGAAACCATCAATATTTCTGGGCATGTTAATGGCGCATTGGTTGAGCAGACACAGGATGTAAGCATTTCAGATATTTCCCTGATAAAAAGCATCACGTCAACGCATAATGTCGATAACTTAGACGTGAGGTTCGCCATGTCAAAAGACAATGGGAAGACATGGCAAACTTATAATTCTGGAAGCTGGGATAACATTGACATACATAACAAACAGGAATTTATGAATAATGGATGGAGCCTCGCCCAATTCTCTACAATTCCATTGGAAGACTGGAATAGCTATAAAGCTAAAACAATACGCTTTGCGGCATGTGTTACGCAGAATGGGGCAAACGGGAAGACTGTCCTGGATAATATAAGGGAAATAGCAGACCTTGTGGGGTCGTGGAGGCATTTTAAAGAATCTGAGGCCACATATGAATATATATCTGATACGGAACTTAGGGTCACATTCTTAGAGGGGGGAAATTACAAAGTAAATTATTTGGACTCATTAAATCCATCCATAACCCCTGCATCTTAATTATTTTAAGCACCTTAGATAAAATCTAGGGTGCTATATTATCATATGGGGAGGAATCAGATGGACGAAAATAAAAAAGCAATAGACCTGGAATTGATGAGTTATTATGATACAAAAGTAAAATTCTGGGCATTGAATGAAATAGAAAAAAACACAGAAGAAGTTACTGAATTAGTTAAAAACTGTAACATCTGGGAACTGAATGAGGGGAATTATGTGGCAAAATCAGCATTAAAATGTTCATTAGATGTAGATAATTATATAATGCTTGGCGGCTTGAATACTAAGGCGAAAGTGACCAGGAAAGATAATTATAATTATTACATGGTATTAGATGAAAAAGATTCTGGTTCCCTTATATTAGCGTTTGGCTTTGTGGAATGCGCTACTGGCGTAGGCCAACGTACAATATTTGATTTTGGGAATATCTTATCTGATATTACAATATTAAAAAATGATGTTGTGATTAAATCAGGATCCATAACATCTTATGAACTTGCGGATAATTCTATCATTACTGAGAAAATCGATGATAAAGCTGTCACGCTAGATAAACTGGCAGATAATGTTGTAAATACATTTGATATAAAAGGCTCAGCAGATGCTGCGGCAAACACGGCATTGGTATCTGCAAAAGAGTATGCTGACGATAAGTTTTCTTGGGGAAGTTTTTAGAGAAAGGGGGTTTAGTGAAACGTGGCGTTAAATTTTTTAAAAGGGGAGCAATCCACATATAACAGTATGCCAAGTAAAAGTCCTGAAACTTTTTATTTGACAGAGACTAACTTATATTTAGGAAACATTCAATTAAATAATCAATGCCTTATTGGTGATTTAAGGGATTTGGCAACTGCTGATAAAGAAAACTTAGTGAATGCTATAAATGAAGTAATTACCGAATTGGCTACAAAAGCAGATTTAGTAAGCCCAAGTTTGACTGGTACTCCTACTGCTCCAACAGCTTTGGAATCTTCAAATGATACTACACTTGCAAACACCAAATTTGTCAAAACCGCAATTGCAAATTTAATCAATGGCGCACCAACTACATTGGACACATTGAAGGAATTAGCTGATGCTATTACTGCAAATAAAACAATTATTGAGGCACTTCATGATGCAATTGGCAATAAAGTGGATAAAGTAGAAGGGAAAGTATTATCTTCAAATGACTATACAGATGTGGAAAAGGCAAAATTAAATGGGATCCAAAGTGGCGCAGAAGCCAATGTTCAGCCTGACTGGAATGAGACGGTTACGACTCACAATGCTTATATTAAGAATAAGCCAAATTTTCTTGTATCTGGCACTCAGACTGTTACTGCCACTGCTGATGGCGGTGTCAATACATATACATTTACAAATAGCAACGGCACTACTTCTACTTTTAACGTGAAGAACGGATCCAAGGGTTCTAAAGGCGACCCAGGCGAAAAGGGAACAAAAGGTGATACTGGAGCAGCTGGCGTAAGGGGTTCATATATTTATCAAGGTACTGGGATTACTGGCACTTCTACTGTTGAAACTGTATTTAGTAATTCTGGTATTACGAACGCTTTGATTAATGATGTTTACATCAATAATAAAACTTCTATGGTTTACCAATGTACGGTTAGCGGGGATGCTTCTATGGCTAAATGGGTATATAAAGGTTGTATAAAAGGAAATAGAGGATCTTCTATTTTTGTTTCAACTGGCGATCTGAATTATGCTGATGCAACATCTTCATTCAAATTAACTGAAAGTGAAATACCATACTTTTTAAACGGAACTTTTCCTGAAATGCTTGATTTATGTATTAGCACAAGCACATTCAATATAGTTAGATGCGTTAGTGCTTATGGAGATCCAAGTAGTTCTTACAATTCATTTAAAAATTCTGAGTGGGAATATGTTGGATGCATAAGGGATAATGATTCTGGTAGTTCTATTTTGGTTGGGGAAACTAGTGGAAATTTTACTAGTTTGGGTCAAAATATAAGTTATTCTGCAAATAATGGACGTGTAATATCTAGCGTTTTAATAGGGTATGATCATAATATTGTAACACCGAATACAACTACAAATAATATTTTTATCGGTCATGGAATTACGTCTCGTACAAATCAAAGTTATTATACAAATTCAAATATAATAGCTATCGGATCTGGAATAGGAATAAATGCAACTAGTGTTGGTAGTGTTTTAATTGGACAAAATGTTAAATCAAATTCTAAGCATACTGTTTTGATTGGCACTAATGTATGTACAGCTTATTGTAATTCTTCATTTGGCGGTAGTGGTCAAATACTTATAGGATATAATACTTCATCAGGTAATTTTGGGTATGACGTTGTAATAGGTTCGGGTGCTTTATCAAGAGAAGGACATAGTATAGTTATTGGTTGTAGTTCAAAAGCTATCAGTTCCAGCAGTGTTGCCATAGGAGATTCTGCATATTCTTCTATTCCTTGTTCTGTAACTATTGGTTACAGAGCTTGTACTTATGGTTCAGCTACCGGCAGATCTATGATTGCAATAGGAACTAATTCTCGTGCAAGTGGAAATTATTATAGTATAGCAATAGGCGAGAATGCATGTGCATTATTTAGTGGAAATAACACGATTAGCGGAAGTTCTGCAATAGCTATTGGGACTGCTGCTTGTGCATTGAGTTCTCAATCTATAGGTATTGGAAGTGGTGCATATGTAAGTGTTAATTCAAACTGCTCAATAACAATAGGCAGAACTACTGCCCCTACTTATGGAATATTTAGTAATTCACCTAATTCAATTGTTATTGGAACAAATTCTGTAATAAGAGGAAATTCGCCTAATTCAATTGTTATTGGAACAAAGTCTTCAATATCTATTAATTCGCTAAGTTCAATTGCAATTGGGGATAATGCCAATGTACAAGCTAGTTTTTCAATTGCAATAGGTCACAATGCAACGACATCAAACGCAAATTCCATTCAATTAGGAGACAATGCAAATCTCAGCTCCATCACAGCAAAAGTAGAATTGACTGTCACATCAGATGAGCGAGACAAAATAGATATTAAACCTATTGATTATGGGGCAATTAAATTCCTAAATAAAATAGAACCAATTACATATCACTCAAATCAGCGCATTCTTTATATTGACAATGACGAGAATTTATCAGAAGAGGATAAAGAAAATAAGTCAAAATACGGTATATGTAATTATAACCGCAAAGAACATGCTAAAGGCACAAAAAAAGGCTCAAGGTTAAGGGTTGGCGTATCAGCGCAAGGAGTACAGAAAGCATTAGAGGAAGCGTACGGCACATCCTCATATGCAAACCTTGTAAATGATAACCTTTTCGATTTTAATAAAGATGAAATACCTGAAGGGATTGAATCACAATTAGCGGTCAACTATCCTGGATTCGTGCCATTTTTAATAAAGGCAGTCCAGGAACTGTCTCAAAGATTAGATAAATTGGAGGGAAAAGCATAATTTGAGGAAATTTTTGAGTATCATTATACCACGATACAAGGAAACTGAAAAAGAAATCTTCCCGCTCTTGACAAGCATCACTAACCAGACTGGGATTGACTTTTCAGATATTGAGGTCATTATAGCCACCGATGGGGAAGGCGGGAATTCTTTAGATCAAAATTTTTTAAAATTGTTTGATGTAGATATTAAGCAGATTAAAAATAATGGGAAAAACATGGGGCCAGGCGTGACACGCCAGCAAGGGCTGGATGCTGCGTCAGGGGATTATGTAATGTTCTGTGACGCAGATGATGTCCTACATAATGTCGGCGTACTTGGCGCATTGATTAAGGAAGCAGAGGATACCGTTCCTGACATTTTATGCACGTCATGGATAGAAGAAAATTACGACCAAAATGGAAATTATGTTTATATTACACACGAGATTGAAAATACATGGATGCATGGGAAACTGTTGCGCAGGAGATTCTTGCGGCAGAACAATATCCGTTTCCATAATGAATTAAGAGTCCATGAAGACAGTTATTTTCTTTGTATAGCAGAAAGCTCATCCAAAAGCCATCGGTATCTGCCAATCACCTCATACGTATGGAAATATCACCCAGACAGTATCACGCGCAGGAATAATGCAGTCTACACATATGACAGCATCCCAGAGTTCATCCGTGCATGTAGCCTCGCACACAAGGAAATTGAGAAAAGGCATCCAGAGCAGATGGAGGGAAAAATTGTGCAGTTCATCCTGTATAATTATTTCAGCTTCCATCTGCCAAATTGGCAGGAAGAAAGCGTCAAAGAGTATTTAAAGAAGGGCGAAGAGACTTTTGTTGAATATATCAGACCAATGTTTCATTACTGGACGGATGCAAAGGAAGATGTCATTGCGAATATATACAACGAAGAACGCAACCGTACATTCAAAGGGGCTGTGGAAACAGAGACAATTCAAGAATGGTTCAAAAGGTTAGGCTTAATAGAATAAATATTCTATAAAAAATCATTTGACAATTATTATCATTTGTCTTATAATATTAACATTAGTACAATAAGAAAAAATATTATAAGAGGGTGATTGATATGTTTTCACAAATTATTCCAATTTTACTTTATTTCGTTAGTTTTATTTTATTGTTAGTTGCATTTATAACAATAGTTAAACAAAACGAAGGAAGTTTGAAAAAAGCTATTTTCGAATTACTTATTTCTATAATATCAGTTACTATTGGTTGTTATATTCAATTTGGTTTTGACTATATTAGCAACATTGTGTCAAATAAAACAAGTGTCGATAATAAAAGTAATGACACTTATGAAACAAATGATAATACGCAAGACAATAGGACACAGGACAATAATAAAATGCAACATAAGCATACTGCTGATATGAAGAAAAAAGAAAATATTATTAACCCAACTTGCATTAAAACAGGTAGCTATGAATATGTCATATATTGCAAATGCGGAGAAGAATTAAATAGAGAATTATTTACAATTGAAGCCAATGGACACAATTATATTGAAACTATAAATGAACCGAATTGTACAGATCAAGGTTTTACAGAATACATTTGCAAAGAATGTAATGATAAATATTTCGATAATTACACCGATGCTCTTGGTCATGATTTTAATGAAGGTATTTGTACTCGATGTGGATATCAAAATCCGGACTTTATAATAAATAATAGTGAAGGAATAATGAAAATATTGTCAAATTCTGTAGTTAGTGATAGCGGAACATATGCTTATTACATTGGATCCGAAAGTATAAGTGTTTTTGCAGAAGAATGTTACAATTGTTTTTCTATTAACACAGCTGTCAGCTATAATCTATGGGGAGGAAATGTCCAAAATGTTGTTTTTAACATTTCTAAACTTAACGAATTTAATGAATTACATTTTAACATTGGAGGAGAAACTGGTAGTAGTGGAACTATGGGAGTAGAGATATTTATAGATAAATCATTTGATGATTCTGCTGATTACATATATGAACTTGATGCTTCAGCCATACCTATTGACGCAAAAATAAATATTGCAAATGCAACATCATTAGGAATTAAAGTAACAAATTATTCTAACAATGTAAACCGCTTAGTTTTTTACAATTTTTCAGGAAATATCTAACAAAATAACCAAATACATAATTCACAATACTACTTAATTATATGTCCCAATATTTTGGCAGTAATAAGAATTACTGCCTTTTTATTATGCAAAAAGAGGAGGTGGCTATTTGCCAAAAATTAAACAGCACATATCTGGCGATAGCTTAACGCCAGCAAATAAGCAGAAAGGGAACAAAAAATGCAATTTCTGCTACAAAGAAAAGAAACTGATTGATTTTTATATCAGCAAAAGCCCATTATATTCTATTGACGGGCGCGTCCCAATATGCAAGGAATGTGTAATCAGCAATTCCTTAAATGATGACGGGACTATTAATGAAATAAAATTAAACGAAATCTTAAAGATGATTGATAAGCCTTACTATAAAGATTCCTTAGAAGCCTCAGTAAAATCCTTTAAAAAGGAAAATTCTTATGTAATGGAAAGCGATGTGCCTTATTATGGAAAGGAAATCTTACAGAAGTATTTTAAGCAGATTGCCATGCAGCAAGACCGTTCAAAATCCTATGACGATTCGGAAAAAGAAGGATTTATACATTTAAAGTCTAATACAAAAAAAAGAATAAAGGACGAGATAACTAAAAAATATTCTGATATAAAAACTGCCAGCAATATTCAAGCTGATCCTCAAAAATCCCAAAACACCCAAAAATATAAAATACATGTAGACGATTTTGAAATTACTGATGAAATGGTCGGATTACTTGGTGACGGGTTTACTAAAGAAGAATATAAAAAAATGTTTGAAAAATATAAGAAGCTGAGGATAAATTATTCCCTGCAGACAAACCTTCATCAGGAGGCACTCGTCACTTATGTCAGGTTCAAAGTTAAGGAGGAAATAGCGACTGCCGAGGGGAATGTTGAGGAAGCAAAAAAATGGTATGACGCAGCACAGAAAGCGGCAAGCGATGCAAAGCTTACGCCAAAACAGCTTACCCAGGCAGATTTACACGGGGGGATAAACAGTTTTTCTGAAATATTTAAGGCCGTTGAGCAGGCGGTGGACATAATTCCAATCTTGCCACAGTTTAAATACAGGCCAAATGATGCGTGTGACTTTATAATCTGGTGCTATATAAATTACATAAGGGACTTGCAGGGACTGCCACAATGCGAATATGAGGACGTGTATAAATTTTATGATAAGAGGAAGGGTGAATATATTGAACAATACGGAGACCCTTATGGGATTTTCGATGAAGACCCTACTGAAGAGATGCGCCCTAATATAAAGAAGTTCATTACATTGCCAAAGGATTATCATGACATGGGGGTGTAAATTAAGGCTTGACAAAACAACAGATTATTGATTTACAGGATGAATCTGTATTCGGGAAAAATCTTTATAAATATGTGCAGCTCGCAAGCTGGGTTAATTGGTATCCAGACTTATTTTTAGATATGATAACACCTGAGTCTGGCGGAATAAAATTGCATGTTGACCAAAGGATATACCTGCGTTCCATTATGAGGTTTGCAAGCACTTATGGTGTTTTCCCTAGGGGCTGGGGAAAAACCTTTGACGAAGTGCTTGCAATGTTTCTTGTTGGGATTCGATTCCCAGATATAGAACTTGCATTAACTGCCCAGACAAAAGAGAATGCGGCAGAGCTGCTAAAAGATAAGACACTTGAAATTTTAAAGTATTATCCTTTGCTTGAAAACGAACTTGCAGGAGGCACTAGAAAATCAGGGACAAGCTTTTCTAAAAATGATGGAGAAGTAAGGTTTAAATCTGGTGCAAGGATAGACGTGCTTGCAAACTCGCAGTCCTCAAAAGGACAGCGGAGAAAGAGGATAAACATAGAGGAAGCCGCATTGCTTAATGATGTGCTTTACCAAGATTGCTTAAAGCCAATCCCAGAAGTGCCACGCTATACCATCGGGAAACTAAGCGTAGTCAACCCAGAAGAACTGAACCAGCAAATCAACTTCTTTACTACTGCTGGCTTTAGGGGGAGCGATGAGTTCCAGAGAAGCATCCGCATGATTGACAGTATGGTTCATCTGAATGGCGAAATGGTTCTTGGCTCTTCTTGGTTCCTGGCCTGCTGGTACGGCAGGGGGAGTTCCAAAAGCCAAATATTAAAGAAAAAACAGGATATGTCACCAATCGCTTTTGCGCAGAACTTTGAATCACGGTGGGTTGGCTCAACAGATGACGCATTGGTAGATATAAATAAGCTGATGAATTGCCGTTCCCTGACAACGCCCATGATTAGTTTCAATAAAGAAAATGAGGAGTTTTATATGGGAGTTGACGTTGCGAGAAGCCAAAAAGCCTCTAATAACCAGTCGTCTATGGCAGTCGGCAGGGTTATCAGGAACAAAGACACAAAAAGGATTATATCTGTAGATATCCCAAATATTATGACCATATCAAATGTGCTGAATTTCTCCGCGCAGGCATGTTTAGTGAAAAAGACAAAAGAAAGTTTCGGTGCCAAGGTTGTAATTGCTGATGGGAATGGGTTGGGCGCTGGCCTGATTGACGAATTATTGAAAGAGTCGTACGACCCAATCACAGGGGCATATCTTGGATGCTGGAATACCATCAATACTGACAATGAGCCTGAAATAAAGGGTGCGGAAAAATGCCTGTTTGACATGAAGGCAACGCATTTACAAAGCAAAGTACTGACAGATTTTATTGATATCGTAGAAAGCAAGAAACTTAAATTGCTTGAGCATAGACAGGATTCTGATTTTTCACAAAAAGACAAGCAGAATATTGACTTGAATATCGTCCCATATCTGCAGACCAATTTACTGTTTGAGGAAATAGCCAATTTACGGTTAGTCCATAACAAGAATGGCTCCCTTTCAGTAGAAAAAGTGGTAAAAAAATTGGACAAAGACCGGTTTTCAGCATTAAGCTACCTCATATATTACATCACAGAATACTGCAGCATTATCAAAGAAAAGAACCACGATATAAACATATCGAAAATAATATCCCTTGCAAGGAAGCCAAGGCTATATTCATATTAAGGAAGGCGGTGTTTTGAATAGGCACAGGAAATAAAGGCGTGGAGGATGCTGTAAATGCAAATTATAAAGCAGATAAAAATAATATAGATAATTTTTTGGAGAGGAAAACGCCATCTTTCTCATTCTCCAGTTTAAGGCGCGTAGTATTGTCAGAACTTAGTTATAGGGGAGCATTTAAACATAATAGGATATGCGGATTTAGCAGGCAGAATATAATGAGCATGGCACAGTACCCAGAAAGGTATGGCGACCAGATTGTAAGGCTGTCAAAATACATGGTCACGAAAAGCGGATATTATAAAAGGCTGGTTGATTATTTTGTGAATATGGCCATAATTAACTGGACGGTTGACGTGGAAATCAAAAATGAAAAGATGTTTTCCGTAAATCAAAAAACATTCAGGAAAAACTTTGTCAATTTCGTGGCGCAAGCCAATAAATTCAAGATTGACAATAGGATTTCAGACATAATGAGGAAGTTATTTGTGGAAGATGCCTGCTTTGGCTTTATAAATGAAGACGCTATTGACTGCCCCATATACTTTATAGATTCAAAATACTGCGAGATAAAAAAAATAGTCAATGGGAATGTCTATGAATATGCAGTGAACAGAAGCCTGATAACCAATGACTATTTTGAAACCCTCCCTTCTGACCTGCAGTCTGTCCTGACCAAATCTAAGGAAATATCTTTGAATAACTTGGTAATGATTCCTTACGAAAATTCATTCTGCATAAAGTATAATAATGATTTCACATATCTGTACCCACCATTCCTGCCGCTTATCCTGGCAATCCTGGACATAGAGGACATAAAGGAACTGAATAAGGCAAAATCAGAGGCAGATGCATACAAGCTGATTTATTTGAAGATACCGACTAATGACGAAAGTGAAATTTCAATGGGCGATGAGCTGATATCAAAATTCGTGAGCATGACCAGGGAAATCCTGCCAGACAGGTTCGGCGTAGTGCCGTCCCCAATGGACTTGCAGCTTGTCGAGTCAAAATCCACCATATCGGATGACAAGAATAAGGTTGAACAGAGCGTTGACAATTTTTATGGGGAGGCAGGCGTGTCAAAAGCACTGATATCTTCCGCATCAAGCGGGTCAGAACTGAAGCTTTCCATGAAGGTAGACTCGTCTGATATATATAGGATATACAGGCAGATTGAAGCATGGGTAGACCTACAGATGAAAATCAGGGGATATATCTATGATTCCTACCAGTTTGTCTATAATATAATGCCAACTACTGTATTTGACATTGATGACTTTATTGACAGGCAATTGAAACTTGCACAGGCATCTGTACCAAACAAAGGGATGCTCCTTGCAGCAAATGGGATAAATACAGCAAAAATGCTGGGAAATTCATTTATGGAACAAGTATTTAAAGAAGACATTTTTGATAAATGGGAGGTCTTAAAGACATCTTATACTACTCCTGGCGGAACTGGAACAGAAGATGGCAGGCCTGAAAAAGAAGAGACAGAAATCAGTGATGTGACAGAAGCAACGCGGAAGAATGATGGGAATGATAAAGATAATAGGGTTTAGTATTTTTATAAATATTTTAAAACATTCATACACTCTTCCTTTATATATTGTTGAACCAACCCACATTTAGGGCAGATATATGTCTCCGTATCTGGTATAGATTAATCTCCTTCACATGACAAATATGGAATTACAGGTTTATCAATTCTAATTTCCATTCTAATTACTGATTTTTTAGATAATTTCATTTCAGTTTTGCATTGTTGACATATTTTCATGGTAATCCTCCCTTGCAAAAAATATATTATCATAAATATATATATAAAACGCAATATAGATTAGAGAAAAATATTGATTTGTAAAAAATGTAATCAAGTTGTAGATGGTGATTGTTTTTATACAATCCCAGTAGAACAAAGATTTTTAAGAAATGGAAATCCACTTCCAGAGATATATTCTGGGTTTAATCGGATACCTTGTTGTAAAAAATGTGGAGAAGTTATTGATTATAAAGACTTACCATCAGAGAAATTTTGGACATGGTTCACATATTTAGATGAGTCTGTAAGTAGGGAATTAAAAGGGAAAGCACTTATTCGGTATTTTCAGCTGGATGATCTGCTTGGAATAAAGAAAGACGTAGGTGATTAAAATCGGAGAAGTAATTATTTTAGATAAGGAAAAAGCAGATGCCCTGCAGTTGCTAGGGTTTAAATATGTGGTCAGAAACGTTGGAAATAAAGAAGCGTTTGTTTTTATAAAGACACATGAATTAATGAAGGAACTTAACTCAAAATTTGAGAAGGGTTCTTTTTTAATTACAAAATATCTATGTTTTTAATTTCATAAAGAAAGGAGGATATATTATCAATTGAAATTCTCAAAAAATCAGATAGTTGGATTTACTTCAAAATTATCTAATTTTGAAATAGTAAATAGCGAGTTTACAAGATGCAAATGCTACATACTTGCGACTGGCGATAATGTCAATGGTTCTGATATTACGTATGAGGCTGTCAAAAAAGCAATGGAAAGAGGGGAATTTTATAATAAACCAGTTGTTGCGCACCTTTACCAAGATCCAGATGATAATAATAAATGGCGAGTTGGCGGGCATGACTCAAAATGGGTTATTACAAGGGATTCTATTGAGATTATTAATGAAACAATTCCGTTCGGAACCATCCCAGAATCTTCGGACTTAAAACTGGAGGAAGTTTTAGAAGCTGATGGAGAGACAATTAATACATACCTTACGTGCCAGCTAATTCTCTGGACAGGGAGATTTAATATTATGGATGCCGCTTATAGCGATGATATTTATTTTAACCAAAGCTGTGAAATATCTATAAATGAATATCATTATAAAAACAATGATGTTCTTGCAATAGATGATTTTACTTTTAGTGCCATCTGTTTATTAAATAAGTCGTCAGACTCTTCTAAGAACATACGTCCATGTTTTCCATCTTGCAAGGTCGAAAAAATAAAATCATTTTCTATTGACGAATCCAATTTTAAGAAAAACTTTGAATTGATGTTAAATAAAATCAAACAGTTTGAATCAGATGGGACTGCTGTCCTACCTGTTCAAGATAATGAAAAAACAAAAAATAAGAAAGGAGCAACTAATATGGAATTAGAAAAGTTTATTTCTCTTCTTTCAGAATTTAAATGCGAAGGCACAGATTCCTTGAAATACGAACTGCTGTCAGCAGACGGAAATAATGTCTATATGTTAGACAGGGAAAATGGATATAAAATTTTCTCAGTTAAATATGTAATGTCTGATAATGATCCAGTTATCAATTGGACAACAAAGACAGAGGGTGATATCGCATTTACTGAAAAAAATGAGGATGCGGAATCTCATCTTACTATGATTTATAATGAGATTAATGATGCATTGTCAAAGAAATATAAAGAAGACTACTCAAAAATTATTGAGGATAGGCTTCAGGAATACACAAAAGAATATGAAGGCAGGTATGATGAATTACAAGCAGAATTTGACACATTGAAAGATTCTTATTCTGTAGCCAAAGAACAGCTGATGAAGTATAAAGAAATTGAAATGGAAGAAGCCAAACAACGTCATATTGATGCAGTTAAAGAAACTCTGGACAAGTTTGAGAAAAAAATGGGCAAACATCCAGAGTTTATTTATTACAAGGCGAAAATGGACAAACCTGAGAATATTGATTTGAAGAAACTCGAAGATGACTTGACTATGATGATCGGTGAAATTTCAATGAGTGATAACAACACCAAATCTAAGGCTTACTCCTATAACCCCACTTCAACAAGCGTTAAAAAATATGGAACTGAAAATGACCTAAAAAGCAGATATGGACATCTGTTTGATGGTTTTATTAATTAAAAAGGAGGAATTTTATTATGGCAAAACATGGAGTTGCTGAATCAACAAAATTACAGGGTTGCATGAACGTCAGTTTCATTGCAACTGAAGATGTGGACAATGGTTCTATTGTGGCAAATGGCGGCCTTGCTACAGGGTACAGGGATGTGTATACCGCAAAAAAACCAACTAAGACAGATAGGGTTTATATCGTAATCCATCCAGTTTACGGATATGACGAAAGACTGGAAGAGGAAAAAAATGAGGATAATTATACGAACGAGGCGGGGAAAATCTTTAGGACTTATGAAGTGAAACCTGATAGGAAATTTAAAGTTTCTAGCGATATGATTACCCCAATTGACAGTTCTACGCCAGTAGATGAAGGGCAGTATGTTGTTCCAGATGGCACTTACAAACTTTCAGCAGTTGCCACAGAACCAACTGACTCTAAATTTGTAGGCATTGTTGAATCAATTGAGGAAACAGGATTCCCATATTTTGGAAGTTCTAAAGGTGTGCAGATTTCAAGCATGGGTTATGTATTTGACACTCGAATTGTAAAAGTAAAAATCCGTGTATTAAAAAATGATTAATGAAAGGCAGGTAGGAATATTATGATGAAAGAAAACAACACTGTATCATATATGATTAACTTAATGAAGGATGCAGGTACAAATAGGGTTGTAAATTTTTCCGAGGGGGCAGCAAAGCATATTGATGATGCTTTAAGGCGCGGATATGATGAGATCTTAAATGGAGAATTGAATTATACAAGTTTTAGGAATCACAAAAACGAGATCTTTACAATCTGGGAAGAATCTTTAAAACCATCACTTCCAGAATCCTGGAAAACAAATCCATTTTACAAAAGAGTATGTGAAACACGTAATGGCGCTATCGGTGAGAAAAACGCGTTTACAGTTAAGGATAAAAGCTACCTTGTCGCCGCAAAATTTTCTGGTGGGACATGGGATGTGGAAAGGCAGAAAATTGGAAGGGCTAAAGATATCGCCATCGATTTGGAATGGAGTTATGTGTCATGTTATGAGGAACTGGACAGGTTCCTTAAAGGATATACAACCAGCATTGAAATGCTGAATGAAGTCAAGGAAGGATTCGCTATTGATATGGACAACCGTATTGCCACTGTATTTAATGGCATGGGCGCATATCTTCCAGCAAAATTCGTCCAGTCCGGTACATATAATAAAGATACATTAGTAGATCTTATTAGGCTCGTCCGCACAGCAAATAGGAAAAATACTATTGTTGCCGGCTCCCAAAGGTCTGTAAGTAAAATTGCAGATGGGACAAACTCAAACTGGATTTCCAATGCGGCAAAAGATGAATTGGCTACAAACGGAGTTGTTGTAAAAAATTTAGGGATTGGCTGTGATGCGATTGTTATTCCAGATTCTTTCATTCCTTATACCTATGATTTTGCAGGGGCAGATGACACTCTTTATGTCCTTCCAGATGAAAAACTGATTAAAATCTTTTACGAAGGCAATTTAAGGGCAAGAGAAACAAACGAAAAGGATAACCATGACCAGACTATTGATATCACGTTTGAACATCTTGTCGGCGTTGAGTTAGTTACATCTAACCTTTTTGCGAAATATACAATCGCATAAAATAATAGGGCGGCAATTATTGCTGCCCTTTACTATTTAAGGAAGTCAAATATGGTAAATAAAAAATTTTTTTACTGTTATTCCTATAAATTAATGTGTTTTCTAAAGTCATATGGGTTCAGATATATTTCAAAAGGAATAAATACAAATAGCAATTCCATTTATTTTGTTTTTAAAAAATCTAGAGATTTAGACAATGCAATAATTATCTGGAATACAATAAAATTCAAGTTAAGGGAGAATAAAAATGGATTATAAAAAGCTTTCTTTAGAAGATTTAAAGAAGATAGCACGGGAAAAAGGAATTACGTTTGGCAATATTGGGAAAGAAAAATTGATCGAAAAAATTAAGAGTTTTGATTCAGAACATAGCGTGAAGTTATTGGCTGACGGAACAGGAATTGAAGAAGATATTACATGTCCAGAAAGCGATAATACTTCTGATATCCCGCCAGAAAACAGCATAGAAAGTGGCAAGAAAGAAAACGTCATTTGCGCAATCAATGATATTGTTTCAGATTTAGAGGATTTTGAGGAAACTGACGAAAAGGATGAGACCATTGAAGAAATTGGGATGGATGAAGAAGTTCCATGCATGAGCATTACATTTGGAGGATTGGTGTATACATCACCAATTACTGGCGCTACTTATAAATGGCATAAAATCGGAGATGTCGAATACCTATCGGTAAAAGAATTAACTTCTATGAATAACTCTAAGCCTGTTTTCTTAAATAGGCCATGGATTATATTGCAGGATTTGCGGGCAATCAATAAATTTAGGCTTATGTCTAAATATGAAGAAGTTGCAAAAATCAACCAGCTTAAGAAATTATTCGCCACTGGAGATATGGCTCTTATTGTATCAACAATTGATGGGGCGTTAAAATCTGGTATGCGGGAAGTCGTTATTTCGAAGGTTCGTACAATGTATAATAATGGAATTTTAAACAATACACATATCATCCAGATGCTGGAAGATAAACTACGGTTTGATATTGTGTCTGATTAGTTTATAAGGCAGGTGTCCATATGGGAAACACAACATTTAAGGAATTAGCGGATTCTGTGTTCCTTAAAATAAAAGACATAGACCTTGCCAACCTTCCGGAGGATATTGCATACCAAATTGTAAAAGGATATGTAAGGCCTGCATGTGTCCAGTTCCAGTCATGCAATGACCAGGATTTATCTGACAGGGATGACGGATTGGAAGAATTTAATTTCCATCTGACGGATACGAATTTCGAATTGCTGTCTAATTATATGGTAGTTTCTTGGCTGGATTCCCAGATCCTAACAACAAATAATTTGCGTTCCAGGCTTACTTCAAGTGATTTCAAAAGCTTAAATTTACATAATCAGCTATCAAAATTAATTGAACTCCGTACAATGCTGAAATCTGAGAATGACCAGCTTGCCATCAATAGATCATACCTCAATTCCAGCATTTATGACATCGCAACAAAGAAGCCTAAGATGCGGAGGGAAAAATATGAGTTTTGAGCTGATGAAGAAACGGATTGGGCATAGCGGATCTTCCCTGTACCATGAGCAGGTCAAGGATGCCAGGGATATATTGGCATACGGCTTCCAAGATGACGTGTCGTATAACCCAAATATATCAGATTTTACGACTGGGCATGGCATCCCCATTAAGATATATGACCAGAAATACAACGCGACATATGGCATAACGGCAAAATTTTTAGCATTGCACGATATGCCAATTGAATTGGGGCAGCTTCTTTTTGATCCACCCAAGAATGAGTATTGGCTATGCGTGGAGTCTTATGACGTTTCTGGGATACATAACGAGGGGAAATTAGGCAAATGCATGTCCTTCCTAAAATGGCAGGATTCTAATGGGGCAATCCAGTCTACGCCTGTCATCATCACTTCTGCGTCAAAATACAATAACGGCGAAATTGGATCGGAGGCTATAAAATTAGGCTCTGACCAGCTGATGATATTTGCGCAGCTGAATGATTCGACCGTTAAATTAGACAGGGGAATGAAGTTTTTCATAGATGAGAACAGGCAGAACCCAAGCGTATATGAATTAACCCGTATTGATACTGCCCTGTATGCATATATGGGGAAAGGCTTTGTGTCAATCATTGTAACGGAATGCACCTATACCCCTACGGATGAGGAACTGAAACTTGGGGTATGCGATTACCATCAGACAGACAGGGACAATGGAACAGGGGAAGGGGATAAAGACACTGTTTTTACAGCTTCCATCTCTGGGAACCCTGTTTTAAATGTTGGTTATCCTAGGACATTCCGTATATTGTCTGATGATGAGGGGTTAGACTTTAAATGGAATATTGCCTCAGATTTTGACATCAGCATGGAACTAGAGGGCAGGAAAATCAGGCTGTCTACAGATAACAGGTCATTAAATGGGAAAACATTTTTATTGCAGGCAGTTTCTAACGGGAATATCATTGCCCAAAAGAAGATTAACATATCGGAAGGATTTTGACGGAGGTGTTTTATATAAGGAATTTTTATTCTGCTGCAGATTATAAAAACAGGATTATAAACCTTTTAATATCAAGCAAGGATTTTGTCAGGCTGATAAACCCAAAGCCTAGCACTTATGAAGAGATTGACACCATAGACGTATTGCTAGGCGGGGAATGGGTCATTAATGGCAAAAAGCATACCGAGCAGGGTTATATATTCGATTACAATTTTGCAGACGACACGACTACGGAAGACAAGACTTTTGTGTTTGTTGAAACTGATATAGAATCCATCCATGACAGCATATTTACGGACTTCAATCTCTATGTGGCCATGTTTACAAAAAAATCCCTTGTGAGGATATCGGACTATACTTCTCCAACTGTCACGCAAGTTAAGGGAATGGGATGCTTCGCCAGTAAATATGCCAACCGTATTGACGCCATGTGCGATGTGGCGGACAGGATCCTAAATAAAAATGAAGACGTTAAAGGCATCGGCTTAATAGAGCCGTCACGCATTGGTTTCTGCACTATTTATTCCCCAAACAGGAATTATTATGGAAAGTGCTTAAAATACCATATACACAATTTAAACGAAAGGGATGATGGGTGTGGTTTATAATAAAGAAAATATGTTGCCATACCTTATTTATAATAAGCCGTTCGAATATAACGAAAGCATTTCTGTATATCCTGTCACAATGAAGGATGTGATTACATTCCAGGTTTTATCCCAATCCATTACGCTCCGGAAGAATAGCATTTTTAGAGAAAAAAAGATACTGAAAATGACATACCTTGATTTCCTGTTGTATTGCTTTGGCAATGAAGAGATTGAGAAGGAGTATAAAATATCTGGGCTGTCGCAGTATTTCTATTATGCCATCCAATTGCTGACATTATGCTGTAAGGATGCAGAGATTAAGCTGGATGGGCAGAATGGCGGCATCCGGATCAATGGATGCTTGGTTACGCCACAGGCCTTTGATGACCTGCGGAGGATTATAATCATTCAGAATGACATTGATTTTGACATTGACGAATTTTTAAACTACGACACGGAGAAAAGGCTTCAGCAGGCACAGAAGGATTTGACAAAAGGGATGAAAGCAAATATTGAAGATTACATTGATTCCCTAGTCATAGCAATCAATACGACTGAAGACAGGATAATGGATATGACCATAAGGAAATTCTGGAGGTATATCAAGAGATATCAGCTTCATGAAGGGTATACGATAGCAAAGACTGGCGAATGCAGCGGGTTTGTGTCATTTAAAGAGCCAATAAAGCATTGGATAGTTTCTTTGGATGACGAGGATGACAAGTACAAAGAACTTAAAACAAGCCAGCATTCGCTGGCTAAGAAAATAGAAGGATAGGGCAGGATCTGTCCCTGTTCTTTTTTTATACAAAAAAATAGAATGGAGGAATTATTATGGCAAATAAACCAAAAGACTTTTTGGTAAGCGCAGCGGATTTTGCGTATTATGTTGATGACGTATTGGCCTGCACAGGCAACACAAACCTGAACTCTTCTATCGAAGTTTCCATGGAAGAACAGGACGTGAATGCGGGCAAAGGGAACAAGACTGTATTCTCCTTTAAATATGGCCGCCAGTTAAGCTGTACGCTTGAAGCCGCTGATTGGAAACTTGAATATTTAGCTATGGCATCTGGCTCTAAGATTAAGGAAGGGATGGAAGATGTTTATAAAATCCAGGAATGCGTAATCTTGACAGATGGGATTGGCGTATTGAACACAGCTCCCATTGGGGATGTTGCGGTAGAACTGCCAAATGGAACTATTGTGACACTGACGCCAGTAGGGACATCTATCGACCTGACCAAATATGGGTTTACTACAGGCACGGATTCTGTCAAGGCTACATACCGCTACAATAGGGTTGCAAAATCTATCGCAATTGATGCGGAGTCCACACCGCTTTGCGGGAAATTAGTACTTGATGCGGACAAGTATGACAACAAGACTGGGAAGATTGGGAGCATCCAGATTATCATCCCATCTTATCAGCTAAATGGTAATTTCAACATTGAGTTCACCCCAGATGGCGTGACATCTACTTCCTTGGAAGGGAAAGCCCTGGCTGTTGAAGGGGAGACCTGTAAAGAAGGCGCTGTATATGCATACATCAAAGAGTTCGAGGCAAAGGAAAGCGACATTGAAGTAATTGAAATCGCCGCAACCCCTGCCGCAATCAATATCAGTACATCTGATACAGATAAGACTACTATTTCTGTTATTGGCCTTAAGGGGTCTTTGTACTCTCCCATTGAACTGGACAATGCAGACTGTACTTTTGTATGCGACACCCCGGCAACAGCAACGGTTGATACGGCTGGCGAAGTAACTGCTGTAGCCGCAGGCGCAGCAAAGATTACTGTGACATATGGCAATGTTTCGGATGAGGTTGATGTCATTGTATCTTAACGGCATATTATGGGGGTTATGTAAAATAGCCTCCATAAACAATAGGAGGTGATTCGATGGAAGACAATGCAGTTAATATCCAAGGCAGTCCTGACATGAATAACCCTATCCCTGATGATGAGAAAAAAATTGCCAAGAATGAGACGGCCAAGAAAAACAAGGGCAGTTACAAGACCATTGAATGCAGAGTGCTTTCTTATGACGGGAAAACTATGGCATTGGATATTGATTTTAATGGATATGGCATCCGCATTAAAAATGTCAAAGATTTTTATGGGGATAGCGTAACCATAAAATACAGGGGCGAAATTGGCAAGCCAAACTTTGACTTTAAGCTGCAGGTATAGGATATGTGTAAAAATGCTTATGAACGGGTTTCTGATAAAACTGGGAAAATGATGATTTTCTGCAAGAAAATGGGGAATGATGCTTCCTTATCGCAATTGTGCATTAGCCAGAAGTTCTGTCAGGACAAAGATAGGTATGTTGAGATAAACCAAAAAAGAGACTGTAAATTTTATAATGAGTGAATAATAGATTAGCGTAAAAAAGATGTATATGGGCAAGTTATGCGCTGATCTGTTACGATTTTGCGTATAGCTTGCCCATTTTTTTACAACTGAGGTGAATATGGCAAAGATTGATAGAGAATACCATTGCAACTGGTATGAAGAATTTTTATATTTAACGGAACATGGGATAAAGTACGAGTTTGTGAAGGAAATTAACGGCGTGCTTACATGGAAATTTAAGAAGAATGGGTTTTTATTTCGGACATTGGCGGATTTTTACAGCAATGTATACACAAAATAATTTAAAGGAGTGGACTTATGGAATTTTTAAATGAATATATGATTCCGATCGTATTCGGGATGTGCCTGTGCGTTGGGTATGTGATTAAAAACTGGATTAAGGATTTAGACAACAAATATATCCCAACTATTGTATGTGTTTTAGGTATATTTTATGCCGTATGGGTTGAAGGGAAATTTGACGCAAATGTAGTATTTTGTGGCGCTATCAGCGGGTTATCCAGTACAGGGTTACACCAGGCATTCAAGCAGTTTATTGAAAGCGCTAAAAAATATCGGCAATAACAGCTAGGCTTAAGCTTTTGTCTGCTTAGGCTTATTTTTAATAAAATAAGGAGGTATCATTATGGCAATTACATGTGACAAAGTGATCAGTGTTGCAGCAAATGAAGTAGGATATTTAGAGAAAAAGAGCAATTCACAGCTGGACAGCAAGACAGCAAATGCAGGCTCCGCAAATTATACAAAGTATGGGAAATGGTATGGGCTGAACCCCGATCTCTGGTGCGCAATGTTTATCTGTTGGATTTTTAATACAGCATATGGGGCTGCAATGGCTAAAAAATTGCTGTGCGGAAGTTTTTCTGCGGCATGTGAGACAATCAGGCAAAATTTCAAGGCCAAAGGGCAATATTATACTTCTAACCCACGTATTGGGGATGTGATATTCTTCCAGGGATCAAGACATGCTGGCGCAAACCATATTGGTATTGTAGCAAACGTCTCAAATGGGACTGTCTATACTATTGAAGGCAATACATCTGGCGGAAGCACAGTCGTGGATAACGGCGGCGGTGTGGCAAGGAAAAGCTACCCTGTTTCTTATAGCAGGATTCTTGGTTATGGGAGGCCAAATTATGACGGCGCATCTGTACAGAATAATAATCCATCTAATATGCCAGAAAACAAGTCTACATATTCTAAAAAACAGTTTATCAGAGATGTGCAGTCTGCAATCGGCGCAAAGGTTGATGGGGTTGCCGGGCCTGAAACATTGTCAAAAACAGTTACGGTTTCTAGGGATAAAAACAGGAAACATGCTGTGGTTAAGCCAATCCAGAAATATTTCAATGCTTTAGGATACAACTGCGGAGAAGCAGATGGCGTGGCTGGGCAGAAATTTGACTCTGCAACACAGGCATACCAGAAAGCAAAAAAATGCGTGGTGGACGGTGAAATCACGGCAAAAAAAAATACATGGAAATCCCTGCTGGGATTACGTTAAAAAATAAAAAAGGTGGTTTTATAAATGGATGCAATACAAGAATTGACTAAAATTGATTACACTTCGCTTTTTATTTCAGTATTTGTTGTTTTATTTGGGATTAAAGCTATTGTATCTGTTTTCGAATGGTTTATTGAGAAGCTTGGGCTTGAAACTAAAGGCATGAGGAAACGGCGGGAAGAGCATGATTTGTTAATCCAGACATCACAGAACATTTCAGAATTACAGCGGAAGCATATGGAAGATATGGAATATTCAAACAGCCGTGACGAAGAAATCTCCAAAGACATCCAGAATTTGAATGGTATGTTCTTAGATAAGGAAATTGACGACTGGAGATGGAAAATACTGGACTTCTCTTCTGCTGTTTCTAATGGCAGGAAATATAGTAGGGAAGCATTTGACCATATCATAAAAATATATAAGAAATATGAAAAAGTCCTTAAAGAAAATGATATGGAAAACGGCCTTGTTGACGAAAGCATGGCATTTATTAAGCGAAGGTATCAGGAACATTTAGATAAAGGCGAATGGAACTGAATTACGTTTTTGATATAGAGAGGTATGGTTTAATATGGGGAATATAGATTATATAGACAGTTTAAAGCCTGGAAAACGGAAAAATGCTTTTTATATTAAAGCTGAGGCTATTGACTATGAAAAAACAGGGATTCAATCATCTAAAAGTAATAAAGTTTATATCCATGTATGGGATCAAAAGCAAAAGAAGTGTGTCGGTAAATTAGTTGACCGATATTAACATTAAAAAACAACTTTAATATTTTACAGATAGGCACTCACTAATCATCCAGAAATGAAAAATATGAGAGTCTGATTTCTGGCTCTGGATGAACTGATTAAAAATTACCTGGAAAGCAATCTTCTCCAACACTCACGGACAAATTCCCAGCAGTTAAATCAGAAACACCAATAAATATGGACATGTGCCATATACGGAAATAATTTCACAAACATAAAACTTCAGCAGACATTTCCTTAGAATATGAACAGAAAGATTAGTGAGTGCATTCTAATTATAATTAATATGAAAGAATTTGTTAAATAAAAAGGAGAGGCTTAAAATCAGCAGAACAAAATTTAATGTAGGTAAAAATACAAACAACAGGACTTATAATGGAATAATTTTTGACTCTGTTTTAGAAATGAAGTATTACAAGGATGTTTTATTGCCATTAGCAAAAAGCGGAGAGGTTGTAAGCTATGAGCTACAAAAATCCTATGAATTACAGCCTAAATTTAAACATGATGGGAAAACTATTCAGCCAATCAAATATGTGGCTGATTTTTTTATGGTATATAAAGATGGGCATGAAGAAGTCATTGACACGAAGGGTTGCCCAGATTCAGTTGCTTTGCTGAAGAGGAAGCTTTTCTGGTATCACTACCCTAATATTGATTACAAATGGATCTGCTATTCGAAAATAGATGGGGGATGGTGTGATTATGATTTTGTAAAAAAACAGCGGGCGAAGCGGAAAAAGGAAAAGAAAAATAAGGAATTATAAATAGAAAGGAAATAATTTAATGATAACACTGGTACGCTGGTATATTTTAAAGGCAAAGGAAGTCAAAATGAAATTAACATTTTATAGGATTGCTGAAAAAGTTTTGAAAGAGACAGCAAAGATGGATGCCGAAGATTGGGCAGACAAATTTGTCAGTGCGTTTATTGAAGTTTTACATAAAAATGATGATAAATGATTTAAGCATATTAAGGAAAACCTAAAATAATTTTATGCATTATTAACCCAATGAATCGGAGGTGAGGAATATGGAAAACTATTTTTATAGGCTGGTCTGCGTAGACGAGCATAACCCATTGGAATATTCCGTATTAAAAGATGAGACTATCGGCGAATTAGAAGCAGTATATGAATATATTGGCCAGCATATTGGAGATTACACACCAGAACTGACTAAGTGGATGCTATTTCCAGTAAGAAGAGATGACGTGATTGTAAGAAAATAAAATCGAAACTTGGGGTTGCTTTTGCAGGTTCTTTTTTGTTTTGGAAAGGAAGATTAGATGGATATGTTTTTATCGGAAGATATTGTTAATTAGCGAAAAGAATTCAGAAATTAAAAATTCTATAATAAATACTTTATCTGTAAATAATTATACAATTTCACAGACAAAGTATTTATTTAATAATATCATTGAACAATTTGAGAGAAATACGTCAGTAAGTAAGGTTACTGTAAAATAGATTAAAGTATATTAGGCAGATAATTATGTGCAATTGCTTCAAAGAAAGATTGATATGTTTTTGCAAATTCATTAACGATATCTGGAATTTCTTTAGAATCGCTTTTAAATATGCCGTTTTCCTTTAAATACTCGATAGATAATTCCTGCGCCAACGATTTCGCTTTTTCTCTATTCATCATTTTTTACCTCCATAAATTTATTGTTATCGTAATATTAACATTTTTAGAAGGAAAAGTAAATATTATTCGGAGGTGATTTTATGGCTAAATTAAATTTAAGGCAATCTTGTTACAGAGGTAGTGGTATTGAAAATGCAGTTGTCAAAGAAATTCATAGAACATCTGCACATAAAACATTGGTTGATGAGGCCAATAAGGAAATAGAGAAGAATAGGATTCGTTATGCAACTGCATATAATAAAGCGAAATCGTACTTGAGTAATTAAGATGTTTTTAGATATATTGTTTCAATATTTTTATGAACAAAGGAGTATTTAATGGCAAAATATAAAACATATAGCGCATTGGTTAATGCTATGAATAAGAATGTGAATATTGCAGTAAAGAATGCCTGTTATAGAATTTTAGGAAGTTTGCAGGAAATTATTGATTCAGAGTTTTATGATCTTTTTGAACCAGACTTTTATAAACGAACTTATCAATTTTGGAAATCGGCAACTACAAAAATGATAAACCGAAATTGTGGGCAAGTTTTTATGGATAAGTCTGCCATGAATTATAATAGTTTTTGGACTGGTGAAAAACAGCTTCTTGCTGCTTCTATTGGGTCTCATGGCGGCTGGGTTACAGAAGAAACAAAACAGCATAGATTTTGGGATGTATTTATTGATTTTTGCGAAAATAACGCTGTGAACATCCTACGAGAAGAACTTTCAAAACAAGGCATAAAAACTAAATAAGATTCCTGTGGCGGATGTTAATAATTAGCATACGCCTTTTAATACTTAAAAGAAGGAGGCATGTGGAATGAATGATTTTATTGTCCAGCTTATAGCAAGATTAGATGCGACAAAAGTGAGCGGTGATATAAAAAAAATAGAAGAGCAACTAAAATCTAAAGGCATAAAATTAAAGCCTGTTATTGACTCATCTGTGACTAAACAAGAATTGCAAAATTTGTCTGTAGAATTACAATCAATATTAAAAAAATCTGGACTGAATATTGATACGAGTAAAATTCTCAGTTCCATCAACCAGATTATTAGAGAAACTAATAAGGTTGAAAAAGCTATTGTTTCATACACTAATAAATTAAATGATTTTAAGACAAAATACTCAGAAGCCAGTATTGATTACAGTAGTTTTGAAAAAGTATTTACTCAATTTAAAAATGGTGAGAAAACTTTGAATGAATTAAGCGTTGCTTGGAATAGGTTAAATAACACTGCAAAGCAAGGCACGCAGAATTTAAAAAGCAAGTCCTCATCTTTTGACCCAATCCAGCAAACACTAAATGATATGAGAAACTTACCTTCTAATTTGACTTCTTTAGAGAAAAGTATGTCCTCGCTAAAAGACAAATCTAGTTTGGCTGGAGTTTCCATAAAAGACTTAATGACAGAATATGAGGGTTTGAAAAATGAAATGTCACAAAGCAATGGAAAAGTCCCATTAACAGATGATTGGACTTTAAGATATAGGACTTTAATGGAAACTGTTCAATCTTTAACGAAACAGGTTGAAACATTAAAAAAAGTCGAAGCTTCAGATAATTCACAAGTTACAAAACAAGCGAATTATTATTCTACTATTCTATCCAACTATAGGCAGATATACTCTTTAAAGCAAAAGCTATTAACTGCTGGTAAAGAAGAAGAAAAAATCATCAAAGAACAGCTTCGTTCTCTTAGAGCAAGCAATGCAGCAACTTATAAGCAGTTATCATCTCATGGTTTAAAAGATAAAGGTTGGCAGTCACAGGTCAATGATTTTAAAAAAAGTGCAGAATATAGTTTGCGGGCGGCAGAAGCAAGGCAAAAAGATAAACAAGCAACTGCTGATGCTATAAATGCGGAAAAACAACGGCAAGCGAATTTAAAAGAATCAAACAATATTATTAAAGAGTTGGAAAAATCTTATAATAATATAAGCAAATTACAGATAAAGAAAAGCACTCTTGATCCATCTGTTGATTCTGAAAAAATCACGAAGCTAAGCCAGGAAATAGCCCTAGCGAAAAGGGAATATGATGCACTTTTGTCTTCTTATAGCAAGAATAAAAATTTTGATAATTCTGCGTGGAAAAATGTTAAATCTGATATAGATGCCGCAACAAAAAGCGCAATTGAATATAATAATGCTTCTAAAACTGATTACATAAATAAGCAAAAAGAAAGTTTTTCTATTAATCTCGCTGCTCTAAAAACTTCATTAATAGAAAGTGGAACGTATACAGATGAACTAAAACAAAAGATTTCTTTGCTAGAGTCCGAACTTGAGAAAGTTTCAAATAAGGGGGATCTGTCCACTTTTAAAAATAATTTAAAATCCATACAAACTGAAATCAGTTCATTAACATTGGCAAATAAAATTCAATTGAAAGTTGACAGCGGAGATTCTGAGTCAAGGGTTGAAGCACTTATCGCAAAAACCAATCAATGGACAGACGTTAATGGAAATGCCAGGATTAGTACGACCAGTTTAAGTCAGGCATTGAATGAATTGACTGCTGCTTCTGAGGCTTACAGAAATAATAATACAGGAGAAACCCAGAAACGTCTTATTACCGCAAACGAAAAACTTACTGAGGAATACAATAAGGTGACAAGTGCCGTAAGGAGGATGAATGCCACATATGCGAAGGATACTGATATCGCTTCTCTACACAATAAGATTGGGGATTTTATTGGGAAAAATGGGGATATCATAAAACATCTCGGCACTGACCTGAATGCGATGTTTAGCCAAACAGCAAAAGGTTCCCAAATTACAACCCAGGAACTGGCCGCATTAGAGCAGAAATTTATAAGTGTGAAAAATGCCGCCAATCAAATTCAAATGGCAAATGCCATACACCTAAAAATAGAAACTGGTGAATCAGAGTCAAAAGTTGCGGCATTGATTGACAAGACAAAGCAATGGACTGACGTGAATGGTAATGCAAGGATCAGCACATCTAATCTATCTTCTGCCCTACATGAATTAGTCACTGCTTCAAACGAATACGCAGGCAATAAGACAGAAACTGCACAGAAAAAATTGATTGCGTCCAATGAGAAATTAGATGCGGAGTATAAAAAAGTCGCAAATTCTATAAGGCAGACGAATGCAGAGCTGGCAAAGGATTCTGCTGTGGCCTCCCTGCATAATAAAGTTTCTGAATTTATGGGAAAGAATGGCAAAGCTGTAAAATATTATGGCACACAGCTAAAAGATATATTCGACAAGACTGCCCAAGGCTCTGAAGTGTCGAAACAAAAATTGGCACAGCTAAACCAGGAGTTTATAAAATTACAGAATACAGCAAGGGCTAACGGGAAGCTTGGAAAAACATTTTTCCAGACTATAAGGGAAGGGATGAGTTCTTTTTCTTATTGGACAAGTTCTACTTTTATGGTAATGAAGGCTATCCAGTCCGTCAAAAGCGGGATAAGCACTATCAAGGAACTGGACACTGCTTTGGTTGACTTAAAAAAGACAACTACCATGACAGCAAGTGAGCTGGAGGAATTTTATTATGACGCGAATGAGACTGCTAAGGAAATGGGCGTTACTACCCAGCAGATTATAGAACAGGCATCGGCGTGGTCAAGGTTAGGATTTTCCAGTGCAGACGCAGCCACTAAAATGGCGAAATATTCCTCTATGTTTAAAACAATATCTCCTGGGATGGATTTAGATTCTGCCACCGATGGTCTTGTTAGCATTATGAAGGCTTTTAAAATTGGGCTGGATGATTCTGATGAAGTGGTAGACGGAATTATGAGCAAGATTAATGTCATCGGGAATAGTAAGGCATTAAATAATTCAGATATAGTTGAATTTTTAAGGCGTTCTTCTAGTGCTATGGCTGAAGCCAATAATAGTCTTGAGGAAACCATAGCCCTCGGTGAAGCGGCTGTGGAGATAACTAGAGATGCCTCAAATACAGGGCAAGTTTTGAAGACTACAAGTATGAGAATTAGGGGTTATGACGAGGAAGCACAGAGCTATACAGAAGAATTAGAAAATCTTAAAGGGGAAATTGCAGATTTAACAAAAACAGCAAAAACCCCAGGAGGAATCAGCCTCTTTACTGATGACACAAAAGAAACTTATAAATCTACATATAAAATTATAGAAGAAATCTCTGAAATATGGGATGACCTTACAGATAAAAATCAGGCAAACAATATGTGCCTGTATGTACAGAAATGTGCATAATATAACACATCTAAAACCAGTAAAACCTAAAGCTCTATCACTACAATACGGATGAAATATGCTGGTATGAATGTAACGAAAGTAAAACAACGATAGAGATTCCATATGGCCAAAAGCCTAAGTGGAGATTTTGTCAATTTTATATAAATTGAAAATGGTAGCTTGGTCGCAAAGTCCCGAATAGGGATACGTCAAACGACTAGATCCATGTAGGGGTTTGGGCTAGAGAATAAAGGTAAAATCCTGAATATCCAAACCTATAATCGTAGGGCGCAAATATATGGCGTGGGTGAGAACCCCTTAAATCGAAACGGTGTGGCTGCTACTCTAATCAGAGTGTGGTTAAAAAATAGTCTAAACATCTATGGAAACATAGAGATGTTATTGGTTAATTAAATGAGTCTGATTAACTCAAAAAAATATAAGCAGGATAGATAATATATGAAGAAATTTGACAAAGAATATTCGACACAATATACTCCTGAAAAAGAATATCTGTCAAAAAAAGGAATTAAACCTTCTTTTGTAAAAATTATAAATGGAGTAACCACATATAAGTATAAAAAGACACCAGAACTATTTTTAGCTCTAGTGTCTTTTTACATGAAGAAATAAATATATGAAAGGATAATAAACTGGTGATAATATTATGAAATGGACTTCTGAAGAAGAACGAATAATAAAAGATAATTATAAAAATATGTCTGATATTCAATTGATGAATCTTTTACCAAATAGATCTAAATCTAGTATAGAATCAAAAAGAAAAGACATGGGATTTATTAGACCAAAATATAAAAAATATTCTTTTGATGATGTTATTGATGAATTTTCTAATAGGAATAATTATATTTTATTATCAACAAAAGATGAATTTATAGACTGTAATTCAAAAATGAGGTACATCTGCAAATTACATACAAATAAAGGCGAACAATATATATCATTAAATCATATGATGTCAGGAAGAGGATGTAAATATTGTGGCAGAAAACTTGCCGCTCAAAAAACGATGATTCATCTTGATAAAGAATCTGACAAAAAATTGTGCGAATCTAAAAATTTTGAATATGTAGATACGGTTAGAGAAAATGGCAAAATTAAAATTGTATTTATCTGCAATAATCACCGAGATTTAGGAGAGCAAAAGGTATTAAAAAGCAATATGAATCGCAATCAAGGATGCAAGTATTGCTGTGGCAAAGAATTGCCAGAGTGGTATGTGTTGCAAAAATCTCATAAAATAAACCCAAATATAAAATTATTAGAGCCCTATAAGAATTTAACAACTCGTATAAAATGCTTATGCACGAAACATAATCTTGAGACAAATAAAACAATGCAACAAATATTAAAAGGACAAGGATGTTGTCTTTGTGGGAGTGAAAAATTATCAAAACAAAAATTTCTTTCTATTGATGAAGTCCAAAACAGTATTAATAAATATAACCCGCATATTAAAATACAAAAATATAATGGGGCAAACGTTGAATCTACTTTTTATTGCCTAAAGCATAAAAAGATATTCAAAAAATGCTATAGCACATTATTACATCGTAAAAGCGGATGTGATGAATGTTATGCTGAAAACATTCGCGAAAGACAAGGAATGGGGATTGAGGAATTTAAAAATAGATTGCAAAAAGTACATCCAGAATTAATAGTGACTGGGGAATATGTAAATAATTCAACACCAATTAATGTATATTGCCAGAAACATAATTATGAATATGCTCTTACTCCTGTTGCATTATTAGATAGATTGACCTGTTGCAATAAGACACGTATCACATATAAAGAAGAGAATATTTGTCAATTGTTAGAAAAGTGGGGATTTAATATAACCAGGCAAAAAATATTTGATGACTGTATTGATAAGCGCGCTTTGCCTTTTGACATTTATTTTGATGATTTCAATACAATTATAGAATATCAAGGAGAGCAACATTATAAGCCGATTAAATATTCTTCACAATCATATGACGATGCTAAAATCAAATATGAATATACCAAAAAACATGACAAAATAAAAAAAGAATATTGTAAAAAACACAAAATCAAGTTTATTGAAATTCCTTATTGGGAATTTGATGATTTAGAATATTTTTTATTTGATCAATTAGTTAAGAAGAAGATAATTATAGAGAACAAAGCGGCATAATCAACCGTTGCAATAATTAACCAATAACTCGTAAACGTTATGAACTTACGGAATACAATGACAATTGCTTGAAGCTTTAGCGGGGAAAAGAAATGGGCAGGCTTTAGCAGCTATCATCTCTAATTTTAATAGCGCCCGCGAATCAATGGAACTTATGGAAAATTCTGCTGGAAATGCAGAAAAGGAAATGTCAGTCGTTGTGGACAAACAAAACTGTCCATATGTACAGAAATGTGCATATAGTTCATATTTAATTGCAGGTAATGCGTAAGAGCCTTGCACCACAATAATCAGGAAACTAGATTATGAAGGTACGAAAGTAGAAAAAACGCAAGGATGGTATATGGTCAAAAACCTAAGTACTACTCTTATATCAAAAAGAGAAAATCGCTGTTCATGCAGCCAAACACCCTAACGTATCCCATAGACCATATGGTATTTGAGTCGAGGGTGGAGGTTCAACGATCATTCCCCGTAAGGGGATTTAGGAATACTGAAAATTCAGTTATAAAATAAAGGTGGAAATCCTGAATACCTAAATCAAAAGAAGTACGGCTTAATCGCAAATGAAGTCGGTGAAACTCCGTTAAATGGAAAAGGTATGCTCTTAACACATAATGGTGAAGATGGAAAAATGATCTAAACATCCATGGAAACATGGAGATGCTATTGGTTAACTTAGAAAATAAACATATTATATTTTAACCAATAACTAATTGGATGTTGCGAATCCGATTGAATATTTTGAGTATCGACTACAAACTAAACCGTCTCAAGGAAACAGCCACTGGCACAGCCCAGAACTTATTCAAACGCGAAGACATGAAAACCATCATAGATGGATTGACAGGTCTTTTAAGCGTAATTGACTCATTAACAGAGAAATTAGGCATATTAGGAACCATAGGATTTGGTGCAGGCCTATTCGCTGGGATTAAAAACGTCGGTAAGCCTAAAATGCGTGGCTTCATATTTTAAACGTGCCGACAATAATATGTGTTCTTTAGGATACTAAAGTTTCCATATTATCGAATGCGGGATATACGCATGGTAAATAAATAACAGGGACAATATGCGGGAAAAATTGAGGTACAACGGCTGCGTAATGGCAGTATATCACTACTCTCCTGCCCATGGGAACGTGTGCAGGTTCGTAAAAACGTGACGCTCCTCCAATCCGCAGGGACAGGCCTATGATGGCAAGCCCTCACAGAGCGGCAACTCCCACAATAAGTCTATTTGAAACGATGCTTATTGAATATGCGCTCGGTGCTGCCTGGCATGACAGGTCAATCCGTGAAAAGATTGTACAAATGCGGGAATCTTATCTCCTGCTCATGCAATGTGGAACCCTTATTGCCAAGGGTTGGTAAGAATGGCAATATTAAAATTTGTGTAACTCAGAAAAAAGTCGAAAATTTTTTAAAAAATTTATTATAAATTATATTTACAAATTTTACTAATTATGCTACTCTGAAAATATAAAAATTTCGGAGGTGTAAAATGAAAACAGCCAGTAAGGAAAGAACATTACAATGGATTGTAAACCAACATAAAAAAGGAAATATTTCTTTTTCGCACAAGCTACAGAGGCCGATTGGGCAATGGAATGCAAGAATGAAGTCCCTATTGATACACAGCCTTTTGTCTGGATTCCCAGTGAACCCCATTTATATAGTAGATGAGGATGGAACGTTATATACGCTTGATGGATCGCAAAGAACTTCAACTTGCATCTCCTATATAAACAATGAATTTTCATTAAGCAAAGATACTCCCAAAATTGTAATTAAAAGCAAAAAAGATGGGGAAACCGTATCGACAGAGTATGATATAGCAGGCAAAAAATTTAGCAAATTAGACGAAGAGGTGAAATCGACCTTGCTTGCATGTAGTTTAGAATTTTGCACATTATCTGAATATACAGATAATGAGGTCAAGGAAATGTTCAAGAGACAGAATACTTCCAAGCCTTTAAATGGTAAATTATTGCGCATAGTCCATGAATCAGATGCCTTCAGTGATGCTGTATATTCACTTGCTACTCATCCATTTATGCTTAAAATCACAACGCCAACACAACGTAAGAATGGGACAGATAGGGATTTAATCATCCAAACACTTATGCTTATGTGTACTGACAAGGAAAATGATTTTACTTCGTTTAGGACAAAAGACATTGATGCCTTTGTTCGTGATTATGGTGACAGTATTTTAAACAAGACAGAAGTATTGCAAACTGCACTGGACAATTTTAATAAATCATTTGACGAGATAAAAATACCTGTCACATCTGTACCAATGGTGTTATATAGCGGATATCGTATAACCAAAGACAAGAAATCATTCTCAAAATTAGTTGAAATGATAAACGAATTCTTAAATGGATATGATGGGAACGAAGAATATAAGAAGTATGTGCAATCCGGAACAAGCAATTCTGATAATGTCCGTGGAAGGTTTGATTATTGGAGGGAAAAAATCAAGACGGCATAAATTATAGCCTGTAAGAAGAATGATTATTTTTCTTGCAGGCTTAATTTATAATATTACCATTTTTGTTACGCAAATATTAAGTTATTATTAAATAAATGTTAATATACTTGACATTTAGTATTTTTGTGATACACTTTTGATGTTTAATTATATTGATTTGTTACATTTGTACAAAAATCGCTAAGAAACATTTGATTTTATTTACTATATTCACTAAATTTGATAATATTGTTTTAAAAGGAGGATTATTATGAACAATATTGTCAATTTAAACACTAGGAGAAAAGATAAAATGAACAAAAATACACTTGTATCAAAATTAGAAGAACAACCAGGAAAAAGCTATACGATAACTCAAGCAGAAGATTTAGCAAAAGACGTATTAAAAATTTGTGGGTATGATAAATTAGTCGGAGCAATCCCTATAATTAAAGTTGCAAATAATTTTGGGTTTCGATGTGTAAAAGCAACTGTCCCAGAACATATTTCTGGAAACATATTTGTAGGCGGTACGACTGAAAACATATATAAATCTGATAAAGTTATTGTTGTTGGAGATAACGAAGATCCAAAACATCAAAGATTTATTATTGCACATGAACTTGCGCACTACTTAATGGATTATATAGGGAGCGATAAATCAAAAAATCCAAATTTATTGTTTTCTGAAACATATTTAAAAGAAAATCATGATAACGATAAAGAAATGAGAGCTGATAGGTTTGCTGCTGAACTATTAATGCCATCCATGATATTTTTAAAGCAATTTCTTAAAGTGGCTGAGGCTTGTGATTATAATAGAAATTATATTATTTCTTACTTATCGAATTTCTTTAAAACTAAGAAAAGTAGTATTGAAAGACGTATAATAGAAGTTCTTTCATAAAATATCGCGAGGGTAAAAATGACAAATGATAATCGTGGGTTACAAACCCATAATAAATATACAGATGCATATGTTGGAATATTAAAAACATATAAAGAACAGATTTCGAATTCTGTAACTAAAAAGAATGAATTAAAAGAAAAATTTTTCAATATAATCAAATGGATGTTGTATGCGTTGACAATTATTTTTGCTCTGACTATGATAATTTCTCTTGGATTATTTGGTGTAATGGTATGCAAAGATTCCGAATCATCAGGTATTATTACTGGGGCAATTACCACACTTGTATCTTCTTTTGTTACAATGGTGTTGTCAATATTTAAACTTCCTAAAATTATTGCAGATTATTTATTCAACAAAGAAGAAGATAAATTAATGAAGGAAATAATTGAAAATATTCAGAGTTACGAAATTGAAGCTGTAAAGTATGAAATTAAAAACACTGAATTAGAAAGAGTTATGCAGTTAAAAACAGGAATAAGTGATGCAACAGATAAAAATTTAGAAGATTCAAACTACGGCGTGCCAGATGACCATCAAAACTCAGAAGAGACGGAGGACGATGTGTTAGAAGAATCTGATGTTTCTTAGGAATATTTTAGATGGATTAAGAACTTTGTAAAACTCAAGATGGAGTAAGTTAATCTTTCGCAGGCTTAAGTTATATGATTTATTCTCATCTGTATTTTAAATCTTAATTTTTTATTCATTCATGGATCTAATACCCTGCTGCTTGCAACGTTCTGAAGAAGGAGTTAGGGTTAGATATCCAGTAGTTTGTTGCGGATAGTTCGTTAAGTATTTGACAAATCGTTTAATATATATTATAGATAACATGTTATTTTGGCTTTGTGCATTTTATATAAAAATATTTGATTTTTTATTTATTCCAAAGTTGTACATTGAATACAAAAGGTTCACAGGAGATAAAATTATAATGAAAAAGGAAAAATTCAAAAGTACATTTGCTATAATACATTTGTCAGATTTGCATATCGTATCTCATACAAATGATTATTCAATATCTTTACATAAAATGATTGATCATATTTTCACAGTTACTGAAAACATTTCTAAAATTATTATTGTATTTACTGGAGATTTAGTTGAGAAAGCGGATTTTTCGAATTCGGAAGAAACTATATATAATTTTTTTAATGATTTATACTCTAAGTTAGGAACTAAAATTATTGATATTGTATTCACACCTGGAAATCATGATAAAAAAAGAGGTCTTTTAATGTTAAAGACTTTAAAAAACGAGAACAATGAAAAGTTTTGGGGAAATTTTAAGAAAAACGAGTGGGCTTATTTTGCGAATCAGTTTGATGAATTCTTGAAAATTACACATACTATAAGAAAAGAAATTTTTAAATTGGGAGATACATTTGAAGGTACATATGGTATGCACATCACAGAAATTGATTCTTTTAAAATTTGTTTTCTTTGTATAAATTCTTCATGGTTATGTATAGATGAGAATGATGAGGGCAGATTAAGAGTTGGAATGTTTCAATTAGATGATTTAAGGTCAGATTATCAAAACAAAAAATCAGAAATAAATTTGGTTATAGCATTAATGCATCATCCTACAGATTGGTTGACAAAAGACGAACAAAAATATTTAAACTTATACATGACAGATGAATATAGATTAAATACAAATATTATGTTACAAGGACATATTCACGAGAGAGAAACATATAATTGGTATAACCAGAACCATTCATTGACAACTTTAGTAACAGGCATGGGATGGGATCAGCAAAAAGAGATTAAAGATAATGGTCATCGTTATTCTTTGTATGAAATTAATATGGATAGTTCTGTCATTAGGGTTAATACATTTGTATCTGACAACACTGGTAGGTTTACTGACGATACCGAAGTGTATAAAGATAATAACATTATATTCCCATTATTTGTTCATAAATATTTAGAAATGAATAAACTCAGATTCAATGGGAGTGAATACCCTCTTTTTTATCCAAATTATAATATTGCAGATAATTATGAGGATATTGCGAATGGGATGAACAAATTTTCTATTAATATAATATCAATAATTAAAGATTTCCATTATGATTGCTTAATTCTCAATGAATATATCGCCTTTATAAAAGATATTATCATGTCGAGTTATGATGATGGAGAAATAAAATGGTCGAAAGAATTTCAAAATATTATAAAAAACAAAATTTCAAGAAATGATAAATCTCTATTATTAAAAAAGATCCGTAAAAGTAAAGATAAAGATTTTTATGATATTTTTAATAGTCTATGTACTGTTATTGATTTAATTTCTAAAAAAGAAGAAATACGCTCTATAACAAAAATGGAAGAAATTTTAGATAAAATTTGTTTAAAACAAATAAATATTGATGCAAAAGATAAGTTTTATAGTTTTATTGGCTCTATATGTCTTGAATTGCAAAAATGTATTTTTAAAAAAGAGATTTTTTTTGAAGAATCCCTTTTAAGAATACATTTTCGGATTGTAAATTTGATGGAAGACGATATAAAGTATAAAAAGTTATTTTCATATTCAGTGATTCAAGAAAAGGGTACAAAAAAACTAAAACCAATTGAAGACTCTGAACTGTCTGATATTAGTTATGATGGTAGTATGATAGAAAAGAGTTTTTCTTTAAATCGCTCTATGTTATTTTCACTAAATCCTTCAAGCAACAAACATAAAAGTGAAAATAATTGGATTGACTTCTTAACTATTGCTCCTAAAAATAGTTTCAATCTTTATAAAACAGATGACGATGATACTATACCATATTTATCTTTTGGTATCTCCGTAAATAGTTTTAAGCTACAAATATACCTTCGTGAACTGTCATTTATAGGATTTGATAAACTACTCTCAAACATTTTAAGTAATTTTTTTAAAAATATTCCTTTTGATATATCAACACTCTTAGAGGAGGGGGACAAAGTAAATGAATACGATGAATATTTATAAAACCGTATTTTTAGATCGTATGACAGCGATAGCATTATTAGTTAGATTACAAAATGGGGATATACCTTATCCACATTCAAAACGATGTCGTGAACAATTAATATATTTTTTATCTTGCATTTTAACAGATGAAGACAGAGATGAGCCTATATTAAAAATTGATTTTGAGGAATTAGACATGTTTATAGATGATGTCGATACTGCATTTAAAATAATAGAACAGTATGGTATAACATGAATTATAGTTATTCGCACTGTACTTAAATAATAAGAGTGAAATCATTTTACTAATATCTAATCATTTAGTTATATAACTTTCCACACACCAAAAACTGGTGCAGACACTTGAATTATCAAGAAAAATTGGTGTCTTGACGTTAAAATAGCACCTAATTCCAGAGTTTTACGTTCTTGTTCGTTGGCAGATATCACAGCCTGTATCAAAAGTAAAGTGACCGAATGGATAATCTCTCAGGCGGCATTTATACAGGCTTTGTTTGAAAATATCTGCTGGGAAAGTTGAGCTATTAAATAAATGATACCCAGATTATTCTTGGGTGTCGGTTTTATTTTACTACTACTCTCCCACTATTGGAAATTTTACAGAGATATATAACAAATACATGGCGTACGCGGATTAAACAAAGAAAGTTTTTACTTTATAGGGAGGAAAATAATAAAATGAGTCTAATTGTTTGCTTATTTATAATCATGTTTCTTGCAATGTTAATCTTTGGTGGGCTGGATATTCTACGGGATGAAAGAAATCCTCTGCCAAAGTTTGAAAATGGCGATGAGCATATAGAGCAGATTAAAGTTATAAAAAGAACACGTAAAATCATATTAAATATACTTGAATAGATTGTGTTGTATGTTCGTGAGTTAATCGTATAAACTGTTTGAGAACCCAAATGACTCTTGCCGTTCGTTATAAGTTACGTTAATCCAAAAGAGAGTCGTATCTAAGGTATCATCAGAATATAGGACGGTGATGGTAGTGAAATTAAAAAGCGCCTTTGGCAGTAAACTTTTATGAGCAATTAAACAGTTGCTCTTTTTTCGTATCAGAAAGAAATAATTATTCTGGTCATAATACAAAAGCGAAAGGAGGAAAATAGCATGAGTGAATATGGCGAAACTGAAAGAAAGAATGATTTTAATTATTTTATTGATCATTATCAGGAATTTTACAAACAGTATGGGCATAAATTCATTGCCATTAAGGATAAAGAAATTCTCGGATCATATGATACTGAATTGGATGCTATAAATACTACATCTAAAAAATATCCTCTTGGGTCTTTTATTGTCCAGGAATGTAATGGTGATGAGTCCGGGTATACAAATTATATCTCTTCATGGCAGCTTTTTAGTTTATAGGATTGGCGGTGCAACTAATGATAATATCTGTATTTACTGAAAAATACAATGGGATTCAAAAAAGATTGATTAACTCTGCAATTGCGGAATATAATAATAATGTCGCTCCTGTAAAAGCTCAATGGGACACTGGAGCCACTGGAACATGTATATCAAAGGAACTAGCAAAAAAGTTGAAACTTGTCCCTACTGGCCTTGTAAATGTTCAAACACCATCAGGTAATGGAACTATGAATAAATATATGATCGACTTAACATTAAACAACGAAGTCAGAATTAGGAATTTACCTGTTATGGACTCTGAAATTGGGAAACAAGGGATAGATGTGCTGATTGGAATGGATATTATTTCTATGGGTGATTTTGCAGTATCCAATTTTAATAAAAAGACGCAATTTTCGTTCAGAATTCCATCTCAAGAGCATGTTGAGTATTGCAGATAATCACTAGTTGTAGGGAATAATTATTAAAGAGATATGCCTATAAAGTTGATTGCACCCCGCTTTCAACTTGCAGTATTATAAAAAGCGCAATTAAGATAAGCGTGGAAATATCCAAATTAAATCATGCAAAATTTATGTATTACCGAAGATTGGAAAGAATAAAAGGGAGAGGAACAATTAACATCGGAACAGAAGAAAAATCTTTTTACCTACGGGTATTTAGATTGTTATATCATTTACTGTAATAAACCAATTAAAGACTCTACCTACGGGTAGGGTCTTTTGAATGTTCTGTCATCATTATGTCTTAAAACATTATAAGGAATTAGAACGCTATAAAATCAGTTCCTTATTTAATGCTATTTGCATTATTGATAATATTGTTGTTTTACCATGTATATCCGCAATTTTTGCATTTAAATGATTTGTTGATTTTTTTGCTAAATAAACCCAACATTGCTACTGATATTACTCTTTTACAGTCTCCTATCTTCTTTATTTTTGTTGATGAACATGTTGGGCATTTTAGTTTAAGATTTATTGCTATGATGTTTTTTGAAATTGAATTAAGAGTAAAAAATATATTTGGAAATTCATTTTATTATTAGGGTTTGACAAACTCAATATTTTATAGTATGCTGCAAATATAAAATATACATGAGGATAAAATAATGGGTTATATCAATAAGCTTTTAGATTCGGATTCAGAATCAGTAAATAATATGAAACTTAAACAAATTATCGTACTCGCAGGTGATGGCATTATTACTCATAAAAATTCTTTTGAAGAACTTAGGATGTTTTTCGCCAAAATTGATGCTACAATGATTTGTAAATTTATGAAAGAATGTTTATCCGAAGAAAAAGAAGACAAATTTGATGGAAGAGGCTTTGTATTACAAGATTTAATAAATGAAGTCGGGCATCGTCTTGGTTATAATGTAACGCATGGTTTATATAAAGGGAAAAAAGGTACTAATGGATTCGATGGATTATGGAAACATCCAAATGGTTTCTCTATTATTGTGGAGTCTAAAACTTCAGATGCATATGCTTTAAATATAGATTCAATAGTAGGTTATCGTGAAAAGTTAATAGAAAACCATCAAATTGATAAAAATAAATGTTCAATACTAATTGTTCTTGGCCGAAATGATAAAAACACTTTTACCAATATCATAAAGGGTTCTAATGAAGCACATAACATAAGAATCATCAGTGTTGTGGCACTATGCAGACTTTTAGAAATTTATGAAAGTTCAAATAGGCATAAGATAACGCAGAATAAAATTATGGATTTATTAATTCCTCACGATTTTGTTCAATTGGATAACTTGGTTGATCTCGTATTCTTAGAAAATGACAATTCAGAAGTATCTATTGAGGAAACAAGGTCATACACAGATATTCCTGAATTGCCAGATAAAAACCTTCTTACTGGCAAATTTGTAAATGAGGCAATGAGAAATCTCAGCAATAGTGGATATGTTTTTTCCGAACAACAATTAGAATGTATGATGAGTAAGGAATGGAGCAATAAGGTTTTGAAATTGAATTATCCATTTTTTAAATTTTATAATCCGTCTGACATTAAAGGACACTATATCAGAAATGTCCAGCGCTATTATGCAAACACTTTTTCATTTGGAAATGTTACTGTATATATAACAAAAGAATGGTATCCAAAAAACAAAAAGCCATTTATAGAATGGTATGAATCACTTACATATACACTATAGGGCATAATTTCCACATAGATAAAGGATTACTGTCAAATAGTATAGCAACCATTTATTTCTGTGAAAATTCATGATTCAAAAGGGATCCATAGAAGCAGGAAGAAAAAGGAAATTGACGAATAATATCTGTGTATGATATTATTGTTATATAAATATAGGTTTCTTTTTTGTTCATAAAAAATTCACATTCTGTTCGTTGACTGTTCTTTGAAATTGGTGTATACTATTAGCAAGAAATCTAAAAGGTTTCTAACAAATACGTTTCACAATGTACGATACCCAAACATTGTTTATTCAATTACATTTCGCAATGTATGACAAGGAAACATTGCCTATACAAATACGTTTCACAATGTACGACAAAGAAACATTGTTAAGACCTTTGTATAAACAAAGGTCTTTTTACTGGGAGATAATTATGATACAAAATGGTATGTACTATATGACTGATGAATATAAAGATTTAGTATGTTCACTGGGCGGCGAATGGAATGATAGAAAAAAACGTCCTATAGTTTGTTTATTACAATCTACAGAAAATCCAGAGCTTTACTGGGCTATCCCCGTAGGGAAAGTAAATCACAGAGATGACAAAGCACTAAAAAGAATAAATATGTATATGTCTTACAAGGATATACGTGGATGTTTTTATCATATTGGCAGAACAACAAACAAATCTATATTTTTTATTTCAGATGCCGTCCCTATCACTAATAAATACATACTAGAAGAACATTTAGGAGCAGACAAATGCCATTATATATTAAAAAATCCTAAATTAATTTCTATCTTAGAAACAAAACTAAAACGTATATTATCATGGGAAAACGCAAACCCAAATTCGTTTAGACAACATATTACAGATATTAAAAATTATCTACTTAATGAATTGAATAAAGCGGATTCTATTTAATCATTCTAGGACTATAATAATATTTATATGCAGACAAAATGGCTCTACAGAAAACATAAATGTAAAGTCATTTTTTGTATAAAAATTACATACACTATTATACTTTTTAGAAAGGACGTGGTTTGACATATGATTTAGCTAATTATTTATTTCAATCTCTGTCCATTGATCATCACCACCATTAATAGTTAGTTGAGCCATTATAAGTGCATAGTCACCGTACTCGATAATTTTTTCATAATCGTCATCTTCTATTGTTTGATATATACTATCATAAAAAATGGAATTGTCGTCAAGTAGTATTATTGCTTTATCGTTACTATGATTTGAAGAATAAAATTCTAAATATACAGCATTTTTTTCTTTATTATATAAGCATTGATTTATTGATATTTCGTCTGATAAATCCTTATTTATTATTTCTCTTGATTCTTTTATAATCTTATCTTCTGGCGAACTAGATGAACATCCAGAAATTATAGTTAAGACAATAAAAATTATTAATATGACTTTATTTTTTAGTTGTTTCATGATATCCACCTTCCTTGAATTATTTTTACTAATTATAACATTTTTGAATAAAATATTCAATATTTTTGTATTAAATATTTTTGTATTAAATATTTTATTTACACTTTGGTAACTCCACAATACCAAAAATAATACTTATGTATTATATTACAGTATGAAATTCAAAACATATTTACAAGATTTAAGAAATGTTCAATTGGTAATAAATAGTATTTCAAACACTGGTATTTTAGTAGACGGCGCAACTGGATTATTAAATCAAAATAGTCTTAATTCATTAAAAACTGCTATATCTGGCCTCTCAAAAGAACAAGCATTATTAGTTTTATCAACAAAAAATCTATCCAAAGCGCAGACTGAGCAGGTTTTATCTGCTGCTGGACTATTAGGAGTTGAACGACAATTAACAACATCAAAAATGTCAGAAATGCTTGCAACTCAATTAAATAGCAAATCTGAAGCAGAGGCATTATTAATAAATTCTGGATTAATAACACAAAAAGAATTAGAAGAAAATGCGACAATTAAAGTAACTGTTGCTAAAATTAATGAAGCTGTCGCTAATGGAACTTTGTCTGCAAGTGATGCTAGTGTTATTGCTGGTGCATTAGGTATAACAGGTGTAAACACTGGTGAAACAATTTCTTTTGATTTACTTACTGCATCTATATGGGCAAACATAAAAGCACTTGGAGCATGGTTAGTTACAAATCCTGTAGGATGGGCTATACTTGGTGGTACAGCTATATTTGGATTGGTTAAGGCATATGATGCATTAACTGATTCTGTAGAGGAAGTAAGAGAAAGAACGGATGCTTTATTAGAAACATACAATTCTGCTATTTCGGAAGCAAATTCAAATGCACAAACTATTGAATCTCTTGCTTCAAGATATGAAAAGTTATCAAAAGGTGTAAATAACCTTGGAGAAAATGTTTCTTTAACTGCGGATGAATATTCAGAGTATAATGACATAGTAAATCAAATTGCTGATATGTTTCCCACATTAATTCAAGGTTACACCAATGAGGGAGATGCTATCCTATCATTAAAAGGGAATGTAGAAGAATTGCGTAATGCTTATAAAGAAGCGCAAGAGGAAGCATATAATTTACTTATTGCTTCTGGTAAAAATTCTGATGGAAATGATATACTAAAAGATGCCAATAATGTTATAAACAATGTCAAAACAGGGGACTGGTTTGGGAAAGGCTCAACACCTGGTGGGAATAAAGAAACTATAGATTATATAGACAAAATTTCTAATATATTTTCAAAAGATAATTATAAGGATATTATTCTTGGAAAAACAGGGCTAGGCACCCCACTTGATCCATCAGATGATGACAAAACATTTAGAAAATGGTTTACTTACCTGACAGGAATACCTACTGATGGCAGTAAATATATTTCTGATATCACAGATGAACAGGTTGCAGAGATATTAAATAAACTAAAAATATCGAAACAAACCCTAAATGCAGAAATCAATTCTGTTGTTGATAATGTAGAGACTATAGCTAACGCATACTTAATGACGAATGAAGATTATGAAAAATTAGATGATCAATCTAAGAATGCCACATCTATGATAGTAAATAGTCTTAATGCAGATACTGTATCTTCTTTTGGCGAAAACAAGGAAAATGTAGGTAAATATGTTGATTCAATTGTTGAAACCATCTTAAACAATCAAGATGCAAAAGATGCTATAATCGGATTATTCACAATGGATACAACTGATATGTCCATTAGTGATATTGAACAGCAGATTAATGGCTATATCAATACAATTTCTGGAATACTTGGTGAAAACCCAGCGGAATTAAAAGTCAGGCTTGGATTTGACGATTCAGACACACAACCACTAATCAACAATGTCAGAGAAAAACTCCAAGACGAATTTGATGACAAAGTTGGTGAACTCACACTAGAAGACTTACAAATTGCGGCTGAACAGATTGAGGTTCCAGAAGGCACTCTCCTATCTTGGGATGAGTTAATGAGTAAAATTGAAGATATTAAGAATGGTGTAAGCAATCTTGAAATAAAACCATTCACCGACCAATTCAAAGAGCTATGGGACTCAGACGCATTTGAGGACTCCAGAAAAGACCTGGAGAAGCTTGCGAAAGAGGCGGGCATAGCAGGAAGCGACATCCAATCATTGGCGGCGGAAAATGAGACTCTTGCATCCTTATTGGATGAGACAGGGATGTCCGCACAGTTCGCAGCCACATGCTTTAACAGGGTATGTGACGGGGCAGACGGGTTCTCGGCAATCACGGATGACGCACTTGCACTTGATAAAGTCCTACATGAGATGGATGGGAGCCTGCAACAGGTGGCGGCATCCAAATCAGAGTATGACAAGGCGATGGAAAAGGATGATTACAATGCGGAATTCAAAGATTACCAGGAAGCATATGCCAGTGCAATGGAAATGTTTGAGAACGGGGATTACGGAAGGCATTTCCGTTCCACGATGGAATACCTTTTAGGTGACGATTCCTTCAATATGAGCATTGAGGAAATGTACGAGTCAATGAAAGACCTGAAAAGCATATTTGGGGAGAAGTCAACGAATGGGCTGGAATTCCTTGACAGGCTCTACTCTAAGAAGGATATCCTTGACGGCCTGAACTCAACATTGGAAAAGGCTTCTGATGGCAGCTATGTTGCCGACTTTAAGCCGGAGGAATTTGAGAAGATTGGCGATGCCATGGGCATGACAGCCGAAGAGGTGTCCGCCTGTGTGAATGCGCTTGGGATGTTTGGCGATTTTGTCATGTATGACATTGACAAGCTGAACGATGCCCTAAAGGAAATGGCCGTGTCCGCAGAGGATGGCGGGAAGTCCCTGCTGTCCCTCCAAGGGGTTGAGACAATGCTTTCCAACCTTGGATATACGGGTTATGAGGCATCCAGGATATTAGAGGACATCAAAAAGATGGACGGCATAAAACTGCTTGACTTTGGCAGTGACAGCCAGAAAGAGATTGACGGGATCATATCAAAACTGCGTGAGTTGGATATGGTTGAAATCAGCGGGAAGAACATAACCATAGATTCTCTTATCAGCAGCTTAAGGGACGACTTCAACATGGCATCCGTGGATATTGAGGCATTCGTCAGGAAAGCAAACAACAGCTTCAACTTCTCAGATGCAGAGGGGAAGACACTCTCATTAAAAGAAGCAATCCAAAAAGTGCAGGAATCAGACGACAGCACTTCTGAAGACAGCATGGAAAGCCTTGGCAAAAAGACAAAAGAGACAGATAAAAACGTTAAGGAACTGAATAACGAGTCGCTTTCAAAAATACGTGAGGAATTTAGGGTTCTTGGGAATGGCGTTGGGGTTGTTGGGGATAAATTGAATGGCCTATTAAAAACTATGGGGAACATGAATAATGTAAAATTCAATACCGAGACAGCCACACCAACAGACCTGCCTGGCAGTGTGCCAACTATGAACCAAGGGACGTTAAAAACCAAGAAGAAAAGTCCGGAAAAGAAAGGTGTATCACATGCAACAGGCACTGGGGGTATAGGAGTGCCTAAGAATGAGACCGCCCTTATAAACGAGCTTGGGAATGAGACAATCATAGACCCTAAGAGCGGGCAATATGAAATTGTAGAAGGTGGCGCACAGTTCAGGAAGCTAAAGAAAGGGCAGATTATCCTAAACCATATACAGACAAAGGCACTCAAGATGCGAGGGAAGATTTCCTCATTTGGGGAAATGGTTTCAGGTGGGATTGGAAATCTAAAAGGCCGGCTAAAAGGGAAATCCTACGCCGAAGGGACGGTTGGCTCCCATAACCCAGCAATAGGGAATGCGTGGGGAAGCAATAAAAACAGCAACAAAAACGGGAATTCAAACTCAGGTTCAGATTCCTCAAAAGAGCCTTCTATTGAGATCTTTGACTTCATAGAAATACTCATCTCCCGCATTGAAGCCGCAACAGAACGCCTAAAATCCAAGGCAGAAGAGACATTCACTGCACTAAAGACCCGCGCAAACGCCTACAACAAGGCAGTCGCGAAGGTAACGGAGGAAATCAACATCCAGAGCAGGGCATATGACGCATACATGGCCAAGGCAAACAGCATAGGTCTGGAAGCCGCATATGCTGCACAGGTGCGTGACGGGAGCATCAACATAGATGAGGTGTCCGATGACGGACTTAAAGAACGTATCAAAAATTACCAGGAGTGGTATGAGAAAGCCCTGGACTGCCAGGATGCAATCCGGGAATTAAAAAATACACAGCGCGAACTGTTACAGGAAAAGATTGAGGCATACATCACCAAGTATGACCAGATCATAGCCAGGCTGGAATCCGCAAGCACGCGCATCCAGAACAATTTGGACATCAAGGAAGCATGGGGTTTGTCCGCAAGCGCGAATGATTACAAGAGCCTAAATAAGAACCTCATGAAACAGATGCGCAATATGATGCTACAGAGGAAGAAACTGATAGAACTCCGCGCGACTGTGAAGAAGGGGACAGAAGCATGGTATGAGTACAATGAGAGGATCGACTCCAATAGCGAGTCCATCCAGGAGCTTACAAAATCCATGGCCGAGAATGCCACTGCACAGGCCGAACTTGCAAAGGCAAAGGCAGACAGGAGGAATGAAAGAGAGGATACCGAAGACGAAGCCCTTGACGCAAGGCTTTCCACCTCATCATCCGCATCTGGCAAGAACAGGCTCATCAATGCAAAGGCCAAGAATGCAGACCAGAGGCAGAATAACCTGAAAGTCGCATATGAGTCCTCCAAGAAAAACCGCGTAAAATATGGGACAGGCATACAGAAGGCAGGCCAGAAAGGCGTATCCAGGCGGAATAAGAAGCTGTTCCAGAAGGCAATTAAATGCGTGAAGGACAGGAAACTTATTGGTGTGTCTATCCTAAACAGCATAGCAGACGCAATGAAAAATGCAAAGGGCAATGAATACAATGCATTAGGCAGGCTGCTCTCCTACTGTAATAACTACAACGCATATAAGAATGCCGAGGAAGAGAACAGGCTCGCCTATGAAATGTATGCCCTGACCGCGCAGGCCGAGAAGAAATCCATGCGCGAGGAACAGCTACAGAATAAATTAGACAGCAGGCAGAAAGTTGCTGACCGTGCCACAACTTCCATGGCAGAGACGGCATACGCAAAGAACAGGAACTCCAACATACAGGTAAGCCTTGCAGAAGGCAATGCAAAGGCATACACGGAAGCAAGGAAGCTGGCATCCTCAGACAGGAAGAAAGCCGCCAAAAAGGCATCCTTCTATACCGGGAAGCAATATAAGAAGGCCACGGGCAAGCTGAAATCAAGGCTTAAGAAAGTGGCATCCGCAATCAAGTCTGGGAAAAAGATAAGCAGCGATGGCTTAAAGGCGGTGAAGGAATACTGCGTAAAATACTTAAGCGGCAATTTATCCTATTACTATAACTGCCGTGCCTACAATGAAGCTGTAGAGAACGAGATAAGCGCAAAGGACGCAGAAGCAATCGCGAAGGCAGACGCATATGCCGCAAAGCTACAGTCCAGGATGGAAAAGACGGAGAACTCTGTTTCCAAAAGGGACAGTGAGAATGAACTGTATGAGGCCACTGCAAAGAATGAGAAGACCGCATATGGCAAGAACAAGTATGTGAACATGCGCATCTCTAACGTCAAAAAGAACCTTGCAGACTATAAGGACACATACACCCAAAACAATTCCAGCCTGAAATCCGCAAGGAAGAAAGTGGACAGCACAAAAGGGACGGACAAGGCATCCAAGAAGACCATCAGCGAGATTAAGAAATATACAGCAAAGGGAGCCTTCATCCCACAGAGCCTGGTTAAGAAGGCATACGGGATTTCCAACGCATTCGGCCTTGCATGTGAGAATTACAACGAGTCCCTGGAAGCAAGGAATGCGTCCAAGGAGACATATGAACTGTACCAGCAGACGGCAAAGACCGGGATGGAGTCCATGGCCATGGAGAAGCTGGAGAACATTGGGAAGGAGTATGACAATAAGATTGCCGGGTATGAGCAGAGGGCGGCAAAGCTAGATAGCGCCATAAACCTGACCCAGGCAAAGGGATACCAGACGGGCAAAGCATTCTACGAAAATCTCTATGCTAATGAAGAGTCCAGGAACAAGGAACTAAGGAAGAAACGTGAGGACATGGTTAAATCACTGGCAGACTCCGTTGCCACTGGCAAGATTGAGAAGTACAGCGATGCATGGTATGAGGCCGTTGCCAATATAGATGACGTGACAAATGCGATAGACGAGTCCAGCATCTCCCTGGAAGAGTATGTGAGCCAGATGCGCCAGCTGGAATGGGACAACTTCGGGTACCTACAGGGACTAATCAATGACACCACGCAGGAAATGGGCTTCCTGATCGATGAACTTTCCAGGCAGGACTTGACGAGCGACAAGACCGGGAGCCTGACAGATGAGGGGAACGCCGTGGCAATGCTACATGCAATGAACTACAGCGTGAAGAAAGACCAGCTGGAAGCCTATGCGGAACAGGTACGGAAGATTGATAAGGAACTTGCAAAAGACCCTTATAACAAGACCTTGATAGACCAGCAGCGCGAGTACCAGCAGGCAATGCAGGACACCATAAAAGGCATAGAGGATGAGAAGTATGCAGTCATAGACCTATATAAGCAGGGATATGAGGCACTGGTTGCAAAGATACGTGAGCTGATCAGCGAGTACAGCGGCCTGCTGGATGCCGAGAAGGACGCATTTGACTACAATAACACTATCTCAGACAAGACCAAGGAGATAGCGAACTTACGGAAGCAGCTTGCCGCATATGCAAATGATATGTCCGAAGAGACAAGGGCAAAGGCACAGACATTGCGCGTGTCATTGGAAGAGGCCGAGAAGGACTTGCAGGAGACACAGTATGACAAATATATCTCTGATACCAAGGAAATGCTGTCCGACCTGGGCGATGACTTTGAAGAGGCAATCCAGGAGCTTATCAGCAATTTACACCTGGAATTTGATAAGCTGGTCGCGGATATCAACACAAACAGGGGCGAGTCCGTAAATACTATCCTGAATAAGATGGAAGAAATTGGATATGCCCCAACGGAAGAACTCAAGTCGCTGCTGGAAGGCATCTCTAAAACGGAGACCCCTGGCAGCAATGGGGAAATCCCAGAAATCACATCCGCTGTCAATGGCATGGTAGGAACCATTAAAGATTTCTGCGCAGATATGACGGGGTTTGCCGACCTGATCGCAAAGGCGGCATCCGTAATCAAGGCCGTTGCGGACGAGATACCAGATAAGAAGCCAGACGGGGGCAATGAAAACAATGGGGGTGCTGGCAATAACGGCAATAATGGGAATGCTGGGAATAACGGCACTGATAACGGTAGCAATGCAGGGGACACAGGGAAGCCAAAGGGAGGGAAGACGGAGATGTATATTGAACCGCCAAAAACTGTAAACCCTGTCACCATCCCAGACAATGTGATGATTGACGAGTCACAGCTTAACAAGGACACATCCCTTATTGACACGTCATACCTGGATAAGTTTAAGCCGATTACGGAAGCGCCAAAGAAAACCGATGGCACTAAGAAAAAACCAGATGCGGCCATGAAAAAGGCCGAGCAGAAGGCATATGCCTTGGATTACATAAAGGCACATGCGTCCGCAGCGAAAAAGAAGCCGGCTTCTGACCTGAATAAGAAAATCTATGACAATTTCGGGAAGAAGGTGCTTTCCTTAAAGGAAGCGAAGGAACTTGCGGAAAACTTGGGGATAAAGTATGACAATGCAAAATCCACAGGGAAGCTGTATAAGAAACTGAGGTCGCTGGGCGTGAAAGGGTTTAAGGTTGGATCCCCATATATCCCATATGACCAGCTTGCGTTCCTGGGCGAAGGGGGCAATGAACTTCACTTTGACAGGGACAAGGGCATACTGCGCGAAGTCGGACAAGGGGACATGGTATTCACGGCTGACATGACAAAGAACTTATGGGAGATGGCGAATGCCGACCCCTCAAAGATATTTGGCGTAAATATGACGAAGAGCGGGTCTGTACAGGCACAGCCTATGGGAGGTATGGGTGACGTGAATGTGACATTTGGCGACCTTACACTGCCAGACGTGACCAACAGCGAAGAGTTTGCGGGGAGCGTGAAGCAGGTAATGCGGAAGGCAATCTGTGATGATTACAGGACACAGAAATGCTTTTCAGAGGCAATCTCATCCCAGATGCTTGGGAAAGGCGTTGGGATTGCTAGGCATTGGAAGAATTAGGGGATTTGGGGAGTAGTGGGTTACTGCTACTCTCCTACCCTATTTAATTAATCTAACGAAATGAGGTGTTGACTATGTTTAACTGTTTTTTAGTTCTTAAAAATAAATCCGAATGGATTGAATATACAAAAAATATACTGAAAAACACTGATAATATCAATGATGATATCATTATTAAAATATTAACTTTTCCATTTAGATTTGGCTCAGCTAATGAATATTCCTAATTGCTTTAATTGTTTTTTAAAATCTTCAGCAAATATATTCCATGAATTTACAATAAAAATTAGGATTTTACACAACAAACCGAATAAAATAAAGTAAGGACTACTAAGTACGACCACTATTTTTAAACCAAAAACTTAGTTTTGAATATTAGTGGTATAGGCTCTTAATTCGCACAATTATAATACAATAAAAAAGATTTGAGGTGATAACTTGACTCTACTGAAAACAATTAAAAAAATTGAAATGCAGCAAAAAATAATTCAACAACTAGAAGAAGAAAATAAATACTTAAAAGAGCAAATGGCTTTATGCGGAGGCGAGAAGGCTGTTAAAAAAAATGAATTGAAAGAAAAAAATTATTTAGAATTTTGTGAATTGAGGTATGAATTAGATAAAATAAAAGGACAATATCAAAAACTAATCTCTGATTTAAGGAAGGACAAGCGAAGATTGCGGTTCACAAAATTCATATCAATATAAATGGACATGGAATATAGACACATGCAAAAACGAAAAATTATATTTTTAATTTAAATTATGATAAAATACGGAAGGAAGGAGGTATAAATGGCGAAAATTGTTTTAGATAAAAATAATAATGTGGAAATGCCAAGGCTAATCTTACAGAACAGGAATTTTGATACAATAGGGTTAATCACGGATGCTCATGAGTTTTCATATAAAGAAAATTTCAATAGTGCAAATGAAATACCACAGTTTGTAACATATAAATATAAAAACGGAAAAATACATCCATTATGGGATAAAATAGTAGATAATAAGATTTTGTATATCCCTGAATTCAAAGAACGGTTTGAAATAAGCGTATCCACATCTGAGAACAATCTAACACAAAAAACAATCACATGCACATCTTTATGCGAATCCGAATTATCAAATATAAAATTATATGATATAGAAATCAATACAGAAACTGATATATTGAATCCTGATTATGATGAAAAATTCCCAACTTTGTTTTATAGGGATCCGATAGATTATCCTGAAAAAACAGAAAAAGAAGTAAAACGCGCTTCTTTATTGCATCGGCTATTAGAAAAAGCACCCCATTATTCAATAAGGTACGTCCAGGAGTCACTAAAAAAATCAGAAAAAGTTGCGACTTTCAGTATTTCAGATACAGATATTTACAGCGAACTTACTGGGGAGATAGCACAGGAATTTGGATGTATTTTTATATTTGATTCTTTAAAAAGAGAAATTTCTGTTTACGATCTGTATAATACATGCGGGAATAACGAGTGTAAATACCGTGGCGATTTTTCTGATAAATGCCCAGAATGTGGAAGCACAGAATTTGGTGGACAGTATGGGGATGATACTACCATATTTATCTCAAATGAAAACCTGTCTACTGAGATAAGCCTAACTACCAATAAAGATTCCATGAAAAACTGTTTCTTTGTTGAGGGCGGGGATGATGTCATGACATCTACAATACGTGCCATTAACCCGAATGGATCTCAGTACATATTTATGATCACGGAAGAAATGAAAAACGATATGCCTTCTGAATTGGTATCTGTGTTAAATGAATATGATGAACTCTATAAAAAATATAATGAAACAAATGAATATTCTCTTACGAGAAACTGTGTAGATAATTATAATTCTGTAGTTGATTATGTAAATGAACGGTTCCCATTAATAGCAGATGGGACAAAAAAAGATAGGTACTCTAATGTAGATTATGTGCTTGTCGGTTATCCAGCGACTACAAAGGCAATGTATGAAGCGGTTGACCTGTATGGTTTTGTAAATGATTCTATGCTGCCAACAGTTGACACCTCTGCACTTGGCATTGATGATTCTATGCAGGCAATTATAGATGGGTTTATGGACGGATTTGGAGGAGATGGAGAATCTTTTTCCAACGAAGTGGCACTAAACAACCATATGGACGCAATTGTTTCTATCGTAGAAAATGCCATAAAAAACACGGCAAAGGTATTTTATAATTCTGCATATTACACTTTTGAGTTAAAAAGGGACTCCTATACTGCCCCCTCTCCCAAAGATACGACAGGGATTTGGACTGGGAAATTTATACTCACCAGCATATCTGAACGTGACGAAAATGGGGATAAAATAAAACGTGAAAGCGGAATAGTTGAAATAACAGTCAGTGGGAATGAGGCTTTATTTTTAGAGCAGAAAATATACAGGCTAATGTCTAACAAAGATGAAGTTGCTCTATATGATATTACGAATATTAAAATGGAAGAAAGCACATTTAAAACGCAGCTTGGATACTATTCTTTAAGTGAATTAACGAATCTTTTAAATTCCTTTAAAGCCTGTTCTGAGCTTCTTTATTCGACTGAGATCACTGTTGATATATTAAGTAAAGACATATTAGAAAAATACCAGAATTTTTATAAGACAAGAGAATCATACATTGAAGATGAAATAAAGAAACGCCAGGAGATGGTCAATGCAATAAAATTATTTTATTATTTCAATCCCCTTACAGGCGAATGCTCTGGTGATTTATACGAACACAGGTATAGAACTAATACAATATTAGATTTTGAAAGGTTCATAAAAAATAAGCCAAACGGTTTAAAATTATGGAATACTTTTTGCTCCTACCGAATGGAAGATAAATATTCTAACTCTAATTATATTTCTGATGGGCTTACAGATGCCGAAGTAGTTGATAAGGCACAAAAATTATTAGAAGATGCAAGGAAGGAGTTGTACAAAGCATCTCATCCACAATATACTTTATCTGCCACAATGAATAATCTTCTTGCATTAGAAGAATTCCAGCCATTAAAGGACTACTTTTCTGTCGGCAATTGGGTCAGGCTCAAGATTGATGATAATATCTTTAGGTTGCGCCTACTCTCCTATCAGGTAGATTTTGATGAGATACAGTCGATTGATGTGGAGTTTTCAACAGTCGAAAGTATATGGTCTGGTGAGAGCGATATCAAATCTATTATGGATTCTGCTGAAAATATCACAAAATCATATTCTGGAGTCGTGCATCAGATGGACAAATCAAAAGGGACGACAACATATGTGCAGAATTGGCTTACTGAAGGCTTCAATGCCACATTGACAAAATTTGTAAACGACAATGACCAAGATATTGTAATTGATGGGCATGGAATCCTTTGCAGGAAATTTGATGATATATTTGGCAATTATAGTCCTTATCAGCTAAGGGTAGTAAAGAATGGACTATATACTACTCACGATAATTGGCTTACTATTGACACAGGAATCGGAAGGATATCATACATAGACCCAGAAACAGGGGAACGTGTTGATGATTACGGAGTAATTGCAAAGACAATTATTGGAAAGCTGTTTATTGGGGAAAAACTTAAAATATATGGTGCAAACAATTCAGTTATCCTTGATGAAAATGGCATAACCCTGGATGGAGGAACAATAAAGTTTACAAGCAAACTTTCAAAGGACAGCGTTGAAGGCATTGATGACTTCGAAAAAAATATTGAGGCATTGATTGGAGATGTTGATGCTATAAAGAACCAGGTGGATGGGAAGATTGACACCTGGTTTTTTGATTATGAGCCTTCTGATGATAAGGAGCCGACAAAAACATGGATCCAAAACAATGAAGAGGAAAGCCATAAAGGGGACTTATTTTATTGTACATCACAGGACAACCAGCATTCGTACCGTTATATCTATAACCAAAATACTGGAAAATATGAATGGATGCTTATTGTCGATTCTGACATCACAAGTGCATTGGAGTTGGCTTCAAAAGCAAAAGATACAGCCGACAATAAACGCAGGATTTTTGTGGTGCAACCGTCTCCTCCATATGATGAGGGGGATTTATGGGTGCAGGGGAAAGATGGGGATATCCTGCACTGCATAATCCCAAAATTAGATATGGAGATTTTTTCACAATCAGACTGGGCAAAATCCAGCAAATATACAGATGACACAAAAGCCCAGGAAGCGTTGGTAAAAGCACAGGCAGCGATTGACGATGCTGTAAAAGCAGTTACAACATCTAAAAATTATACGAATAATCAATGCAATAATCTCTCAAATAATCTAACAAACGCCTATAAGTCATATACTGATAGCGAGGTATCTGCTTTGGACAAAGCTGTGTCTGGGTATTTGGGGATTGATGGGGGAACTCTTATTGGTGGTAGCTATATAATCTCTCCCTATATTGGAGGCGGATATCTTGACATTACTAATGATGATGGAGAAAAACGTGTGATTATAGACCCAAAAGGGTTAAGCAATACAGATTACATATTCCAGGTACATAACGGAAAAGAAATTTCTGTTGGTATAAAAGCTGATGGCAATGTTGAAATCAGAGGGACGATATATGCAAAAAACGGGGAATTTTCTGGGCAATTAAAATCACCTACTGGACAGATTGGAGGATTTTATATAAACGAGAATTCTTTGTTCTGTAATAACCCGACTAGTGAAACAATAAAGATGTCAAGCTCAAATTATACAAAAGTGATAAATGGAAAGAGAATAGATAATCTCAGAATGTCTTTTGGAAATAATTTTGGGGTAACAGAAGAAGGCAAGCTGTATTGTGGGAATGCTGAAATTTCTGGAAAAGCGAATATAACCGGCGGATATATTGGTGGATGGACAATCAATTCTTCTTCTATTTTTTATGGATTTTTACATGACAACAAGCCTGGCTATATTGGGCTTTCAACATCTGATTTCACAAGGGTAATTAATGGAGAACAATTATCTGGCTTAAGGTTTGCGATAGCGGATAATTTTGCTGTGACAAAAGATGGGAAGTTATACGTGTCAGGAGGATCTATTGGAGGATTTAATATAAATAGTTCTTATTTATCTATCAACACAAGCAGTTTAGGCGGAAACAATAATAGCATTTATATTGGAGAAAACGGGATAAGCTGTGGCACTGGTTTTGTCGTAACAAAAAATGGTTTCTGCAAAATAAAAGGAAATATTTCTTCTCATGGGTCATTTACGCTTGTAGGAGGCTTATGGGATTATTCTAAGCCATGGGAGCCAGTATTCACAGAAGATGGGAATGCAATAACAATGTATCCACGTCAGATTTCGTATACAAGCACTTCCTTGCCTCCTGGGAGGGCGGCAGTTAACCTTTATGTTGACAATGGGATAGAAACACCAGCTATATTTATAGGCACGAGATCTAAGCCTTTTACTTTGCTTACTGAAAATGGGATGTTTAGGGAAGATGCTAACACAAATACTGGACTGTCCTGTTTTTTAAATTTTAAAAGTGATATCCTTGGTACACATGGGAACGTTGGAGTAGACGGATTTTTTGATGATGTCACCATTTCTGGCTCCATGAATCCAAAAAACACATCTTCTACAATCGGTCTGTCTAGCCGCCCATGGAATTATCTCTATGTTAATAAGATACGGCTTGTGGACGCATCCCTAAATTGCGAATGGGCAGATGACAGCATCCATAATATATTGTCTGTAGAAAATAAGCTTGACATGTATTTAGGATGGAATGGCGTTGCAAATGGAAAGACTTACGATTCAAAATTGATACTTCGTGGGAATTCTATTCGGCTGAAAAATACATCAGGCACAGTAGTCACATCAGATGAACGCCTTAAAAATTCATTTATGGGTATGGATAGGTATGAAGGGTTCTTTAATGATTTGGAACCATGTTTTTTCAAATACAATAATGGCGCAAGCGGAAGATATCATAGCGGGTTTAAGGCACAGCAGGTATTGGAATCTTTGAAAAAGAATGGACTGACTTCAAATGACTTTGCAGGATTTGTAAAATATGAAGTATCTGAGGACAGTAGCGAATATAATGGGCTTGATGAAGAATATGGCCTAATTTATAGTGAGTTTACAGCATTAAATACCTATATGGTTCAAAAATTATGGAAAGAAAATAAAGAATTAAAAAAAAGAATAGAAAGGTTAGAAGGCATCTTGGAAGAACAAGGTGCCTTTTAAATGGTGATAATATGGAATTAACTGGGTTACAGGTTATAAATATTTTTAATGCTTTGGAGAATTTATCTGAAAAAGAATTTGACTTAGACACAACCTGCAATATTGTAAAAAACAGCAAAGAGTTATCTATTGCAAAAAAAGTGATTGATGACAGAAGGGACAGGCTATTGGCAGAATATGCAGAAAAAGATGAAGATGGCAACATAAAACAGGAAGAAAATGGGATGATCCATATAACTAATATCAATGTATTCCAGGAAGAATGCAATAAATTCCTTTTTGCAAAAACAGATGTGGATATTATTAAAATTAGGAAAGGGTCATTGGCTGACGTAAAGATATCCCCTAAAGACTATCATATTTTAGAAGAAATTCTTTCAGAGGATTAAAGCCATGTATTGCACTAATTTTGAATATGCTGGGGAGAAACTTTCGGATTATGGCATGATTGTATGCTCGTTTGGGGGCAAGGGGCTTGAAACTGTCTCATCTGGGGCAGACATAACATTCACCCAGGCCTCCCCATCAATGTCCAACCATTTCAACCTATATTCGTCTAATTATGAAGAGCCATTTTCATGCACTTTTCAGATATGCAAGGATCCGAAGCTTGTGCATTCTGCTGATGAAATGGCAATTTCAATACGTGAAATGTCTGCCGTCCAGCGATGGCTGTGCAGGAAAAATAGGTATTTTAAGTTCAAAATATTCCAGGAAGGATATGAGCATGTCTACTGGAATGCCACTTTTTCTGCAAAGCAGATAAATGTTGGAGGAGTGCCCATCGGATTAGAAGTTGAGATGCATACGGATTCTCCATATGCTTACATGGATGACATTGTAATTGAAAAGGAAAGTGTTGACTTCCTAACTTTCGATATTTACGATCCATCCGATGAAGTAGGGGATATCCGCCTTAACCTAGAGATTGAGTTCCTTGAGAATGGAAAATTCAATCTTATAAATATGACTACTGGGAAAATAACAGTAATAGACGGATGTGAATATGGGGAGAAAATAATAATTGACGGAAAGAACTGCATTATAACAACATCTTCTTCTGAACATCTTTTGTCAAATAATTTCAATTATGTTTTTCCAACAATCACAAATTCTTATGAAGACAATAAAACAACATTTATGTGCAATATGCCATGCAAAATAAAACTATCCTACTCTCCTATTCGGAAAGTTGGATTATAAAATATTAGGAAGGAGGCACTATGGGATTAGAAACAATACAAAAAATAACTTTAGATTTTACTGTCCCCCGCATTAAAAATGTACGCTGTATTGAGGATGACAGTAATTCTAGGACAATAAAAATCAATATCACGAATAATGGTGAGGCGTATCCATTGGATAGCGGATCTATGGATGTAAAATATAAGATACATAAGCCAGACCATACTTACATATATAATGCCGTACCCATAGACAATGATGGAGGTGTCACAATAAAGCTTCCAGACCAGGCAATGGCCGTTCCTGGCATATCAAAATCGGAGCTGCAGGTATCTGAGTCTAAAAACGGGAAAATCATTTCTACAATGCCGTTCAATATCATCGTTGAGAAATCTGTATTGACAAGTCAAGATATCATATCTAAAAGCGAGTCAGATGTATTTGGCAATATTATCGAACATATCACAGATCATAATAATCCACATAAAGTAACGGCAGAACAGTTAAATATCCATATTGCTACTGAAACGGATCCAGGGCTTGTCAAGTCTGGGACTGATATTGAAGTAGATGTTTTTGGCAATGTAAGTGTAAAAGATTATTCTCATCTTCATTATGTCAACAATATAAAAGACTTATCTGCTACTTCAACTGAATTAAATTACTCTGTTGGTGTTACAAGCGGGATACAGGATCAGATTGACAGCAAGGCAGATATAGACAGCCCAGTCTTAATAGGAATACCAAAGGCTCCGACACCTCCTCCAGGCACAGAAACTGAACAGATTGCAACGACAGAATTTGTCCAAGATGTAAAAAACAGTTTAGATACAGATATTAGCGGAAAAGTTGATAAGGTTGATGGAAAAGGGCTTTCCACAAATGACTATACAGATACAGATAAAAACAAATTAGATGGAATTGAATCTGGTGCAGAAGTAAACGTAAAATCTGACTGGAATGAAACAGACCAGTCATCTGATTCATATATTGAAAATAAACCAAAAATACCGTCAAAGCCAGAGGATGTCGGGGCAGCCCCTTCCACCCATGCGCATCCAAATGCAACAATAACTGATCCTGGCTTCATGTCCTCATCTGACAAAGAAAAACTTGACGGGATTGAAGCTGGCGCAAATAAATATATCCACCCTTCTACCCATCCTGCGTCAATGATTTCACAAGATTCAACACACAGATTCGTCACGGATAACGAAAAAACTGCTTGGAATAAAACTTATGAGCAGTCAACAAAATATATTGATGGGAAAATTGCAGATTTGATTGGGACTGCGGATGAGGCAATGAACACATTAGGCGAATTATCTGATGCTATCAAGAAAAATGGGGACACTGTAAAGGCCATCAATGATGCGATCGGCAAGAAGGCAAACCAATCTGAACTGGATACTCATGTCAATAACAGCACTATCCATGTAACTGCAACGGATAAAGAGAATTGGAATAAGGATATTGCAGAGCGTGAAATTACATTTGCCCCAGCAACAACAAGGACTAATATTTCTACAGGAGATAAATTAAAGACCATATTAGGGAAAATCGCAAAATGGTTTTCTGATTTAAAGACAGTTGCATTTACTGGGAGTTATAATGACCTGAAAGATAAGCCTTCGATCCCACCCGAATATACGCATCCAACATATACAGGTAAGACAAGTGGACTGTATAAAATTGCAGTAGACGGCACTGGACATGTAAGCGCAACGACCGCAGTGAAAAAATCAGATATTACGGCACTTGGAATCCCAGGAACTGATACAGATACCACATATGATGAAGCAACCAGTTCAAAATCTGGACTTATGAGTGCTGCGGATAAAGCTAAAATTGATGGGATTGCTACAGGTGCGAATAAATATGTGCATCCAAATTATACAAGCAAAGTAAATGGACTGTACAAGATTACTGTCGATGGTAGTGGTCATGTAAGCGAAACATCGCTCGCAAAAAAAACAGATATTACAGCACTTGGAATCCCTTCTACAGATACCACTTATTCTACTGGTACTGCCAGTACAGGTGGAATAACAAAATTATACGGCAATACTGGTTCTAATACAGACGGCACTATGACTCAAAGAGCTATTACAGACGAACTGAAGAATAAGGCTTCCAGCAATCATACACATTCTTATAATGACCTAACAGATAAGCCTTCCATCCCTTCTGCGTACGTGCATCCAACCACAAGTGGGCATAAACATATCCCATCTGGTGGGACTTCTGGGCAGATTTTGCGCTGGGCTGCGGATGGCACTGCCACATGGGGAACAGATAACGATACGACCTATGGCGTTGCAACTGCAAATAATGCTGGACTTATGAGCGCGGCAGATAAGGCGAAATTAGATACCATTGCATCTGGCGCAACTTCTGATTCTTATACGCACCCTGCTTATACCAGTCGGACTTCTGGGCTTTATAAAATTACTGTTGATGGGACTGGGCATGTAAGTAATACATCATCTGTAACAAAAAATGACATTACAGCTCTTGGAATCTCTGATAACAGTCATACTCATAATAATTATCTTCCATTGTCTGGCGGGACTATGACGGGATCTATAATTCTAAATAGAGATGGGACAAATCCCACAGCATCAATTATTCAAAAGCAGGCCAATACTTCACATTGCACCGATTTAGCAATGTGGGATGATGGGCTTAATGGAAGCAATAAATATCTTCCGGGCATAAACAGATTTAACAAGGGTGGAGATGGTACAGGTTCTATTACATTACTACCATACGCAACAAATGCTACTCCATATAATGGGAATGTGGGCTTGTATATTGGAAAAAATATTTTGAAGCTGGATGGTGAAAATATTCCTACACAAGATTATTTGGATGCGCATTATGTTGCTGATTATATTTCTGCACACCAAGACACATTCCCTTCAAAAGGGTGGTATAGGATTGCATTGTATTCAGCATCAGGATATACTGTTGGTACAGCAAACGCTTATGCAGAACTTTCCTGTGATATAACAATAAAGCGTTCATGGCACAATTCATCTCCTGATTTCCATTGTTTGCAGTTGTTAGTCTCTAATAATTCAACCAAATTTGTATCTATTGCCCATAAAAACACAAATGCGTTTACAAAGATGCGCCTTACGCTTGCTAATGGAAAAGTATATATTGAAGCGTATTATAATTTAGACACATTCAATAGGGCATATTATTCAATTGACAAAGCCAAGGGCTTAGACTCTAGCAAATGGACAGCAATAGCCTTAGAAGCCGTAGGAGATACATATAGCGGGATGACTGTTCTTGCTTCGATAGATTTTCCAGATGATTTTGATTTAGGGAATCCTGTTGGGTTAGAAAAATTCCACACATACTATCTACAATCTTCTACTGCTAATTTAGACACTGACTTAAAGAATTTTTATGATAATCTGACAGATGAAAATTTTGTCGTTTATATGGATGCTGGGGCAACATATAGAGTCGATGGTTATAAAAAGGGACAATATGGGGTTCTGAGGAAATGTGTGTATGTGTCAAAAGACAATGCAGTTGTAACAGAACAATGTGCCTGTATAAATGGCATATGGGGTGATTGGCACAAAGAATATACAGAGGCGTATAAGCCTACATCTGATGAAATTGGAGCTGCCGCTGCAGACGGGAGTAATGTCAATGGCATGTGGAGAAATTTGTCCTCTGGCACAGTTTATGGCGAATACACACAAAATGGCGGTTCCCAGCCTCCTGCATATATACCAAAAAACCGCGTTAAATTCAATATGATGCGCCAATTCAAGGGATTGGCAGATATATCAAACGCTTATATGGACTGTATGCTAATGGATTGCTATGAAGGTAATGATGTGCCATATGTGACGGGGTTTGGCATGGCAAAAGCAGGAGGTATTCCAAGAGCATTCATTGCTGTTGGGTCAAAAGGAAACACTACCACATGGGGTTCCCAGGCTGAATTGATTACGACTGCTAATTACCAGGATTATTTGACTGGCGGGGGAAGTTCAGAAAGTGATTGGATAATTAATTCAGATGCAACAAAAAATGAAATGGACAGTACAGATACATATAAGCCTGGAATTTATGAATTAGCTGATATGGATACAGGATTTTCTGGAGTAGGTGGTTGGGGAACAGTTTTACAGATGCCAAGCAGTGCTGCAAGTACTGGGGATAATTCCATGTTCAGAACTCAAATGTATTTTGATAGTCTTAATGGTAGCTTATTCTATAGGACTTATACTACAAATAGTACAGAAAATCCGAATGGCTGGCATAGAATCTTAACGAATAATGATTTATCTAGTTTGAGTGAGGGAAGCAACTTAATAGGAGAAACTACGAATAATTATACTATTTTAGGAAGTAATTGTAGAAATAATGGGAACAACGTAAGTTCGGTGGCTATAGGTGTAAATTCATATTTTTCAGGAAATAACTCAATCGCGATAGGGTCTACTTGTAGTTCAGGGATAAATTCGATTGCAATTGGGGGGCAATGTTATGCCAGCACCTTCAGTAATTCCGTAGCATTGGGATATTATGTTAAAAGTTCTAATAGTTCTGTTGTAATAGGAAGTAATTCAACTGCTACTAATGCTAGTGGATCTGTAGTCATTGGGAAAGACTCTTTGATAAGGGCAAATTCAAATTATTCAGTTGCAATAGGATATAATGCAATAGTTAGTTCCAGTAATTCCGTAGCTATTGGTTTTCATTCATTCGTAGGTAGTTCATCTCCCTGGTCAACAGCAATTGGATATAATACAAAAGTTACTCATAAATACTCTACCGCTATCGGATATAACGCTGTTTCGTCTGGAAATAACTGCATTCAACTTGGAGACTCTACGGTTTCCTCTCTTCAATGCAAAGTTTCATTGACAATCACATCAGATGAACGCGATAAAATTGATATTGAGCCAATTAATAAAAGTGCCGTTAAATTTTTAAACCACATTGAAGCATTTACGTATCAGTCGAATCAACGTATTCTATATATTGATGAAGAGGAAAACTTATCAGAAAAAGATAAAGAAAATAAAGCTAAATATGGTATATGTACTTATGATAAAGTGGAACATTCCAAAGGAACTAAAAAGGGTTCCAGACGAAGGACGGGTGTTTCTGCTCAAAAAGTGCAACAAGCGTTGGAAGAAGTATACGGCACATCGTCATATGCAAATTTAGTGAATGATAACTTATTTGATTATGATAAGGATGATATTCCAGAAGATGTGGAAAGCCAGTTGTCTGTAAATTACGAAGGATTTATTCCATTTTTGATTAAAGCAATACAGGAATTGAACCAAGAAATTGTTGGTTTGAAATCAGAAATTGACTCACTGAAGGGGAATGAATAAGTAATAAATTAGGAATCCTAGTACCAAAATTACTAGGGTTCCTAGTAAATAATTTAGAGGTAAAGATATGTATAACATTGAAGACGCAATACACTCAGAAAACGAGTTGCAACATAATGAAAATTCTTTTTATGACATTTTTGAATAATATATAGATGAGGAAATAATAGAATATAAGCGCATGGGAGGAATACCTATTATAGAATAATTACCTTTACATAAAAACAGGAGCAAACGTTTAAGGTAGGAAAATGGTTTACTCCTGTCTTAGTTAGGGATGAGCAAAAGCATGGAAATGAGAATTAAAAACACTCTTGTCAGCCTTGAAAAGGGTGAAATCGTTTTGTCATCATAAATTATAAACAAAAACGGAACTTGAAACGTTGGTGTCATAGATGTTGGTGCTTTCTTTCAATTTAAAATTATAGTAGAAGGAATGAGAAAAATGAAATATATTTTAAAAGAAAACCTGCAGCCAATTGTACATGGGTTTACAAATGATGATTATGAATCGGATTATGGTTTATTACGCGGTCATTTGGTGGATGTTGCTGAGAGGGATTTGGATCAGGAAAATTGCTATGTTAATATTTGCAATAAAAATTTAGGTGAAGCAAGTTTTTAATAATTTGGGCATATCGGATGAAAAATCTGGTATGCCCATTTTTTTACGATTTTGTTTGACAATGCTTATTCTGTCTGTAATAATAAATATAAAGCCTATAATAAATAGATAGAAATGGGAGGAAAAATATGAGATGCTTGAAAGGTACTATATTGTTTGTATTAACCATTGTAAGTTGCATTTTTTTATTTAAAAGTGACGCCAAAGCAGCAGATGCAAGTTTTTTCAAAGAATATTCTGGCGATTACTGCGTATATAAAGAATATCATTTTACTTTAAAATACAAATGTAAAATGACAATTTACATGGAATGTGAAGAGTCCGAAGACGATGGATATTATGATGGATTGTTGATAACTATATATGATAATGATGAAAATTATAAGTTTGGGAAACAGATGTTTTCATCTGGTATTTTTCAGAAGACAATCACTCTGATGCCTGGGAAATATACACTGGACATTGAAAGTGACGGTGCATATTATCTCATATTGGACGGAGAATACTGTCCTGAGTTATCACAAAAAAATATAACTTTGCAAGAAGGAAAATCCAAAACATTAAAAGTGAGTCCCCATACAAAAAAGATTAGATGGTCTAGTTCAAATAAATCAATTGTGACGGTTAATGGAAAAGGTGTTGTAAAAGCAAAGAAAGCTGGGAAAGCAATTATTACAGCTAAATGTGCTGGGTACACATTAAAATGTAAGGTTATTGTAGAAAAGAAACCAGTATCATATAAAGATATTTCGAAAAAAATGAAAGATTTTGCAAGGAGAAACAATGGGTTCAAATTTAAAAATGTAGACGTTGGAAGAATTTGTAGGGTTTATGCAGGTTCTTTAGGAGATATAGATAATTCAAAAGTTGATAGCGAGTTATATTCTATGTATGCAATTTTATGGCCATATATAGAATTAGTAAAAAAAAGTAATAGTAAAACTGAGATACGTATAAAAATATATGGCGAATTATTTGAAAGGGCATTATATGATAGCACTTCATTACATTGTTGTTCAATAAATACACGTACTTCTAATAGAATGATGGATTTTTCGATGACGCATACATATGGGAAGAATTTTTACAATTATGCAGAAGGATACTATGAAGGAAAAATGAAGGGGTATTCAACAGTGTTTACATCGTCAAAAGTAGATTCATCAAAACTAAAGAAATTTGAAACCATGTTAGGGCAAAATTCATTATCTATGAGGATCGTAAGTTCAGATGGAGCTTATTATCAAATCTCGATACCCTATGATGCAAGAAGTAATTGGAAGAAATTAGTAAAAGAGTATCGGCTGTTATTGAAACAATTTTAGGAACTTACGCAAAAAACTGAACTTTTAAAAACTGCCATATACATCTGCTTATATGTGCGTAAATCGGGTCTATTTGCCTTCAAAATATTTTACGGTAAATTTTATAGCCTGTAATATTCTGACGCAAATTTGCGAGTAATTTTTGCCATATAAGCAGAGATATATGCCTATTTTGCAAATTGGCCATTATGTCAATGGTGTCACTATTGCTTCTGCAGCAGATAACGCCGCTTCTTTTGAATCCCATTTTAAGCAGTCTCCATCCCTTACCTGCATGTCGCCTATATATGCATACCAGTGCTGGCCACCATTGAATTGTTTGATACGGATATCCTCCTTCTTAAAATCTGGGAAAACAAGGCTCTTCCTTCTACAGAACTGTACTGTTTCGATCCCGAATGTATGCCCGCCAACCTGGTTGATAAAGACAGCACCATATTCCCGGATCGTGTCAAGTTCTGCTTTTCCTGTATCCATATTTAACAAACGAAATCCGTCTATTATAGTCCCTTCTATTTGCTCTGCTAATATGATTGCAGATTGGAGGTATTTATAATCTCTACTTTCCATTAACTTAATTCGCTCCTGTAATGCGATGCCGTCAAGCAGGTCGTACCATTCTTTCCCGTCTTGCCTTAATTTCATGTATAGTCTTATTGCGCCCTCATACCTGTTTTCTGTCTGTTTATGGTAATCTATAACCTGTTCTGGCTCTGTCAGTTTAAGCCACCATGCTTCGCTGTCATAGACAAAAAGATATTCATTTTCCATTTTCTTTGGCTCCTTTCGTCATTTAAGAATGGAAGTATCTTCCAACCTCATCAACAAACTTGCTTGACTCCTCGTCTGAGAACCTGGTGAATTTTACCATGGAACAATAAAGTTCGTGTTTTGTCCTGTTTAATATCTTTCTTGTTTCTTCTGGGAACGGATAATCTTTATCATATAAGCCCGTATTATTTTCGGTTACTGTTTTCATCCTCTTTTTGGCCACCTTTCGCTTAATTATTTCTTAGTTTAAATTATTAATTTTTACCAGATTATTCTTAAGGATTTCTTTACAAATATTTTACATTTTTACCTGGGTTTTAGCATACGTGAAAATATCCTCCCGGTTTGTACCCTAATTTTTACCCTAATTGTTTCGATTTCAAACGGTCTGGAACGGTCTAAAACGACCCGGAACATACCACACGCAATTAATACAAAAAAGCTACATCCACTGTATCATCAGGGTCTGTAGCATTTTCGTAGGGTTGGGCTATTCTATTTTAGCCAACAGCTCGTAGGGGAATCGAAAATGTACGCTGCCACGAAAAACCGCCTATTTATGCGGTATTGCAATGCCGTTAGCCCAGATTACCCTAAAATTACCCTAATGCTTGAAAAAGACAGAAATGGCCGACTCATATCATATCTACATACTTTTTCACGTCTGTCACATGCATCAAGTCCATAGCCTCGGCTTTCATCTCATTAATAATGTGGATATACCTGTCATATGTGAACTGTACTGTACTATGCCCAAGGATTTCACTTATAACTTTTATGTCGACTCCTTTTCGGATCATGACCGATCCAAATGTATGCCTTAAGGCATGTAGCCCTTTATATTCTATGTGGTTCTCCTCGCATATCCTTGAGAAGGTTTGCTCAAGCACCCTGACTAGCATCGGCTTCCCTTCCTTTGTCGATATGACGTAATCTGACCCTGTGCATGTTTCCGCCTGCCTTTTCTTCAACTCTTTTAATATGAAGTAAGCCGTCTCATTCATCGGGATACACCTATTGCTTTTTTTGGTCTTGGCAGTTGTTATTACGTGTACATTTTTGGTGCTTTCATCAAATCTGCCCCTGTTCTTTATTGTAGATACAGTCTTGTTTATCCTTATGACACGTTTCTCAAAGTCAATATCAGTCCATCTCATGGCAGCAAGTTCCCCAACTCTCATGCCTGTGTTCAGCAATAATATATAGGCTGGTGCATAGCGATACCTGTTCGTGTTCCTCGTACTTGTCCCATAATATCCCATACATGCCTTGGTCATCTTATGAATCTCGTCCTGTAAGTATATCTTCGGGATATCTGCATCCTCATTCGTTCCAACCAGATTGTTTTTCCTTGGCATCGCCACGAAATCCAATGGGTTGAATGCCATCTTCTTTTCTATGACAGCGCGTTTTATCGCTGGGTTTATTATTTCAATGATTTTCTTTAGTGTTGATTCAGAGTATTTTGAGGCAGTGTCATCTATAAAATATTGTATGTCATCTATTGTTATATCTTTTAGTCTTTTCTGGGAGATTGCGGATCCACAGATCTGGTTTTGGTATACCCTCTCAAGTATGTCATATGACGAATCCTTTATTTTTCCATATTTGTATGTTGTAAGCCAATTCTCAATATAATTTGAGAATATTTCTTTAGAGTATTCTACTCCTGCCAAATTTTTCCTGTATTCCCTCAGTTTCTTCCTGGCCTCAGCTTCGTTCTTCCCATAAAACGACTTCTGCTCCCCCCCAATCATTACCCTCAGTTCTGTCCTGCCATTCTTTACCCTTAAACTTCCTTCTTTCATTTGTGTCCTCCTTTATTGTCAGAAAAAGGAGGGTATTAACACGTATGATATACAGTATAACATCCTCCACATATAACGTCAACTAAAACTTATTCATAAAACAATTCTTCACCTATATTATCATTGATCCATTTTTCAACTGCACTTTCAGTTGTAATATAGTCATTCCCTATTTTTACTAATGGGAGTTCCCCAGCCTTCAACAGTTTATTGAATTTCGTTTTTCCAAAATGAAGCATATCCATCAGTTCTTTCCCAGTGATTATCTCCATATGCCACCACCTCCTTTGGATAGCCCTATATCTATAGATTATCCTATGATCCATTCCCTTCATTAATATATCCGTGTATTATATTTTCTTAATTCCTAATTTTTTCATTTCTTTCCTTATGCTCTTTTCAATGTCATTCAATATAGGATCATAGTTCCCACAATCAACATGGTAGAATGGATAATATTTGTTCCTTTCTCCAAAATTCCTCCATACATCAACCCTGATTTCATTTGACAGTTCGTAATAATTAAACTCACAGTCTAAAGTCGCAGTGTCTTTGTAATATATGGCATGGAACCTATATGTATAAACATTGCCATCTTCTTCATTTGAGTAAAATTTGTTCGGCTTAAACTTATTTTTGTCAAGCCATTCTTTTGTAATCCCTTCTTTAATATATGTAGATTCTGCAATAGCTCCCATAGAAATCACTCCTTTTCAGGTTTATAATTATTGCACGTAACACATCGCCCCCAATAATATGATTTTTCTTTGCAGCCGCAATAAACCGTTATTTTTGGCCTGTTTTCTTCATTGATGGGTGAATAGATATATTTTTCACATTGGCTTGTTACAATTATATTCATTTTAGCTTCCTTTCCAGATGCCTAATAAAGTTATCCCATTCGCCAATTGAATGTATGTAGTTCTTACCTTTAAGGCCTTTCAATGCCATATCTGCTTTTATGTCTTCCCAGGTATTCTTTTTAGTGGCTAAGGACTGTATGTATTTTTTTGTTATATGGCTTAATTCAACCATCCGTTCTAAACCAATTCTGTTTACTATTTCTTTATAAGGCTCCATATCTTCTTCAGATATTTTGTACTCCTTATTTTTAGGTAGGTTTTTGGAACTGAATGGGCTGATATTTGCGCCAGATGTTTTAGGCATTAAGTATTTTTTTAACTTATCAAAATCTTTGGCTTTAAAACGGAACAGGATTTCGGAATCGTTTTCTGTGATGTTGGATATGATGCTGTCCCCAAATTCTTCCATGGACGACCTGATAATATTGCGCCCTCTTTTGGCCGATGGTATGTATGCCTCTAAAATTCCTTTTCCATAATGAAAAACCCTGGTGTTCTTATAACAGTCAATATAACAGTCGATATCTTCATATGTCCCATCCAGCTTTTTAGGGAACATGTTAGTAGTCTTATCATATTCACATTTAATCCGATATTTCCCCTTATAATGAGAAAACAAGTAGTTTGATATATTCTCACCTTCTTTCTTTAATCTTCTTGCTCTGCTTCATATTCAGTCTTTGGGGCATTTTTCTCGGCATCAAGGACCCTATCCAAAGCAATGCCTCTGTCATAAAATAAAATTGTGCCAATATCCTGGTAGCCAAATAAGTAAGCATGTTTCTCTCTTTTCTCAATCCCTACGAACCATGTGTCCATGACTGTCCTAATTTTCAATTCGCATATTTCGTATAACCCTGCACTTGGTAAAATCCGTGCGTAATATAATATATCGTTCTTTTTCAGTGTTTCCATAAAATGGCTTCCTTTTATTTAATAAATTTGGGTTTATGTATTGCAAAATGTAAGAATGTATGTTATAGTGTATATATGTTTTAGCACCCTTTCCCCCGTAAGGGGGCTTACGGCTGCTTTGGATAAACACCATTGCAGCCATTTTAAATTCCTGTCCGTCCGTTTCCTAATCGCACCATAAAACAACGTCTCCTTGTTGTAGGGATTTTTTAACAGCTATTACCCTTTGGTTGCTGCTCCCCCTCCACTTAAGGGAAACATTCTTTTTAGAGTCTATGTACCTGCCATCTACAAACACATCGCATTGTGATATTATATTTTTTCTTTTCTCAAAGCACTCATATGCCATTGCTGTGTAGCCATCAATAATAATTTTTGATTCCTCAAATATCTCCTCCCAGGTATAGCCGGAATAAATCCAGATAGATTTGCCAGCAAATGAAATTGGCCTTTCATTGCATTTTGGGGCTTCGGAAACCAGTTGTTTTCTTGGGTTTTCTGAACTGGGTGTTTGGAAATTATGCGGATTTTTTATTTCTGTGACCAAATCAAGCACAGGATCGAGATTCCATGGTGCAAGAGGATCTCCCCCGCTTAAAGTCAGCCCAGATATATGGTCTTTGCCCAGTTCATTGAGCAGTTCTTCTTTTGCTTCCTCATCAAACCTGATTCCACCATCTGGATCCCATGTCTGAGGGTTCTGGCAATTTTTGCATTTATGGGTACATCCTGAAAGCCACAAAACGACCCTCAGTCCGTCACCATTATTCATGTCAGGATATGTAATGTTATGGTAGTTGATAAAATCACTCCTTAAAATATAGTGTTACATTGATTTCCTATCTTTTATCTCCGCATTTTTGGCTTCGTTATATCTTGTTTCCCCATGTACCCTAGTAAACCCAAGGTAACCATTCATCCTGTCTATTTTTGTAATCATTTCACTTCCGCATTTTGGGCAAACATCCATTTCGACCTGCTGATATCCGCAATCTTCACAATAGCACATGGCGAGATTGACACCTTCATAGAAACCTTTCTCCATTGCCCTAAGCACGAGTGTCTTAATTGCTTCTACATTATACCCCAAATTATAACGACAATATTGTATTTTCCCCCCGTTGAAGTATGGCCAGAACCTTTCTTCTTTGTCCTGCTTCTCAATTGGCGACATATCTTCTGATACATGGCAATGGAAACTATTGCTTACATACGACCTGTCAGAAACATTCTCAATCATCCCATACATTTTCCTAAACTGTTCTATTTGCAGTCCGCAGAGCGATTCTGCTGGTGTCCCATAAATGGCATATAGGATATTATCTTCCTCTTTAATTCTGTCTACATATTTTTGGATATACTGCATCACCTCCAATGCAAATTCACCGTCTTCACGGATTGATTTTCCGTTATATAGTCTTTGCAATTCGTTCAACGCAGTAATTCCAAAGCTTATTGTCATTGGAGGCAAGATTGATTTGATTTTCTCTTCTGGCTTAAGCCTTCCTCCATACAGCCCTCCCTCACAGAATGCAACCGGATTCACGCTTGCCCGCAATTCTCCAACATAATCGTATGTACGCTTATGCAATCCTCTGATAAGTTCAAGATAATTGTATAATACATCATAGAAATTTTTTGATTCTTGTTTTGCTTTCGCAAGAATCATCGGCAAATGCAAAGAAACAACTCCCAGGTTAAACCGCCCCTCAAATACTGGCTTGTCATTCTCATCGAGTGGGTACATACCGCCTTTTTCATACCATGGCGAAAGGAATGCTCTACAGTTGTGGCTATATATTCCACTTACTTCAAAGTGTTCGCTATCAGTAGTCACATCATAACTATACATTGTTGATTCAACTGGCAAAACCTCAATAACTTCCGCATTTGTATTATAATGGTCTGACACCATCTCTATATAACTATTTCTTTTTTTCAAACAAACAATATAATTCAATAGTTCTTCAATAGGATAAAATTCTACCCTATACCTGATTGCATTTGGATTCTTCTTAGTGTAATGATTATGGTACAATTTTGCTGGCATAGCTAAAGCCTGTGCCAAAGCCATTTGCTGTAATGCCAATTCTTTATTGGTGGAACCAATTTGCACTACAGACCCGCCATGTGAATCTTTATTAATATATCCGTCTGCATCAATCATTCCTGCCAAAAAAGACAGTTTGCTTTCATAATCCCATGAAAAAACTTCATTTGGAATATGTCTATTGTTTTTATTTATTCCTTCAAACTTCTTTGTCAAATAATTGATGGTTCTCTGTAAATTATTATTACAATCTGCAATTGCTGCTAAATCTTTATAAACGCCTTTTTTCCCACGTTTTTGGAGTATGGTTTTGCTATCTAAATCAAAATATTTTTTAAACACAGCATGGAAATTTTCTTCAATATCATTCTCTTCCTCAGCAGCTATTGAAGCAAAAACTTTATTGCCTTGATAGCATCCGTCACATAACAGAAATCCTAATAACCATGCCTTATCCTTATTAAAAACAATATTTTCTTGTGTATATTGAGATGAATTAATAAGAATCTGCTCTCCTTTATCAAGTTCGCCTGCTTTTTTGGTAATATTGTCTGTTGTTGTGATAGGATGATCTGATGTGCATAATAATCTTCTCCCATTTGATAAATGCAAATCTACCCAATTATCTGACATATTCCTTATGATTTTTTTAGTATTTACAAATCCCTTTTCTGTATCATAAATTTCTACATTTTCTAAATCCATATACTGATGCGGTTGCCCACTGATTTGTTGTTTGGGTTCAAAATAATCTGACAGCCTATTCCACATTCTTTCAAATGATTCCGCGTATAGCATACTGTTATATTTATATGTAACAATTTCTTTACCATCAACACAGCCCATGGGACTTACCACTCTTCCATATTTTTTATACATGTCACATACATACCCATTCCCTGTTAAAGACAGCCAGTCTGGATACATAGTCTTGCTGCTACAGTCAATGCCAGCATTAAACACATCAGCGTTTTGATACCTATCGCTTCCATCACCATGCAAATTTTTGTCGTATAAGAATACGATTTTAGGGAACAAAACAGGGCGTTTAAACCCATTTTTACCCTGTCCATTCTTATGTACATTAAGCAATGTAATGGCTGCCATTTTACCAAACTTTTCTGTCGATAGCCCTATCGTCATTGTTACAAAAGGATAATCTCCTCTGCTTGATCCGACCGTATTCAACTTGTATTCGATTCCCTGCCAGCCTTGCTCAAAGTCACGCCGCACTTTTTTATTCGCATATTTGTTGCGTTCATTTCGGAAATCATGCTCATACTTTGAAATATCATAATCCAAATCTGTGCAAATACTATCAAATTCCTCTAGATACTTTTCATACGATTTTTCAGCATATGGTACTAACATCTTGTCAACTTCTGGTATTGTAAACCCACCGTACTGTTGTGCTGCTGTAGCTAAAATAATATCTCCCATTACACCAAAAGCGGTATTCAAAGAATTTGGCTCATTATACCAAATATTCCCCATCTCAAATCCATTTTTCATGACCTCGCCAATCCTAAAAAGGCAGCAGTTAAAAGTATCAAGCCTTGCACTCCTATCATGGATGTAAATATACCCATCTTTCATTGCCTGCTTTTCATCTAATGTCAAAAAGAATTTCTTATAAAGTTCTCCGTTCAATTCATTAAAAATCAGGCTTCTTTTTGTCGCAACTAAGGCAGAATCTGTATTTGCGTTATTTTTATCACCAATATACCTTATTGTCTGGCTTTTTTCGTATACCTTATCCATCATATGAACAAAGTCTTTTTTATAATTGCGATATTCCTTATACATTTTTGATACAACTGGGTAATGTTCTTCCAGGACAGACTCTACAATATTATGCATATCATAAATTTCTGTGTCCTCTAAATCATTTTCAACTAACTTATCCCATACCGCATTGCAGATAATTTGGTAGTCATCATTTGTAAGCTTAACCATTGCGCGCCTTGCCGCTTTATTACATGCATTGATTATTTTTTGCTCATCATATTGTTCTAGTACTCCATCTTTCTTTATTATTCGCAATAATTTATTCCTCCATCATTTTTTAACCTAAGAAACTTATTATTTTTTGTTTTCATATTTTTACGAATGTATCAAATTGTTTGCAGTTATTACGCATCAATAATATCTGTAAATAAAATTTTTGATATAATCTTAAATTAAGGCCAAGCACTGATTCTAAAAAATTAATTTTGTCATTAACATCTTTATTAATACCTTTCATTTTAAACTGCGAAAAAATATATGCAGCACCTGTTGATTTTCCAGAACCTGGGACTCCAAATAAATTAACTGCTATAATTTTTCCTCCTACTTTTTATCATATTTTTTTAATCAGTTATAAGCACCAATATTCTTTATTTCTTCGTAAAAACATTCTATTTTTTTACCATCATCTGTATTTGGTTTTATGCCAACAACATTCCCCAATAAAGAAGCAACTCCTAATACACTACAGCCATCAATCGTATATCTTCCATATGTCACGTCAATATCCATCTTATCCCTGTAAGTGTCGCAAATTTTACATAAGTCTTTTACAGTATCTAACGTTTCAAGATATAAGAGCATCCCATCATCCTTTCTTTTTATAATATTCTCGTGCTTGTTTATGTAAGATAAAAATTCTTTACATATTCTATCATCTCATTGATATCAGAAAAAATCCTATTGCACATTTCTATTTGCCACGGATGTAGATTCTGGCTATTCTCGTCTAATCCAATAATGTCAATGCCTCTGTCATATGCTATTGCTAATTCAGCCATTGTGCCTAAAGAGTACATATCATTAAAGTTTACAATTATTAGTTTTGAATCTTTCACCCTTCTTATATCAAAATTCATAACTTCCCTTTCACTTTTATATCGTGGCGGGCTATCTTTAAAATTGAAATAATCATTCGGATTGGTGACATAAGCCTTATATTTACTTTCAAAATTCTCTAAACAATGTTTACACTGAATGCGCCATTTATTTGCTTTATCAAATTCATTCTTTCCAAATTTCCCCATTCCTCCGCATAGATAAATTTTAAATGTTTCCATTTTATTTCTCCTTTATTGCTTTTTTGTATATACATAGAATCATTTCTGCTAAAACTCTTGGTTTGATATTTATCCCATCATTTCTGATTACAAAATCAACGTCATTATTGAAAATTTCACGAAATATTTGGGTATCATCTTTTAGCCGTCTTTTTATTTCTGTTATGTTATCTCCGCGCTGCTTAATTCTTTCAAAAATTGTATCCTCACTAACTAATATGAAAAACGATATTGGATTTAACGATTCCATCTTTTTTAATTTCTTTAATGCATATGGGCTTGCGACCATAACTTTATCTTCTATTAAATCTTTCATTGCTGTACCATAATACCAGGTATCACCAGATGCAACATTGTATGATGTGGTTTCTATAAAAAAATTATTTTTTTCTTTTTCCTTAAATTCATCTTTTGTAATAAAGTGGTATGCTGTATTATTAGTTTCATTTTTCCTAGGAGGACGGGTAGTGTATGGAATCACCTTGCCAATCCCCATGTTTGTTAATTCGTTCTGGATTGTGTCTTTGCCAGAACATGGCTTGCCAACAAGTAAAATCATTTCTATTTCCTTTCTTCTTCCAGTTCATCAATAAAAATTAGGTTCTGTGCATATGGTAATGTTCTTGCCCATGAAATAAAATTAGGTTTTGTGTTATCGTCTTGTCCTGACCATTCATTTAACTTATGGAATCTTCTTTGTCCTTTACTACACATTGCATGTAAGTTTTCATATGACATAGTTACTGTTCTTGTTTGTAACCATGATTCAGGTATCCAACGAATAAGTTCTTTCCAATACTTCTTGTCTTTTGTTTCCATATATCTTTGCCGCAACTGTTCTAAACAATCAATCATACATAATTCGCCTTCATTCATAAGGGCATTAATTGTAATATCAGAATCATTATAATTATCACTATTAATAACTTTTATTTCTGGAGAATAATCATCAATTTCAAAACAATCTAATGTAATAGGTGTAACTGCCAGTTTGTGCATTGTACTTGTGCTATTCGCAACTGTCCCAATTTTGTATGTATCAAAATCTTTCCACCAGTACAGTGGTGCTGTAATATCTACAGATACAAATATCTGGTGCATAAACTTTCTATGCTCAGAACCCGCTTTTATAAGTCTCTGCGCAAGTTTCATGTCATATTTACCAATTTTGAATTTATGGTCAAACGAATGTTCACAGTATTGTTCTGAACAATTTTCGCACTGTATCCCATCATCTCCACCTTTGCATATGCCGCTATCTGATTTATCATAATTTTTTACATAATTTTTCATTATCCTTAATGCTATATCAAAATTTCTTACAATAGTGTTTTCAAATTTCATTATACTCTATCCTCCCTTTTAGTTTTTTATTTTTTCAAATAATTCTCTATTAATTTTTGGTTGGAAATTTTCGATTTGATCAGCGATAATTTCACAACATTCTTTCACTTCTGGGTTGGCATTTCCCTTTTTATTCCTCTCTTTAAATACATGCGCCCATTCCGTTAAATTTACTTTAAACATAAATGTGCTTGACAACCCAAGCATATATAAGCCACGCAATGAATCAGGGTTATTTTTATATTCTTCTAAAACATATCCGTTCTGGCATTTTACATAATTTTCTCCGTTATATGTTATTTTACCTGGTGTATCTAGTTCAAGATAAGCCAAAGCAACATCTGTAGGAATTACTCTGTCTTGATAAAAATCGGATAGTTTTGTATCCATCGTTTTTACTCTGGTTGATAAACGAATAATGCGGTTATCAAATCGTTTCGCATGAGAATCCCAATCGTCTTGCCCTCCACGGTGTAAGCCATCAACAGTAATAGAAAAGTCAATAAAGCGGAGTAAAGTAATGTGCTTCCAGCCCCATTTCATTAATTTGCTAAGATAGCCATTAAACCGTTCCACTTCTTCAAGATCAGCATCTGGTATAAATCTGCCAAACCTATCCAATACTTTATCATGTAAACTTCTAATATCAGTTTCCAATTCTTTGCTCCAATTGCCTGTGCTTATAAACATAGATACAATAGCATCATCTAGTCCTGTTATGCGATTCAAATAAATATTCATATTTTGTTCTCCTTTTCATTTTGGCATTTAAAGTTTGATCTACCAAATTGTTTGCAATAATATTGTATCCTTCATCAATAATTGTTTCGTTTTTAGTGCTTTAGTTTTCTTTATAGTCTCCATAATTTTTTGTCTCTTAATTAAACATTTTTAATGCTCTCATTGGGACAATATCAATGTCATCATCAATTATTCTTTCATCCGATATTAGCGCATCTACCATTGCTGCATTAAAGTCATGAATATCTATAAAAACTTGTTTTATATTGTATTGATTGCAAATCACAGGAATAGTAGAAACAACATCATATATTGAATTACAATTGTGCATACACAGTTTCTCTTCTAACGGATTCATTACCTTTATCACAGATTTATATTTACTTTTACTATTGAAATCCATATCTATATATATGAAACCATTAATAGTACCTTTCAATTTACGTTTTTCAATTCGTTTATTTTTTTCTTCATTATATTTTTCATTAAACTGGTGTTCCATATAAAGTTGTTTTTTTGAAACTCTTCTTTCATAAATGCCGCACTTTTAAAAGCATGATAGCAATTTGCATTACAGCCATCACATGGATCCTTCCCTTCCCGTACAAGACAATATACTAATTCTCCATCTAAAACACATTCTGATGGCACAAGTCCTTTTTTAATGCATCTATCCAATAACTCTTTTTCATATTGTTCTTCCATATGATCCACTCCCAGTTTTAATTCGACTTTAACTGTTTTCTCTTACTTCCAATCAACATCTACGTCCATTTTTGTATTAGAATCACTTCATTTATAAACCAAAAATTTTATTGTCATATATTGTTAGTGACCTTAGTATCTTCAATCGTTTTAACACAGTAATAAAACCTAATTTTCTTTCCAGATGGTGAAATTGTTTTAGGCTGGCAATTTATATAATATTTCTTCCCTCTAACTTCTACTATGTCACCAATTTTCAATGTTTTATTTTTCACAATTGCAATTGGAATAATATGATTCCATACGCCATATAATAATTGCATAGTATTTACGTTTCCTTTCTATCTGAATAAAATAAATCTTTTTATCTATAAAATGTGTGACCTATACTGTCAGTAAAAACTGCCTTTAAATTATTTTTATTCCAAGATCCTCCGTTTGTACGATCAAATGCTACGCAGTCATATGCCGTAGATCCAAACATGTATGTATATTCAACCGCTAAAATTTCTTCTTCTGTCACATCTACAGTATATATCCTCCCATCATATGTTGGTGTGAATTGAGGGCTTCCATTTGTTTCAAAAATTATGCTTAATATGTCATTTGGGTATTTCTGTGATTCAAGCCTGTTCCATACGACACTCGCCACATTGCACTTTGATTCAAAATCCCCTCCGCCAGCTTCCGCAGTTACAAGCCTATAGAACATATTGAGCTGGTCACTACCATAATGCTGGTATACAGAATCAGGGATTCCTATGTATTCTGAATATTCAAGATATTGTTCCCTTATCTCTTTATAAGAAATAAACCAATTTTTCCTATTTGTGTATTCTATATTATTTACTTTTAATATAAATTCCTGTCTCTTTTTCTCTGGTTCACTAAGAATATTTTCTATTTTTGCAAGATTGGTGTTACAATGCTTCGGTAGCCTATATTTACTCATTTCTATTGAAATTTTTATATCCCCAGGCAACTCGCACGGAGATAAAGAGTACTTTGGAATTGCCCCATTCAACATAATTGATGATAATGCGGCTAATAAACCTATATTTATAATTTTGTTCTTCATATATCAATTCTTTCGAATTTATAATCACCTCTTTATTTAGCTGGTTATGTTGGAATCATTTCCAAAAACTGTTCTTCTGAAATAATTGGTATATTCAGTTCATTTGCTTTTTTATTCTTGCCAGAGGTACTTTGGGTGTCATTATTTATTAAGAATGAAGTTTTATTGCTGACGCTTCCTGATACCTTTCCACCAAAGTTTTCTATTACAGAAACCAGTTCCTCCCTATTTGTATAATGCTTTAGCTTGCCTGTAATCACAAATGTCTTTCCATTGAAAATATCATTTCCTATTTCATTATTTTGGATTTTGAAAACAAATTCTTCTGCAAGTTCGTTAAGCGTTCCTGAGAATTCCTGGAGATAGATTGATACAGATTCGCCCATAGCTTCTCCGAAATCTTCTAGCTGTTTCCAATCAAAATCTACGGAACTAACAAATGATTTAAAATCATCTCTAAAGTATTTTGAGATTGTTTTGCTTGCTGTCCTGCCAATAAGTGGAATAGACAATGAGTATATGAACCTGTCTAAAGTCGTGTTTCTTGCCATTTCTATTGCGCCTAAAATCTTCTTAACAGATTTTTCTCCAAATCCATCCAATTTCTCCATTTGTTCTTTATGTTCAGACAGTCGCATAATGTCAGCAAATGACTTAACCCATCCAAGGTTTATGAATTTCTGTAGTGTCTGTTCAGACAGCCCATCTATATTGATTGCGTTTCTGCTTACAAAGTGAGACATTTTTCCAAGCAGTTTGCCAGTACATAACCCATTGGAACATACAAGGTTTTCTGTATTGTTTGTTTTTACAATTTTGGTTTCACTTTTGCAAATAGGGCAGTGTTTAGGAACAGAAATAATATTATCATCTGTTGTTTCAATATCATCAAATTCTACTGAATTAATTTGTGGGATTATTGAATTCGCTTTATAAACATTAACAGTTTGTCCTTTGTGTGTAATCCCAAGTTCTTTCATTATTGATAGGTTATGTAATGAAGCCCTTCCCACCATAGTGCCGTCAATTTCTATTGGCTCAAATATAGCAGTCGGTGTCAAAATGCCTGTTTTCCCCATGGTAAATTCTACATCCAGTAATTTTGTAGGATAGATGTCATCATAAAATTTGAACGCAATCTGTGAATTTACATGATGGGATGTTATGCCTAAAGATTCCCCATATTTTATATCATCATAGGAAAATACAATTCCATCTATCGGAAATCCTAATGATTGTGCTTTAAATTGGAGGGAATCAATGGATTTTTTTATATCATCTTCTGATGCATTTTCATGTATTGTGATATGCGGGACAGTTTCAAACCCAATACTTTGAAGAAATTCTAATCTTTTCCCAAAACTGTTCGTGTCTGTACCCTCAACGCATTTCCAGGCAATGAATCTCAGACCTCTATCTTTAGTAATATTGCTATCTAATTGCCTTATTGATCCGCTTGCCAGGTTCCTTGGATTCTTGTATTTATTATCTTCTGATAAACTAAGATTTATTTTTTCGAATGTTTCATAGTCAATAATCATCTCTCCATCAACGATTACTTCTTCATTAGCGATTTTTATTGGAATATTTTCTACTGTTTTTGCATTATGTAACACATCTTCCCCAATTTCCCCGTTCCCTCTCGTTTCGGCAGAGACAAGGCTTTGCTTATACATTAGTGAGCAGGTAAGCCCATCCATCTTCAGCATAGCTATTCCTTTTCTTCCATCTAAAAATTTAACTATATCAGATGTAGATTTAGTTTTATCAAGTGACAACATAGGATGATTATGTCTTACTTTTTTTAATTCTGATTTTACTTCATATCCAACTGATTGCGTTGGAGAGTTTGACATCACAATATTTGTTTCTTCTTCAAGTTTCTTCAACTCGTCAAATAACTTATCATATTCATAATCAGGGATTTCTGATGTTGAATTATTATAATACGAATCATTGTATTGATTAAGAAGTTTAACCAGTTTGTTTATTCGGTCTATCTTACTATGCAATATCTTACCTCCTGTTTTTTTATTTTCTTTTTAATTACCTTCGTAATCTCTTCTATAATACAAATGCCAATAATAACTTTAATATAAATAATAAGTATATAAATAATACTTTCTAAATATTTAAACATATTCCACCCCGTTTAATCTATCATCGAAACAAGTATATTTCCCAGACCGTCACCTCCTTCAATATCAAAAATGACTTTTTCTTTCCTCATTTTATTTACAACTTTTGATACTTTAGATTTTGGTATTTCAAGGCGTTCAGATACGGACTGAATAAGTTTTTCTTTTATCATTTCTTTCCCTTTTAATACTTCTTTTATTTCATCTCTAATATTGCCATCATTAATCAAATCCTGTGTATCTACTAATACTAAACTGTAAATTTTATATTTGTTCATGTCTATATCAGGGATGTCGGATACATTTTCTACAATGATTTTTTCATCCTCATTAAGCAATAAATACATAAAACTGATCCCCTCCTTACGTATATAACTGGAATTTTTTCCCTATTTGGTCTATGACTTCTGATTCCATTGGACGGAACCCAATAACTGTTAGAGTCCGTCCATTTTCTTCTGGCTCTAGTTCTGTAAGGCAATTGTCTTTTATTAGCCAGAAATCTTTATTCTCCTTCAACCCCAATTTTTCTGCCATTGTTTTTGCTTTTAGTAACTGATATTTATTCTTTGCCTGGAGGACACATTTTGTAAATACTTGGGCTGATAATTTTCCAGGTGACATATTCAAATCTTTACGGGCAATAATACATTGTTTATACATCTGCTCATCTTCTTTCTTATTCAATATATTTATATTTCCATTTGCAAATATCAACTTGGCTTCTACATCTGTCACAGTCCCCGTTGTCCCACACAATAAAATTATACCAAGCATGTCCCATCCATTGATGATTATCCCATTCTCTCCCATCTTTATCCTTCACAATAATCCATTTACCCTCTAACGGTTTAATAGATGCGTCAAACCATTGGTCATCATTATCTACTTCGAAACCCACAAAAATTCCGTTTTCATATCTAATTTTGTATTCTTTATCTCCTATGAGTACAATTGCATCTTTCGCCCTAGTTACCCTTAATGGCTGCCTGCCTATCCGTTTATATATTTCTAAAAGTTTCATTATTTTATACCTGTCCTTCCGAATCCACCACGATCCTCATTTCCAAGAGATTCTACTTCAACAAAATTTATATGGGGTTGTTTTTTCATGATACGGAACTGGGCAATTCTATCTCCACGCATAATCCATGTTTTACCCTCACTTATTGGATTTACACATACTACTGGCATCATCCATTGGTCATTATCCCCACAGTATGAATTATCAACAATTCCAATAGAATTTGTCTGCATAATGCCAAAATTCTTAAATGTGGAGCTTCTTGGTGCAATATGTGCTTCATACCCTTCTGGCAATTCCATAGCAATTCCAAGTTTAATCTGCTTATACTCTCCTTGTTTAATTTCAACATTTTCATCAGCGCAAAGGTCAATCCAGTCACCAATAGCAATTTTTTTTAGCCTTTTACAATCATCTTTAAAATATTTGACTTTTACTTGTAATACCTTGTTATTTTCTGTCTCCATATTTTCTCCTTTTATTTATAAACTAAAATTTCAATGTCTGTGTCTATAAAAACATCTTCAATGGCATTGATTACATCACTCCAAGATTTTCCGTCTGGAAATAAAGAGATTTTTGGGAAAGCAATTTTATTGATCTTATGCTCTTCGCAAGCATCTCTTAAATTATGCAAGCATTCTTTAAATACTGGAGTTATTAACAATTCTTCATCAAAAGACTTTTTTGTACCAATTAAATATAATAACTTGTCGTCTAAAATACAGTCTCCTATGTTTTTACCATTTTCAAAGATTATGTTGATGTCTGCTACTATGAATTTCACTTTATAATAATCAGCAGGAATATCTTTATTTAAAAAGGTTCTTTCTTTGTATGTCAATTTATCCCTCCTTGAGACATTGATATGATTGTGATTCCCATCTTGCTCCACAGGTTAGGCAGTTATAGCAATCGCTTCTTATAATTCTTCTTGGGAAGAAGCCCTCGTGCCATTCCAATAGCATCCCTTTCGATATGCCTTTAATCTCATTACCTTCTGTATAAATATATTTCGTTTCTCCACACTCAGGGCAAATATTGCAGCCTAAATTTGCATTTCTTCTCATAAATTTTGATATTTTCATATTGCTTATCACAGTCTTGTCTAGGTGTCCATTTGAACTATTATACTTTGTTTTACGTTTTCTCATTTTAATCCACGTCCTTATTTCCTAGCTGCAAAACAATTATTATATTGATAAAGTAAGCCAGTCCGCATAAACTCTTTTATAATATCTCTAATATCTTCTTCAGAGAGAAATAGATTATATTGCTCTAGTTCATGAAGTAACTGGCTTTCTGTAAATATGTATTTTCTTTTCGAAAATATATGGTTATAAATAACAAATTGTATATTGTCTTTTACAGCGTTAGTATTTATTTTGGAATATACCATAAAGTTTCCTTCCACACGTTTGGCAACGATATAATACAAATTCACTTAATTCCTCCCATTTACATCACAACGAATTACCACATTTCCCATTCCTAAACCTTGCTCTAGTCTACCATCAACTGTGTCGTATGACTTATAATTACACATACTACACATTGTGAAAAATTCTCCTATATTTCTACATCATATTTTTAAACATATATAAAACTCTATCTACTGCTTCGAAAAACGGATTGTTATTACTCCAATCTTTTAAATTATCAATAGCTTCGGCTACTTCATCTCTTGTGTATTTTCTTTTAGATGTAATAAGCTCTGTTTCATCACATTTGGTGCGTTCATATAGACTCATGCCTTTATTCCCTTTATTCTTAATGATTTCATAAATATAGCTGTCATGATAATTTCCTTTGCTATCCTTACAAACATCATGTAATACCACAACATTCCCATTATATTTATTAAGGAACTTATCGTAATGCTTTTTAACTGGATTTCCACTTACCATTCTCCATTCTATCCTATGATGAATTTCAACAAGTTCTTCTAATTTTTCATACAGGTCTTTTCCAATGATAGGATTTCCTTTATCAAATGAATATAGCCCAAAGTTATATACTGAATCAGCATTAGTATCTATCTGATATCCCAAATACCCTATAAGTTTTTTATGGGTATTTACAACAGCATATTGATATAGACAATCCTCTGCGCTAATTTTTGGTAATCCATTAGCAGAACCATATCCTTGATAATAGAAATAGTTATCAGTATAAAGTTCTTTTGCAAATGCCTTCTCTATTTCTTCTTTATATAAAATTGCTGGTACTAACATCTTGCCTCCTTTCATTGCATTGAATCATAATATTTTCTAAATGAAACAGGTATTTCATCTTCTCGCATTCTTCTCATCCTCTATCATTTTTCTTAATCCTTCTAATGGAATTAGTTTTTGATATGGGTAAATAATATGATAATCCTCACGGTTCCCACAGCTATTGCACTTATGAAGCTATAATAGCGGATTTCCACAATTAGGACATTCACATGCTTTTACAATATTTACTTTTTCGTCTATCATGATTTACCTCAGTTCCACCAAGTACCGAATTGTACATTGTTCTTCTTTGTATACTATAATTTCGTCATTTCTTAACATATTACCTGCATGTGCATGTAAGCAATTTGCCCCAGGACATGCACTTTGCAATCTTTCATAGTCAAAATTATAATATTTACTATTGAATGAATAGACATCGTATGGCTTGCCATAAGCAACTTCCATTAAAGCCATAAAAGCTGAATTTGAATTTCCACCTGTCCAATATGCGCCTTCCAAAGAAGTATATCCTAGAGACTTTTGTGCTTTTGGTGCGTAATAAATGCCATATCCGAACATTTTACCTGTTATGACAGCATTGGTTGGTTTTAAAACCAAACCTGTATTAATAATTGACCACCAGTTTTCATTCCTGCTTCCATGCCATAATAATTTTGTATTTTTGATACCTTCATTTACCACAAAATTTTCAAAACGTTCGCTTGTCCTCTTATTCTTGACTCTCCATGCTGAGTAAAACCTGTTAGAACAACTGCTCAACGAAGCTTTGATTTTAACAATATCGTCATTGTTACATTCAGAAAATTCCAGCCCCATTACATCCAATATTGTTGTAGGAATATGATCTTCTTTATCTGAATCAATAGAGTCCTCCGTTTGTTTCTGGACAACCTGGCCTTTCATTACATCCAACAAATCCTGTTCGTCCGCAATTATTCGTGAGAAATCTTTATTAGATTTAGCGAGATAGTCTGATACATTCTTCATTTTACGTGGTATGACGGAAAATATATTTAACAATATTTCATTGAATTTTTCCGTGTTGCTCACGTCAACCAATTCTGCCAATAGATTCTGTGCCTCTTCTACCATTGCCTGAGTCACTTTATTTGAAGAAATTGTATAATTGTCAGAAATTGCTTTACGTGCCATTTGTTGTAGCCGTTCTACAATATCTGCAATGGACTTATTTTCAATCTTTTTATATTTTGAGTTTTCAGTATTTCCTTTTTCAACTTGGATCAAATCTTGGGCTAATCCACTCTGATCTATATACCCTTTTTTAATTTTCTCATTATATTTCTTTTCCCATTGGCTTATGGGATACTCCCTCCTTTGGCATGAACTGCCGATCCTTCCGTATTCGGCAGTCCATTTATCTCCATGAGGTGTCATATTGTAATACTTATTATTGTTTGCTGTTGCCGTTACCATAATAAGATGTTTTGGTGTAATTTCTACGCTAATATTCAATCCCCCCTATAACGTACAGATTAAAATCTCAATATCTGTATTTTCAAACACTTCTTCAATGATATCCTTCACCTTATCCCATTCTAATTTATCGTGTCCACATCCAATCTTGGGCATTGCTACTTTTTTAATATATTTTTCCTCCATAATATCTCTCATGTATTCCAGAGCAGACTTAAGCCTTTTATATTTTGCTTTTTTCCACGGATATTTTTTTGTGATAAGATTAAATACGTTGTCCACAACAAGTGCCATCCCAAGATAAAGCCTATCCTTTCCCTCATAATCGTCATATCTGCCATAGCTGTTATGTAATTTATTTTTCATATCATAGACTTCATCCATTTTCTTAGCCACGCCAGCACCTAAAGAAAAATCTCCTGTAATGCAGTGTGCTAAATAATAACCCTGTGGTACGTTGAATAAATCCATTTTTTGTTCTTTAATTGTCATATTGTTTTTTTCTCCTTTTCTTTGATATATTTTTCTAATGCTTCACATGCAAGCAAACACGCTTTATTGACTGCTTCTAATTTTGCATCACACCCATTAAACCCACTAAAATATTCTATTTTTGCAAGTGCTTCCATTGTCGTGTCTGGATGCAATATTTCTTTGGCTTCTTCATATGTCATACCAGTTTCTCCATTTCATACTTTTACCTGATGTAATTACAGAGATGGTTCATTGCATCAATAATATGCCGATCTTTTGACAAAACTGGGTGCAGGATACAATCACAGGATCCTTTTGCCCCATACTTTTTATACTTTAGTAATGAGATTTTTTGTAAATTCTTAGTCAATAATCTCGTAATCGGTTTAATCATATTCTACTTGTAACCTATAAGCCCTTTCTACTTGAACAATATCATCAAGATTACACCCATGCTTGCACATGAAATGAATAAGTTCTTCTTTTGAAGGTTCGTGTGTAAATATCTTTTCTGCAACGAATTCAAGTTCAGAATCTTTATCCCGACTTCCAAAACTGTGCTTATTCATATCTTTTTGGCATGTTGCAATCCATACATCTTCCAGATAAACTCCATCCGATATCACTGTTACCACATCTACGCAGGGAATGTATTCATTCTCGTAATCTATTGAACTATCATCTACTGGCAATACTTTTCCAGACCTGCATACTATTTTCATGTCAGCCTCCTATAATTGGGTTAATAATGTTTTAACTGGCTCCTTATGCATATTTGCCTTTGCCCATGCTATATAGCCTGGGTCAATCTTCGCCACATCAATCAGTTTTTCGCCGTTATATTTGCCAAAATCAAATACATAGTCTTCCAATTTTGGTTCAAATTCCTTAAGGGTTTCATATACTTTATCAGGATATGTCATATCAAGATTGTTTCTGCTGGCTAAATAATCACATAAATGGACTAAAAACTGCTCATTGTTCTCTGGTTTCGGCAAGACTACTTTACTCCTATTGGAACTACACCATTGCCCGCTATGGCTTTCACATAATCCTGCAATATATTCTTTTGTATCTTTGTCAATATCATGTTCTACGCTTGTATTCCTAACCCACTCTCCTGCAAGGATTGGATGGTTATGCACTGTATATTGTGAACCATTTAAGCCACATTTGATTGCATCATGGAAGATTGACGTACATCGCAAACAGTCTCTTTTCTTTGCATCTGGGATCTTTTCAGTAGCATATTCTAGCCCCAAAATATAGTTCATGATTTCTCCAAACATGAGGATATGTAATATCTGGCCATGGGAGCCGCATTGTGTCTTGTTGTGGTATTTAAGGCTTGTACTACTTGGAATTGTGAAAATATAATCTGGAATATTCTCTATCATATCTTCGCAATATCTCTTCATATCTTCTGTTTCAAACTTGCATAAGATTGGTTCGAAAATTTTAATTTTATTTATCATTTTTCCCCTTTACAATAATTCTTTTTGCTTGAAATTATGGCGTTTGCTATTCACCATTCACATCTTCATCTAACAACTCCACCAAAAACGTATTTTTATCAGTAATCCCACTGTTTAGTGCCGCATTAAACAATGCTGTATTTTGCGCCACTGTAGTACAGTCTTTTTCTGCTCGTGTCCATAAAGTGTATAAAAGTTCTTTTGTTCTCATATTAGGAGGTGTTGTATTATCAAAAGCACCGATAATTACCTTTGCAGATGAACCTTGGTATTTATGTACAGTGGAAGCATACCCCAATACAACTCCACTTTTTAAATCATTTGTGCCAAATACCATAGTATCATCAATCATTGGGATATAGATTTTATGGAACCCAGTTTGTGTATCTACTTCTTTTAAGATCCCGCACCATCCGTTGAACACACCTTTCTTATTTTTCCCACAGATTTTATAGTTATTTTTAATGCACATTACTTTATCCCCTTCGCGAAGAAAATAGCTTTTATCTTTCCCTATGCTTATCTCAATTTCGTTCTTGTTTGGGCTGTAAGGGTTTACATATTCTTGGATATCTAAATTTAAGTTAAATACGCTTGCGTCCCCTCTTTCTTTACAAGGTGCTAAAATTTGGATGTCCATGATATCTTTAACCAAATCGCTTTCATATTTTTCTTTAAAGCATTTTATAGCACGCTGTCTTGTTGTATTGCCTGTATCACTGATGTTAAAATGCATGTCCTGCAATTCACCAATTGTTTTTTCCCCTATAAATTTCTTCTCTAAAACAGGCTTCCCCATTCTAATTTGTTGGGACGCGACAATGATTCCTGATTTTTTTGCCTGTCTATGTATTTTTGTCAATTCAATGGTTGTAACGAACTTGCTGTTATACATGTCAAATGCCAAATTCATGCATCCGATAGATTCCAATTGACCCATATCTCCCAGAATGATCAATTTTGACCCATCTGGAATGGCTTTTATTAATGATAGGAATATTTCTCCTCCAACCAGAGAAACTTCATCAAGAATAATAATATCGTATGGCAATGGATTCTTCTCATCAAACTCAAACCCTATATTTGGTTGGTATTTCAACAGCCTATGAATTGTAAAGCCTTCTTCGCCTGTTACTTCTTGTAATCTTGCAGAAGCTTTTCCTGCCAAAGCAGTCTGGGCGAAACTGTAATTCTTTAAAGATTCAAGGATACCAGATACAAGACTTGATTTTCCAGTCCCTGCTCCTCCAGTGATAAAACATACCTGATTATCCAAACCAAGTTTAATGCCTTTTTTCTGCTCTTCTGTAAATTCCCATCCCTGTTTATCTTCTTGCGTTTTCAGTATTTGCTCCCAATCTTCATAGTTAAAATTATTCTTTGCGTTGGCAATCCTTTTTAAATGCTTTGCTATATCTTTTTCTAAATCGTAATATTTTTTTAAATAGACCCTACGTTGAGATTTATTTTCCGCTTCTTCTACGACAATAACGCCTTTTTGCTGTAATTGCTCAATAGCTGCTCCTATATTATTGCCAGTTATATCACCATTTTTATCTAGGTATACTTCTAAGATATGTTCTTTTCCAGCAAACTCTTCAAATATATAAGCTGTCAATTCACCCGATGTAATGAATGAATTTCCGTTTTCTGCTAAATTGTGGAGCAGATAATGGATATATCCCTTAATCCTTTCTGGTGATGTCTTACTGATGCCGCTTTCCAAAGCGATATTATCTGCCGTCTTAAAACCAACCCCATCTATATCAAAACTTAGCTTGTACGGATTATTTTTAACTGTCTCTATGACCTTATGGGGATTTTTATATTTTTTAATTAGTTTTTGGATAAATTTAGGGGTCAGCCCATATCCATCCAATTCTAAATAAACCTCACAATTGTCTTTATTATTCTCAAAACGTTCAATGATGCAATTGGCAATATAATCACCTATTCCATTCACCTTTTTAAGTGCCTCTATATCATGTGCCTCTATAGAAGCCAATGGGTTGTCTAAAACTTTGAACATTTCTGAAACCTGTTTGTCTGTCAAGAAACTTTTTAAGAAGGCTTTCTGGTTATTTGTGTTGGATAAGTCAATCAACTCCCCTATGAATATCAGCTCATATTGCGTCCCTCGCTGTTCATCGTATATTTCTTTTGCAATGATTGTGTAATCTATCCTAGGATTAATTTCTTCTTCATAATTGCCTTTTATTACTAAGTTTCCCCAGTTATCTGTCTGTATTTCTCCTTCCAAAACTGCCATAGGATACCAACTGACAATCCCAAATATATTGTCCCCTTTCCCCAATATCTCAGGATATTTAGGGAAAAGGATCTTGCTCAGCCTTGCTTCTATTTTAATAATATTGTTGCTTGTCATCTTCACCAACTCTTTCTGACTGCAATTTTAAATTACCGTCTTCATCAATATCTGTTATCAGCTGAAGCGTATGTCTATACGCAGAATCTACATATTTTTTAGGCACAAACTGATCGCCCCTCCGATATCCAGTAATTAAAAGTTTATTCCCTCTTCTGAACCAAGATTTTTCTTTTATAACTTTAGATCCTGTTTCTTCATTTTTTTCAGAAATTTGTTTATCATAAAACCCAAATTGTCCTTTATAAAACTTTATGCCAACAACGCCCGAAGGCGTGAGCAATGTAACAGTGTGTTTATTTTTGTCTTTGTCCAAAACGGTTCCGCATATTCTTGTCAATTTAAACCTAGGTCTTTCTTTTCCTCTGTACATATAGTATTCTGAAACTTCTGGCAGTTCTGGCAGCTCACTGAATTCAGATATTAAGTATTTTTCTTTATCTATATGCAACAGTTCATGTTCATGGTAATAAAAATTTAATGAGTCCATTTCCCATTTTGAAATAGTTTCTCCTGCTTTTTCTTCCCATTTTTCAGTAAATCTTTTCTCATTTACAGCATCTAAATATTTTTTATTCTGAAGCACGCCTTCTTTGAAGGAGGCCATTAATTTATTATATTCTCTGTCAAGGCTTCCTCTTTTTACAATAATGTAGCCGTCATCGGCGTAATCATAGTCTTTTCCCTCTTCCATGTTTGTTTCGAAATATTTGTAAAAGAAAGGTTCTGAATACTGTCTTTCTAACCTATAATAAAAAGTATTCGGTGATTTCCCTCGTTTTTCTGCTAAAAATTGGTTATTGTATATGTACTTTCTAAAACTATATAGCCTATACTCGTATTGCTTTTGGTTTTCTGATAATAATCCCATAACATTTAGCGTTTCAATGTCGTCCATCCTGAGAGAAGTGAGTGGCTTAGATATCTTCCGTATATAATCTTTCATAATTTCTATCCTATTTTTCCCTTCAAGTTGGTCAAAACTGCCTGCTTTAATTAAAGTAATTACTGCACTTTCACCAAACTTATTCTCCTTGTCATTCTTTTTAGATTCTTCTATTTTAGACAAAAAATCATCTAAACTTACATACGGCTGGTTTTCAATGATCATCTCTGCTTCTTTGTCGCCAATATCAGAAATACCTTTTAACCCAAAAATAATTTCATTTGTCTCAATATCTGGTTCAAAGCCAAATTTAGCCTTATTTATATCTGGCAATTCTATTTTTTGCCCCTTTGCCTGGATTTCGCCAATGGCTTTTGCAATTTTCCCATAGTTAGTTGTTTTGTTATTTTCATTGTTCTCGTCTGCACCTGCGTTGACAGTCAGGCAGGCCGTGTTCCAAAAAATACGGTTATAATGGTATGCTAAGTTCATTTCCTGTAAGCAGATTCCTGAATATGGGAAGGTATGGTTTTGGGAGAAAGAATAGCCAAAACTTTTCTTAAACTGCACATACCATACATAATTCAATAGTTTCTCACTTGTCTCTAATTTTCTTCCTTTTTCAAAAAATAGGTTTTTGGCTTTTTCAAGCACATCGGCTTTCTTTTTCGCAATAGACTTACGTATCATGTTTGCTTCCGCAACATTGAACCCTGCTATATGGTTGTCCATAGATAATCTCATTACAACTTCCTGTGTTTCTGCGACACCATAAACAGGCAATAAATATGGCTCCAATGTTTTTATCTCGCTTTCAGAAAGCCCATAATCCCTCATTTCTTTATACCAAAGAGAAATATCGTTTTTATATTTAATGTATGTGTCGATGGGCGACTCATCCCCTTGTTCTGGCATAAGTCTCATAAGAGAGTTTGCCGTTGCAAGTTCTGGCAATGTATGTGGCTTGACCTTTTTAGCTGCTTGCGCCCCTGTAGGAGTGTCAAACTGGAAAGCGTCAATAATCTCGTTATTTCCAACCAAATCCCACATTTCTTTTGTATCATAATCCAAAACATCTGGATGGATATATTTATCATATGTGGCTTTTATGCTTCCTTGGTCTTGTAAAATACCTTTTTTGATAAGTAAATCTATGCATTTATGCTGTTTGTCCAATCCAAGAATGGTCAAGCAATCAAATTTTAACGCGCCACACCAATCCGAATCATGCATATTATAGGCTGTAATATCTGTGCCATTTGGTGCTTTCATCCGGCTGTTGTGTTCAATGTAACCATTGTCAAAAATATAAACTGCCGATGCGTGGATAGAGCGTCCACATACTAACCCCTCACTTAACAGCATAATTTCTTTCAGCCCGTCATACTTTTTTACTGTATTGATAAACTCTGTTATGGGCGGCCTGTTTTTCTCTTTATTCCCTTCAAAGCAATCTTTTAGTGACCAATTAGACCCGCGCTCAAACGGGATCATGTCAGCAATTGTCTGGGCTGTGTCGTTGTCCAGCCCCCACCCCCTGCAGGCGGTGAGAGTACAGTTTTTTGTACCCTCCGTTTTAAGAGTCAAGGTATTTAATACATTATCATGCCCGAAATATTCCTTCATCAATGAGAATATTTCTTGTCTTTTTGCTGATTCTGAATCTACGTCAATATCGGGCAGCTCCGGCCTTTCTGCATTCAGGTGTCGCCAATGTGGTAAGTTATATTTCATAGGGTTCATCTGCGTAATGCCAATAGCATATGCCATTAAAAACCCAGTCACTGACCCCCTGGCAATTCCTACATAAGAAACTTTCCACATTATTTCAATGATTATATTCCTTACGAGTACATAATAAGTAGCCAATCGCATATGTATTTTTTCCGAAATTTCCCATACTTCCCCTAATTCTGTGTTCAATCTTTCTACTACTGATTTGACAAGACGTATCTTTCTTTCTTTTACTGCCTGTTCAATCATATATAGAAGATATCTTTCCTGCTCATCTTCACTTTCTGCAAACTTTTTAATATATGAATAGCTTCCATACCATTCTTTAAAAATATGCCCTAAATTAAATTTTGGTATTTTTTTATCCCTTGGGACAATTACAGAATGGCTTAAGTCATATGTTTCGACCATATTATGTATTGCTATAGTATTTTTAAATCCTTGGATAACATCCTCTTTGGAGAGATGGGAATTTAACAGTCTATATAATTCTGAGATTTCCATCATATAAGTAGTTGCATAAAAATCTCCCAATTCCCTATTGCTCGCATTATCTTCATCAGCACGTAAATAGGCTTCATGCACTGTCCTGTGTTCTTTTTTCAAATAATGACTATCTGTCGCAAAAGTATATTTTAAGCCATATGCTTTCGCAAGCATTATTGCATTTTGGTTGAATGTGATTTGCGGGTGTTGTGACAATATATCCTTGCACGGTTTTTCAAAAGTCGGCTGTAACTCAAGGAAAAAATTGTCTTTGCCAAATACTTTGATTCCCCATTGTATAAAATTGTGTATTTTTCTTTTCGCTGACTTGTCGCCATCCCTAAAATAAGAAAGGACATAGGAAGGAAGCTCACCGCCAAGGCAGGCGGTTGTTGCAATAATATTCCCTTTTTCCTTCCCAATGATTTCTTCCAGTTCTTTCTTAATTGTTGGCACGCGTTCCATTTTTCCCTGCTTGAACCAATTTTTCCATGCACTTTCAGATGAAATCCTTTTTATCTGCTCATACCCTTTAAGATTTTTTGCAATTAAGATAAAATGCCAATATTTTGTAACCCCTGGCTCATAATTTTCTTTTACATCTGACAGGCTGTCTATAAGATAAATTTCATTCCCCAGTCCCAGTTTAAAATCATCATCCATCTTTTCTAATAAATGAAGTTCTTTTTGCACTTCCTTATCATTTTTTAAGCCTTCTTTATCATTTGTTGATAAATATTTTTTATATTTTCCTTGTAGTTTTTTTAGGTTCTGGAAACGCTGCATTATCCTAATATGAGATGAGACTGTCTCATGGTTTGTTATGCTGACACCTTTGTACCCTAATTCAACAGCCCTATTGATTATATCTTCTGCCCTGATAATACAGTCCTTTAGCCTAAAATTCGAATCTTCATCATGATTGTGATTGGACATAAATTCAATTTTTTCATCAATATTGGACATATTTTTCATCTCACCTTAAAATAGAAAATCATCATCTATATCAACCTTGTTTTTGCTTGTTGGGATATACTCCTCAGTATAATAAAATTTAATTTTTACTTGTGGATAACGTTGCCCTTCATACTCATTTAATACAAAATTTCCTATTATTGCCATATGAAGAATCTTTTTATTTTCCCCTAAAATATTTCTGTCTCTTAATGTCATTGTTTCCCATTCGCCTTTACAGCAATATTTTTTTACGTAATCAACGCCATTGTAATTAAATTTTATAAACCCATTATTTTTCCCATATCCAACAATATCTTTTGCTGGTATTTGGATATTTGTAATAGCAAATGTAGGTTCTGGAATCCCTTTCCCCCAAATATCATAAGATTCCGCAACTTTCATTACAGATTTAGGAGTTAAATTATCTGCATTTACTTCATAATCCACTTCGTGGATAGTGACAAGGCTGTCCAGTTTTAATTTTTGGTTACATAATCTTATTGCTTCTCCCAAATCTTTTTTCTGCAATTTCACACCGAATGCATTCTCATGTCCTGTGCATTCGAATACCTTTGTTTCATTCAAAAAATCACGTAGATTATCAACCGTCCCCTTGTCATATCCTCTTCCTGATCCACCATATAACTCTTCTGTCCTACTTCTCAATATAACAATTGGTCTATGATATTTCTCTGCCAATTTGTTTGCGACCAATCCTGTTACAGTTTTTTTATCAACAATCTCTGTAGCATCAATTATTATTACACTGTTACAGTCTAAATGCTGTTGTTGGATAGCGTTATCAAGGGTTTTCATATACTCTCTAACTGCCTTGTCTTGCCTTTCTTTTACATTGCCACAGACCCTTGCCATTGTTTTCTGTAAAGAATGGATTTCGATTGGCGGCTTAGGGGAATTTTTATCTGCACCTTTTGGGCGGCGCGGCTGGTATTCCCTGTCCTCTTTTTCTCCGCACAAAGCCTTAAATAGATCGTTCTGTTCATCTGGTTTTCCATAACGGATTAACCCATTCATTTTAGGGGCAATCACCCAGCCAATTGATTCAAGCGTAAATCCCAGCTTCATATCTTCTGCATATTTTAACGCCAGCTCCTTAATTAGAAGATTGTGTATATTTTCTTTTTTTATTCCTTCAAGCGCATAATACCTCGTTTCCAAATTACGCATATCCATTGAATCTGCTATCATTCCTAATGACACTAAATCCAAATAATAATTGCATACTTCTTCCTTAATATTATATTTTTCTGCATAGGCTAGGCAAAATTTATGCACTACTCCAACTCCAGATAAAGTATGATTGGGGTATTGCCCATCCATGCAATTAATTAAGACTGCATATTCCGTAATTTTGGAATTAATTTCATGATGGTCAATGATTAAAATCGGGATGCCATATTTTTCTGTTATCTCTTTGCATTCATTTACACTGCTTGAACCTGCATCAGGAATTATAATCAAGTCAACCTTATCTGCAATATCTTCAATATCTTTAATAAAAATCCCGTGTTCCTTTTGGTAATTTGTTTCGCAGATAATCCGAGTATCTGAAGAAATGTCGCTAATAAACCCCTTTAGGTATGCAGAAGAAGTATATCCGTCTACATCAGGATCCCTTTTGATAAATACTGTCCCTCCTAACTTCTCATGTAATAAATCAATCCCTTTTTCCATATTTTTTAACAAAAATGGTGAATGTGTATGTGTTTTATTTACATGTAAGAACTCGTAAATATCTTCTACTCCAGCTTGCATAAGTATTTTTTCTAAATAATCGTCTTCTTTGTCAAAGTCACAATTATGAATTGTTTTCCATAATAGTTTATCCAATAATTATTCTTCACCTTCCCTTTCCGTAGTAATTTCCACCTTATTCCGCATTAAAATTTCTAATGTTTCTTTTCCTTTGTCAAACGGAGAATCTTTTTTCCCCAGCAGCCCCATATCATCCCATAATATATACGTCCTACAATAAGCCGTAAATTTATGTGCCAACGAGTAAATACGCTTTATATACCTTAAAAATATCTGGTATTCGGGACTGTTTTCGTCATATCCATCAAAACCCAGCAAGTCATAATCTCGGTCAAACCCAAGGATGACCTCTTCAACACCTAGGCTTAATAAAATATCCCTCTGCCAATTTGAAATATTGAAGCCACAGGTAGCTACAACAAACGCATCCTCGCCATAATAATCATGGGCAAGCATTACGCTTTTCTCTGATTCTACAATCAGTACTTTTTTTATCTTTAATATACCTTTTATGTGTTTATCTAACCCATATAAATTCAAGCCCAATGGGTGGCTGTACTCTATCCCCTCAATCATCTCCGGCATATATTTATTGTTGCTGTCTTTTTCCTGTAAACTCCGCCTCCGTATCCCTACTAGCTTCCCATTCAAATTGCAATGCGGAATAATAATATGTTTTTCTTTTTCATACCAGCAGATGCCAAATTCTTGCATGGTTTCTATGCTGATGCCTTCATCTAGCCATCCAACATAAAAAACATTGTCTTCAAAATAATTAAGTATCCTGCCATCAATGTATGGCAAATGCCTAATTTCTGTTTTTTTAGGCTTACGAAGTTTTATGTACCTATCAATTTTTAAAAGTTCTTGCCTAATCATAGGTATGGTAGTGTTAAAACCATACCTATTGCTTATCCCTATTTCATTTGCGATATATTTTATAGATTCAGAAAAGGTGCAGTCCCTAATTTTCATGACCAAACCGAACAAAGACATCCGCCCACAGTTTGTGTAACAATAAAACACCTTTGTATTACGGAAATAACATAACTTATGACTGTCCCCATTATGGCAGATTGTTCTGAACCATATTTCATTTTCTTTTATTGCCCCATAAGGAACTGCACCAAATTTACTCAGGATTCGTAAAATCTGTTCTTCTGTAATGTGCTCTAGCAAATAATCTTTATCTATCAAAATTCCACCTCATAAATTACTTTCAAAACTCCATTGCTTCTGTTTTTGCAGTAATTTTAAGATTGTTTACAGGATTCTTTACCGCTTTCGCACTTGCATAATCTTCGTCTAATACATTGATATAGGTTTTACCTATATCTTTAATAAGTTTGTATTCGTAATCGGTGACAAACAGGTCATGTACTCTCATTGTTGAATAGTCTATATAGAGCCAAATTTTTATCTTATTCCATTTTCCCCCACGGTTTTTATATAATGAATACACAAGGTTTGGTGCTGGTTTATTTATTATCTCCCTTGTAATAGACTCAATTTTTTTCAGTTCTTTTTCCGTGGGCGGCATTGCAATCATCGCGCCATCTGCCTTGTCAATAATGGATTTTGCCCCTCTTACGATTGTTTGGTCACGGTTCATCTCATTTTTAAAATCTCCCGTCACTTGTGTAAAAGAGTCAATAGAAATATCAAATTTACGTGTGAAATTTTTTAATTTTTTAGAAAGGTTTGCAAGTACCTGGTCTTCCCTGATAACCATCTTCGCTTTTGACTCAGATACATATTCACTGTTTAATTCTACAGTGGCACTTATGTAATCAAACCAGACATATTCTATATTATGGTTTAATTTATGCTGCTCAATTACTTCCTCCAAGGTATTAGCGTCATATTCTGGCACATATTCAAACCAGATGTTCGCCTCATGCTCCAAAATGTCAATGGCTTTATCTACCCTTTCTTCTTCTCCTGCCTCGTACATATTGAATTCAATATGGTCTTGCGGGACATCTGCCACATACGCCCAAAGAATAGGGTCAATTTCTTCTAATAATTCCATTTCTGTCCCAATATATAAGGCTCCATTATGCATACCATTTGGGTTTTCACACCATTTGCCTAAAACTTTGTCATAATAATACGGCGAACAGGAATATCCGATATCTGCAATAGAAGTCCTTGTTTTCCCAACCCCTGTCCCAGCAGACTTAACATTAAAACGTCTTTTTCTTATCCCGTGTAGGGCAGTGGTAACATATGCGCTTGAATAGCCAATCCCCCAGGCAGTGTCCTGTTTCCATTTCTCTTTTTGTTCATGTCCACCTACGCCAGCTTTTTTAGAATCTCTGCCCTCCACAGCAATAAAAGGGACTGTAATTTTCAGATGCTTCTTTTTGTAGTGGTTGATAATATCTTGCAAGGAATATTCATCTAATAACTTTCTCTTCGCTTCTATTGCTACTGGCTCTACCTCGTCTGGATCAAAAAATTCATAGACATCAATTCCATTCTCTGCGTAACTTCTTAGCAGTGAAAATTTTTTTAATTGGTCGTAATAGTATTTAAAATTACTTTCCAAGGCCATTTCCTGTACTTTCTCTATGAAACTGATGCCCTCATTTTTTTCAAATATACTGTACTGCGTCTTATAGTGGGAGAGATATTCATCTATTGCCACTGCATCTATAATTTCCGCACCGTTCTTATAAAGATTATTGATCGCCGCAAAAATTAGTTTATGAAAGGTTTCTGGAAAATCGCCCTGCACAATTTTATATTCCCTGATTAAAGAAGGGTTCTGCAATAAGCTCCCTAAAATTTCCCTAATTGCCTGTTTGTTCACGTAACTTGCCAGTTTACTTTTTTTCAAATAAATACTCTCCCTTTCATAGTTTTTCTATATCAATCAATGCCATGTTTTTATATTTATTTTCATCCGGCTTACTGGTCTTATGTTTATTTATGATGTGCTTTTTGTTTTGCAATTCTTCCAAATCGCATCCCATTACACTCTCTTTAACCGCTTTTTTATCTATATAGAACTTTTTGGCCTCGTCATATACAAAAGGAACAATACCAACCCCTATGCTGTCAGATATATCATTCCCTTCCTGTATTTCATAAAAATAATGCAAGGTTGTTCTTATTCCTTTGTATGTGTAATTAAATTTTTCTTTAAAATCCTTAATTTGTTTAAGCATCCATCCAGTTGGCTTTTCTATTTGATAAAGTTCACATATATAAGCGATTAAATTTTTATAATCCTGTGATTCACTCATTTTGTTCGCGTAACAGACCTGGCAATAATATCTGCAATTGTGATACACTGTATTTTCTTTGTCATTATACATCCCACATTCTGGACATTTCACTTTTCTTGCCATTTCCACACACCTTTTTGTAAGCGGAGGGGTTGCCCCCACTTACTGTTCGATTAAAATCCCTTCTTCTTTGACCAAATCGTTCAAATCGTCCAAAATAAGCATAAGAAGATCAATCTGTGTAGTATCGCATTCTCTCACTAATTTCCCTTTGCCCAGATGCTTATTTGTGACTGTCTGATACTTGTCTGTCATCCCCTGTTCGTTTAATGCTTTTGCAATTTTACGAATTTCTGACACTGTTTCCTTAAAATCCGAAACTTCCGACTGGTCTTTATAAACTTCAATTGGTTTATCAGTTACAACTGCCCCATCTTCTGCTTCCAATTTATCAATAGCTTGTTCCATATCAGCCCTTAGTGCCTCATATGTAAATGGAATTTTCTTAGACATGTATTTGTTCCTTGTCCCTGCTTCAAGATATTGGTTGCCCCTCAATGTGAGAACCATTTTATTTGTGCCATCTTCCTGTAGTTCATTAGTCGCAAATCCCACAACATCAACCAAACCAGCCAAAACCTCAAAACCACGCTTATCAATCAATGGCTGAGTTCTTTCATACTTCTCACCATTTTCTTTAATTTGCTTCGTTTCAGAGTGTGCGATCACAACAAGGGTATAGCCTGCTTTTACAATTTCTTGAAAAAACATATTAAACTCTTTCTTTACTGCCTTATATCCCCGTTTTGATTCTGTTTCGTCAAGATATTCCACACCTTCCTTTGCAAGAATATGGTCTTCACACATTAAATAAGCCAAATCTGCCGTATCCACGACAACCGTTTTAAAAGTTGTTTCTTCTTTCTGCTTTTTTTCCACTCTGTCAACATCTGCCAGTAGCTGCTTCTTTACTTTTAATGCTTCTGACCATTTGTTGATAGGCTGTCCATATACACCTGAAAGCATATTCCAACCTTTTTCAAATCCCATTACTAACGGTTTAGGGAATTTAACTGCATTCGATGTTTTGCCGCTCTTCCTTGTCCCATAAATCAAAAAACTTTTCCCTGATAAGTCCCTACTAATTGTGCTTGGTTGTAAACTAAAAATATCAATTTCTGCCATTTATTATAATTCTCCTTTTTATATATTTTTTTATTTTAGAGTATTGGGGATGAGATCCCTAAAATGGAATCTCATCATCTGCTACTGACTCTGGCTTGGAAACAGTAAAGTTACTCCCAGCAGGCTTTCCTTCATTTTTTCCGCCCTGATAGCCTGCTTCCTTCAGCTTGTCTAATTCTGCTTTTCTTTCAGCTAATCCAATCCGTACCGCATCTTTAGAAAATGCACCTTCTTCATCTTCATCAACGGCAGGATCTGCACCTGTCAAAATCATTTCTACATAAGACTTCCCGTCTGTCGTCCTTTGAACACCAATGCCACCAGACTTCTTGGGTTTTTCTTCTCCCTTATGTAATGTAAAGTCAACAAATACTTTTGCTGTCTGCCCAACTTCATACCCATCTTCAAATGCTTCTTTTAATTCTTCTGGAACGATGATATTTTTAATAGGAATGATATTCCCAAAGAAATCATTGGTTAAAATAGTTACCCTTAGCCTTCCTGTTTCAATTTGGTCTTCGCCTTTAGTTTCTGCCACAATAGATTGGATATATCCCTCAATATCAGCAATTGCCTTATAGTCCCCATCCACGTCATTGATAAAAGCAATCGTACATCTTAATGCTTCAATAAGTTTATTTTCCTTGTTCACATAGTCGTTTGTAGAAAACGAACATGTCAGTGACACTTCTGTCGCCTCTTCCCAATTGGTTTTTGCAACTGACTTGACACTCTTAGCCCATTCAAGTGTTGGAAAATATGCTTTATTTTCATTCTTCTTCCCATCTTTTACACGGTACTCCTGGACATAACGTTCGAACGAACGTGTCATGGCTTTGTGGTCGCCAAACTGAATTGTGCCTTTAATGCTTACGTAAGGTGCGCCTTTACTATCACCATTTGCAACAGTGCCTGTTTTCATTTCAAACTCAGTCACTTTTCCTGTTAATATCACTTGGTTTGCCATTTGTCTTACTTTGTCACTCATTAAACGAAAATCCTCCTATAAAATTTTTTGTTTTCATGTTTTATATGACTTCAACAGCTTACTCAAGCTGGAACATAGAATTAAATTTATGTAAAAAATCTATGTTAAACAGTGATTTTTGGCATAATTTAACCAAGGGTATGCTGTTCACCACCCATAATACGTATAGCTGTACAGTTGTCATCATTGGAATTTGTCATAGAAGTAACGATATTCAGTATTTACTTATTCGACTTTTTATGATAAACTATTCTTACACTTAATTCAAAAGGAGGTGTTGAAACTTGCACTTAAAAAAGTTTTTGACATCACCCGCACTTAAATTTCGTAACTGCCCTGTGGCGGGTTGGTTGTTTTCTTAATTGCGACCTTAAACCAAATCATAGGGCATAGTGTAAGAATAGTTATCTACTACTATCGCCTAGTGCCATAGGCAAAAATATTAGCGTTGCATCTCCTGATGCCGGAATTTGAGTATAATTAAGGCGAATTGCATTCAGGTGGCACCCTGGATGTATTTTCGATATACACTTCTTATATGCAAATTATCTTAACTGGCATTTGTATGCCAACTTCTTCTCTGTCCATCCCCTTTTATCTTTTATGTCACATGACAGGTGAAATTCATCACACTTCAAATTGGAAATCTCTACATTCCCAGGAATTGAGTTGCCAAGCATATTAGTTTCTGGATAGAAGCCTCCAACTGCCGTTCCATCGTACTCTGTATATGCTTTGATGTAATCTTCCCAATTGTCCACAGAAACCATTCGTGATTGATAATCGGAAATCTTCCCTTCTCTAATTAAAACTTGTCTCTATAACTTTTACTTCCATTTTCCTCCTATCAGGATATAAACCTTTGTAATATGGTCTAACAACCCTTAAAATTTCATCATATAATTGATTAACACACATATGAAATTGAAACCTTCTACAGTCTATATCATTCAATAATGCGCTAACAACCTCTAAAATCAGCCAGTTCCTCATTGCGCTCCTATCAAAGAATACATTCGCTTTTAAATAATCATCGACCAAACATGGGAAATCTTTTTCTCTTTATGCAAGTTCGTATTTGTAACATTCCTTGTAAGGGACTCCATCTTCGTCCAAAGAAGAACCTGTTAAAAGTTTAAACATGTTGTCCCAATTATTATATAATATTCGAGACAATTTATCTTTATCGTCTTGGTTTAGTTTTTCCAATATCTCACCTCCTTCATCATAGAATCCTAATAATTTGTTCATATAAGCAGCTACTTCTCTCCCAGTGAAAAGTCTTTGATGTATGCATATGTCCAAACATCCAATGCTTATAATCAACAGTCTGTTTGATCCCTTGCAGATAATCTGTCAGTCTATCACTCTGATACAATCCAGAACCTCCGTCCATTTGTCTAAGCAATGAAGTATACGGGCTATGAGTGATGACGTAATCTACTTTATTATCCAGCTTTTTAAGGTTGTCCAATCCTTCATCCATCTCTTCCTCATTTGGAAGTTCCCTTTCCCACCAGCTCACATGATTGATCCTGTATAGAGCATATGGGTTCTTATCCAAAGCATTTTTCTTCTCTTTAAATTCTGGATCGTCCAGTTCCAATATACCTGCTGATATATCATGGCTACTTGCTCCACCAAAGGCAAAGAATGATTTGCCTTCTATATCAAACACCTGCCCCCTCATAAGATGGATCACTGAGGGGCGGATGAAATGCACATTTCCTCCGTGCCATCTCTCTTCTGGATATGCGTCTAGCCTGTCAAAGCACTCGTGGTTCCCATCGACAAACACCGTTGTAAACGGCTTATTATCCAGCCAGTCAAGCCAGTATTCCTCTGTCTTGTTTTCTCCCCTACAATCCCAAACAAGGCCAAAATCCCCTAAAATTATTACAATATCATCTTTCGTCATTTCCTTCTGTTCTGGGAAAATATCTGTTGAAAATCTTTGTGGATTTCCATGGATGTCGCCAGTAATCCATGTTGCCATAATTATTCACCTCTTATTTGTTTTTGTTTCTTCTATCACTTCTTTCATAAATTCTATTTTCTCATTTTATCCATTCTTTCCTATAGTCGAACAAAAACTTACAGGTGAAATACTTAAACTAGAATTTCTACGATAACCAGACACGTCTTCTGAAAACAGATGATATAATTTTAAGTAATCATCGGCGGAAAGACCTTTAATATCTGCATATAAAGTATCAACATTCTTCCAAGACTTTTCATATTTTTCAACTTTATGCCTCATGTCTGCAACCTGTTCAACAAGCATTTGCCTTTCTTCTTTATAACTCTGAATCTCTTTATCTTTTTGGACACAAAATTCTGCAAGTTTCTGTTCCTTATATCTCTCCAAATATTCATCAATTGGATTTATTTCTTTTACTCCTTCTGCTATTCCGTTCTCTTCACTCATTTAATTACTCTCCTTTCTTTAACTAATCTACATAATCAGTAAATTCTTCATTGCAACACAAACATTTGACTGTTTGGCATTCTACGATTCCGCTTGGTAAAAATTCATATACAAACTGTTCGCCTGCTGTTGCATGAGATACACAACCTTGTTTTCTGTGTTTCTCTACCCATTTATCTATCTTTTTACTTGTTTCAAATTTTATTACTATCACCTCACATTCCCATATGAAACTTAATAATGTTTTCCTGTTATATCAACACCATCATTCTTCTGTTTATCACTTCTACTTGCTAATATTTGATATTTTACTTTTGTGCAGTTATGTGGATTCCCTTTGCATTTACTAATATTCCATCCCCGTTCACACCAATATTGACCATTAAATCCTTCATAATAACTGCAATGTCCACCCATTTTATTTTGTAGTTTGTCTGAATCGTGTCTTAATTTAGTCTTTCCCCATAAACTATACTTCCTCACTATGGCATCCATCTGTAATCATTACAACTTTATCTGAATTTGCATCTTCAAATAAGTTATAAATATTCTTACAATAACAATGTTCTCCTGTTGTTTCTGTAAGGTTTGTTACATAGAAATCATCATTATACTCGCTTTTAGTGTCACCAATTACACCAAAAGCAATAGCTCCTCTTTCTGAATCTCCCAGATAAATACCAATAGGCGTATCATCTGAAATATTGTTATCATCACACCACTTCTTTAACTGTCCTATTGTTAATGGATTGCTTGTTTTTATAAATCTCACCTCCTCCAAATTCACTCAATAAAATAAGAATTTTAACCACTTATCATGTCAATATATAGTATTTATTGTGCTTTTGCATACTATATATTGTGCGCATTTCAGTCTCTATGCCACCAGATATGTTGATCAAAGATTTCCGTCTTCACAAAACCATCTTCATAGTAATCATCACCTTCTTCCTCAGCGAATTCCGCAGGTGTTGTAAATTTTTCAATCCCATCAGGTTCAAGAATCACACATGCCTGTCCATCATCAATCCAATCAGTTATAATTGCTGGTTCGCTTCGCCACCAAACCTTTCTGCCAATCATTTTCTCTGCGTATCCATATTCATTCAAGTCTAACAGATGCTCGTCTAAATGTTTTATTCTCCATTCAGCTTCGTCAATGCCTCCTCTGCAAAAATAGAAGTCTTCTCCATTTCTTGTAATCATAGCACCACCGCTTGTATAACATTCTGATTCATCCCACTTATTTCTTACATAATTATGTGGTTCATATTTAATTCCCCAACATACTCCAAAATCATCACACTGAAATTCAATCAAATTTTCATATGTAGGACTCTCATTTCTTGGATACATCCATAAATCATTTTCTCCTCGTCTACCACCGATTGTATGAACATACCCCTTAATACTCACAACCTGATATGGTTTTCCATATAGCATTACATCCCATTGCATTTTTGACATTTTAAGTTCTGAAATATTCGTATCTTTTTCGATCAATTTTATCTCTGCCAATAACATATTCTCCTTTTCAAATTCTTATTTTTTCATTTAGTCAATATTTTCTACATTCACAGGAATCCACATATCAGGATTGAAGTTCAGCGTGTACTTGTACTTTGAAACCGCATTTGCTCCAAGATTCAGATCCTCGACAACATAAGTCACATTATCACTTAAACCAACAAAATGCTTTACATATGTACCACCATCTTCCACGATAATTTCAAGCTGATTGTCCGCTGTGTCTGCCGTAATAGACATCTTACCTGTCATCTGAAACAGAACATCCCCTTTAATACAGTTGATTACTGTAAGCTGGCGTACAACATTAAAATTGTCTGCTTGCTGTGAAAGATTATATGAAACTCTTTCTGCCTCTGTGCCACATCCTGTTAATGTGCTTGCTACCAAAACTCCTGTTGCTAATAAACCTAAAATTTTCTTCTTCAATATTTTCTTCTCCTTTTTCTTTATACTTTTTGATACTATAAAAGTGACAATTCATCTGTATAAAATATCATTCATATTAACCGCAGATGATTTCTTGCTCCACTTCTTACAATCAATATGTGTTTTAATAAACACATTAGTTCTACTCTCAATATCCAAAATATCCTTTATAGCTTTCATGCACTCTTCTTTATACATACACACATCTTCTTTATCACAATTCTCACAAATTTTTTCACCAAATTCCTTTACAGATGGCATTGGTGTTCTACAATTTGTTTG